TCCGGAAGTTGGGCAGACTTCTCGTTGACTTCGAGTTATTCCGTCTCCGGAAGTTTCTCGGATTCCGGAAGTTGGGCAGACTTCTCGTTGACTTCGAGTTATTCCGTCTCCGGAAGTTTCTCGGATTCCGGAAGTTGGGCAGACTTCTCGTTGACTTCGAGTTATTCCGTCTCCGGAAGTTTCTCGGATTCCGGAAGTTGGGCAGACTTCTCGTTGACTTCGAGTTATTCCGTCTCCGGAAGTTTCTCGGAGACTTCGAGTTATTCCGTCTCCGGAAGTTTCTCGGAGACTTCGAGTTATTCCGTCTCCGGAAGTTTCTCGGAGACTTCGAGTTATTCCGTCTCCGGAAGTTTCTCGGAGACTTCGAGTTATACGAATATGATGTATTATGGGATTGTTCCCACATTTGTAGATTCTGGGTCTATATGGATGGATACAGATAAAAAATCTGTTTTTGTCGGTAATAGTGGGTTGAATCATGCTTTAGCGGGGGTAGTCTATACTCAGACCTCAACGGTGAATGTGTCAAACACTGTAGATTTAATTTCATTGACAGGTTCGGGGGTAGGTCAGATGAGTTTTCCACCCAACTTTTTAACTGTCGGAAAAACTGTGAGGTTCCGGGTCGTGGGGGTTCATTCTTCCACGGCCAGTCCTACGGTTTTCGTGAATGTTAAGTTGAATGAAGCAACAGGTTCTATAGTTCCGACGAATTCGGGAAATGGATCAAATGACACGTTTATTATTGAATCCGATGTAACATGTATTTCAGTTGGGTCCCCCGGATCGGTTAATATGAATGGATATTACATGGAACTTCATAATTCCGGTATTAGAAAAGGATTTTGTTTTTCAGCTGTTCCTATAGACACAACTGTTGAAATATTTCCTGATATAGAGTTTGCTTGGGGCGTAGCGGATGCCGGAAATACACTGGAAACATCCACTTTCTCAATTGAAATTTTGAATTGAGGTTTATAAAAAAATTTAGGTCGGCAGAGTTTATATGTATTGGTATGAATGAAACCGTTGATATTAAGAAGCTTTCTGATATTGAAATTAAAGCGTTGGCCTACGATGAACTGGCTAGGCTTGAGATGTGTCAAAATAATTTGAAGGTTTTGAATCAAGAGTTACAGTCACGAAACACTCGTTCCACCTCCCTTGATAGACCAATATCGACAAAGTGATATGAATACCCAAAAATTTTCAGAAGAAGATATTGATTCGATTAAGTCGTTGCAATCCAAATATCAAGAAAAGCTTATATTTTTTGGTCAGCTTACCCTTGAGAGACTGTCTATTGAACAATCTATAAAAAACCTCAACGACGTTGAGAATAAGGCTAAAGCCGAGTATTTGGAGTTACAGAAAGAGGAGGAATCTTTGATCGAGTCTCTAAGTTCTAAGTATGGCGACGGAACGCTTAATCTAAAAGACGGAACGTTCACACCTTCCCAAATAATCCCATAAATAGTTAAGGTTTCAAAAATTTGAGTATATTTATACTTAGATTTAAATGAACCGTCCATACAAACTTATAGTTAAAAATGCTATAAATTCAGGAATAGTCACTTTTTCCGAAGGTAATTTCCTGTTGAAATGTGTAGAATGTTCGTGTGTCAGACTTCTCAAAACGAGAGAATCGGTTCGTAGAGCTTTGGTATCAAAACGGAGTTGTTTGTCGTGTTCTAATTCCAAAAAAGTAAAAGGAATTAAGTTTACCGATGAGAGGAAGTTAGTTAACTCGAACGCCCAGAAAAAAAGATATACAAATCCATCAGAGTCTCTTAGGACTTCGGTGGATGTGTCAACTGCAATGAATCGACCAGATGTCAAAAAAAGACATATGGATGCTTTGTTTAAGTCTGGATATCTCGGACCAAAAATGGATGTCGGTCAACCGGAGATGTTGGGTAAGTGGAATAGGTTGGGGTTTAATTTCGTTCCAAATTTCAAGTTAAAAGGAGAGGCTTCGTTATTTTACTTGGATGGTTATGATGAAGAAAATAACGTCGTATTCGAGTATGATACCTCATATCATAAAAAACTTAGTCAGAAAGTTAAAGATACTTTCCGTCAAGATGTAATTATTAGAATTTTAAATCCAAAATCATTTTGGAGATATGATGCAGTTGAAAAGAAGTTCAACTGTGTTTATAGAAACAATAACAGTGTTTTCAACACATAAATAGAAAGAACATCGCATGCCAATCACTGAAGGTGGTAAATTTAGTCCCGTGGACCGCGTCGTTAGTCCCGGAGTTTTCACACGAGAGAACGACTTGAGCGGCCTCGCTCAAGGAGTCGCTGACATCGGTGGTGCTATCGTAGCGCCATTTGCAAAGGGTCCCGGTTTTGCACCAACATTAATCCGAAGCGTCTCTGAACTTGAAGAGAAATTCGGTGTCGCTGATGGTGTTTATTATGGACCTTACACCGCTAAAGAGTATCTTAAAGAACAAGGTCAAGTCACCGTCTGTCGTGTAGGAGCTTTGACGGGATACAAGCAGAGCAACCCTCTGATGATTTATGCTATTCCGGGAAGCTGGACAAGGCTTGAAGTTTCCGCATCCGTAGAGACGGGTTCTATTGGAAATGCTATTCCATCTTACGCTGAGAGCACCGGCGGTTCTACAACTGTAACTGATTTTATCACTCCTCACTCCTCAAGCTTTACCGCAAGTTTGACCACTGGTCACATAAGCATGAGCGCAGTGTTGACGGTGACGTTCGAGAATAATACAAGTTCTTTCTTGCCAGCTGGTTCTGGAAGTTTGGAATACGCTGGTGTAACCGTTATCGCGGGAACTATCAACATCAACACCGGTTCCGCTGCAACAGTTTATATCACGTCCAGTATTCAGGGTAACTCGACCAAGACAGCAGCAGAGAAGTTTTCTCAGGCGTTGCTTGAGTCAACCGAAACGGTTTCTAACTTCTCGATGAGTTTCGTTACTCTGAACGTCACCGCGTCGTCAACATTTGACGTTGTGAGCGGCACATCATTGAAGCTTCAAAACGCAGTCTTTAAGGCCTACCGGTCTTCCGGTGGTTGTGGAACTGTATTGTATCTCGCAGCAGGACAGTTGAGTGGTTCTTTCGGACCTTACACTGGAACATTCACATCTTCAAGTGTTGTGAGTGCAGACCCATGTGCTTCGACCTCAAGTGCGGCTCTTCCTCAAGTTCTTGCTATTCTTGCTAACACACGAAATGCCACCCAAACGACCAGTGACTTGAGTGTTCCTGGTTTCAGTGGTTCTGTGTTGTCAACTATCACCGCCTCCTCTGGAGCTGCCGGTGTTTCGGAGAGGGCTACAGTTCTTAACTTCGCAATTCAGTTGAGCAGTTCAGCTGGTTCTGGTTTTGGAACATATGATTTCTCACTTGATCCAAATAGCTCCAAGTATATAACCTCGGTGTTCGGAAACGACCCGACGGCTGGAAATCCTTCCACTCAAGTCAGTGGTCAAAAGATTGAGGCTGCCTATATCTACCGTATCTTCGAGGATACTATCGCCCGTGTTAAGGCTGATAAGAAGAATTGGATGATTGGTATGGGAACCTCGGTTGAAGGTCAAGTTCGTGTTGGTGATGTATTGAACTTCACTGATGCAGCTTCTTTGACACCTTCTACGGCTGACAGTGAGTTTGCTTTGACTAACGCTTTCACCCCTTGGGTAACGTCTCAGACGGTTGCTCCTTGGAAGGGTGCAAGTGGAACGTCTGTTTCTACTAAGTATGACTTGTTCAAACTTCATACTCTTGGTGACGGAACGGCTGAAAACACCCGATTCAAGATTGAAATAAGTAACGTTCGTCTCGCTGGACAAGTTCCTGGCTCTGACTATGGTTCGTTCACCTTGAGCGTTCGTGATTTCAGTGACACGGAGAAACGTCCTAAGATTTTGGAGACTTTCCAAAACTTGTCGATGGACCCAAATTCCGCCAACTTTATTGCTCGTAGGATCGGTGACAAGTATAACTACATCACCTTCGCTGGTAAGATTGTTGAGTTTGGAACATACTCCACATTGAGCAAGTATATCCGAGTCGAAATGACCACGGATACGTATCCTGTGGCAGCGGTTCCTTATGGATTCCGTGCTTACTCGACACCTATTAACAGTAACTACAGCAGCTTCCTACCTCCTATGAAGTATACGAAGGCTTCCACATACAGTGAGTCGCCAGGTCGTTATGCCTCAGGTGTTATGATTGGTGATGTCCCGGTCGGTGCAAGTGATGACCTCGCTGCATTGTATCCAACGGCTTCCGCTGGAGTTGGTTGTGACAGAGATAACGAACAGTATTTCGCTCCTCTACCGGCGTTTGGTTCTAATGATTCAAACGGTGAGAATGAAGACTTCGATTTGGAGACAAATTATAGTTCAAGTGGAGTGACTGCCGGTAACGGAGTTCCTTCTTATTATGTCGCTGCTGATGAGGTAACTAACGTCAAGAAACGTAAGTTCATCATGGGTATGCAAGGTGGATTTGATGGTCAATGGCCTGCCGTTCCTATAAATGTCGGTTCTGACATTATTGCTGGAAATACGCAGGGATTGAATTGCACAAGTATAACAAGCGCAGGAAGCGTCGGTTATAAACAGTGTGTGGCTGCTCTTGGAAATGCCGACGAGTTCGATATTAACCTTATCGTGACACCTGGTATCTTCTCAAGTCTCCACTCCTACGTCACGAATCTTGTGATTGATATGTGTGAAGCTCGTGGTGATTGTTTCTACATCATGGATAACGTTGTGTTCCCTGCTTCAAATCAAAGCACAGGACTTATTGACGCAGCAGTTGCTCAGGCGGAAACGTTTGACAGTAACTATGTCGCAACCTATTATCCTTGGGTGAAGATCCTTGACACGAATCTTAACAGAATCGTAAGTGTTCCTCCGTCTGTTGTGTTGCCTGCTGTATATGCCGCAAACGATAATTCGGCTGCCGAGTGGTTCGCTCCTGCTGGTTTGAACCGTGGTGGAATTAGTCAGGCTGTTCAAGTTATGGACAGGTTGACCCACCAGGAACGTGATACTCTCTACGAGGGACGTGTCAATCCTATCGCTGCTTTCCCTGGTCAGGGAATTTCAGTGTGGGGTCAAAAGACCCTACAGGTCACCCCAAGTGCATTGGATCGTGTCAATGTTCGCCGTCTGCTTATCGCATTGAAGAAGTTTATTGCTTCGTCATCTAAGTTCTTGGTGTTCGAGCAGAACGTCGCTGTGACACGTAACAAGTTCTTGGCTATCGTCAATCCTTACTTGGAGAGTGTTCAACAGAGAAGTGGTTTGTATGCCTTCCAGGTGGTTATGGATGAGAGCAACAACACCCCTGACTTGGTGGACAGAAATGTTCTCTATGGACAGATTTATCTACAGCCTGCTAAGACTGCTGAATTCATCATCCTTGACTTCAACATTCTTCCTACTGGCGCTACTTTCCCAAGTGCTTAATAGTAAATAAGAAATTCGAGAAGAACTCCGAGAGAAACACTCGGAGTTCTTTTTTTGTCCAGTTAAATAAGAGTCTGTGCAATCTGTTTGATATTTATTGCTATGAAAAACGCAAGTTCAAATATTGAATTTGTCGAGTATAATGACAACGATTTAAGTCATGTTTTGTCTGGTCCTGATTTTGGGCAACCCACTTGTTCGGATTGGAGCATAGACTCTTCTTTTGAGAAATTTTATCTCGATAGATATACCTTCGACGGATTTTCTTTCAGACTCCTATTAGCATAATTGTCCCCAGGTGCTTGCTTATGCTTGATGCTTATTTCTATCTCTAGTTACTTTTGCTTGCTTATGCTTAGCTGCTTATTGCTGTACACTACAACTTTAAATTAAATTGTCAACTATTTATATTGTGGTATGATAATTTTATTATGACTGATAAAGATGTAACGGTGTTTCTCGACATGGATGGTGTTCTCTGCACATTTGAAGAGGATTTCATCAGATTGACCGGTAAACACCCTGATGTATATGAAGAAGAGTTTGGCGAAAAGAAATACTGGAATTTCATTCTTGACCAAGGTTCAAGTTTTTGGGAGAAACTGACTCCTACCCCAGATATGGAAGAACTTAAATCATATGTGTTCTCACATTTCCTGAGAATTGGTATCTTAAGCAGCTCAAGCAAGAAAAACCACGGGTCAAATGTGGTTAAACAGGGTAAGCTGAAGTGGTTAAAAAATCATGGATTCTTAGACAAGATACCGAACAACAATGTAATAATCGTTGATTCAGCTCAAGATAAAAAACGTCATGCTTGGAACAACAAAATTTTGGTGGATGATTATGATAAGAATGTAAAGTCTTGGGTCGGTGCAGGAGGAATCGGGATCTTACACAAGTCCGCTAGGAATTCTATAAAAGAACTATCACGCTATGCTTAACCAACGGGTCTATAATCCAAAACTAAACCCAGCTATCTGGGATGAATCTGGCAACATCCACCCGGATGTTGCAGCACACCTGTTGAAGATAGGCAAGGACTTCTATGCTGATGTAGAGCTTAAAGCTAAGCTCCAGGACGTAATTTTACTAGGCAGTTCAGCTAACTATAATTGGACCCCAGATAGCGACATTGATATACATTTGGTCATAGACACAGATGAACTAGGGATGCCTGACGAGGAAACCACCGCAAACTACTTGGATGCTTTAAAATCTAAGTGGAACTCTGACCACAATATCACCGTTAAGGGTCATAAAGTGGAAACATACATCCAAGACGTTGAGCACAAGACCCATGCCACGGGAATCTTTTCTTTATTAAAGAATCAGTGGTTGGTTAAACCCGTCCGGGAGAAGGTAGAATTGGATAGAGATTTGATAAAAAAGATGTTCGGAGAATACATCGGCAAGATAAACAAAGTAATACAATCTCCCTCACCCGAAAAACTTAAAGCACTACTTGACGATATTTATCAAATGAGACAGAAAGGGCTTGACTCAAAGGGAGAATTAAGCACAGAAAATCTCGTCTTTAAACTTATCAGAAGTAAGGGGTATCTCGAAAAAATCCGTGAACTCAAGATTAAAATTTATGATAAGGGTGTAAGCTTGAATGAACGTCGAAAATGAGAGACATAACAAAAACGTCGGTTTTCTTTATTTCTTATCTTTTTTTTGAAACGGTGTATATTTATAATTGACATTCTAATATAAGGAAACACACATATGGCTGACTTACTACAATCAAACGAGATCTTCTACTCAAGTTTTGAGCCGAAGGTTCAGAACAGATTTATCATGTATCTCGACGGAATCCCATCATTCCTAATCAAGAAGTGTGACCGACCAAAGCCAAACTCCGTGAAGAAAGTTTTGGACCATATCAATCTCCAGCGTTACTACAAGGGTAAGACCGTATGGGACCCAATCACCATCGCTCTCTACGACCCAATCGCTCCGTCCGGTGCTCAAGCAGTCATGGAATGGGTTCGCTTACACCACGAGTCAGTGACCGGTCGCGACGGATATGCCGATTTCTACAAGAAGGATGTCACCATCAATGTGTTAGGCCCAGTCGGAGACAAGGTCGAGGAATGGACGCTCAAGGGCGCATGGATCAGCGGAGCCACAAACTTCGGAACACTGGAATGGTCAAACGACGGCGACCATATTCCGATTGAAATGGAACTCACTTACGATTACGCAATTTTACAGTTCTAATCGAACAAAATCTTTCAGAAACCTCCAACCTCACGGTATGGAGGTTTTTGATGTCCCAACACAATATCTTACATCCTTCTTTAAATTTTTGATATTTATAGTTCATATGAATAAACTGAATCTAAAATCCCTAATAAAGTCTATTATCAAAGAATCTATAACAGAGGCCAATCGAGGAAATTTTAATATCCAATCGACAGTAGCTAAAGAATTGGGTGCTTTTAAAAAGGTGGTATCTTTAATAGATAGAAAAATAAGAGATTCATTGATAGGAAAACCAATGACAGGAGAGAAGGTATCTGGAGGAGATCCCTATGACAGAAACGCCCGCAGAAAATCAAAATCCACAACAATAAAAGACGTAAATGTAGAAATAAGCTGGAAATCTAAGAAAGAGTTTGGGTCGGCGGACAAAAATTCTGACAACCACCTTTATCTATATGTTTATGCTAAATCCGACGATGTGGATGCCGGAGAAGTAATATTTAGCGATTATGTATAATAATGAAAGTCTTTGCTATATACCCAGGTCGATTCCACCCTTTTCATAAAGGGCATAAAGGTGTATACGATTGGTTATCTGCAAAATTCGGACAAGAATCGGTTTACATTACAATGACTGGAGTTACCGACCCAATAAAATCTCCGTTCACATTTGAGGAACGGAAGAAGATGGTTGGGTTGACCGGTGTAGACCCGACCCATGTAATTCAAGTCACAAATAATTACAATTTAGCTCCTCTTGTAAATCAGTTACCGATTGACATCAACAAGGACGCAATATTCTTCACCGTATCACAGAAGGATATGTCTGACGACCCACGATTTAAAAGTTTCACCAAGAAAGACGGTTCTCCATCATACCTTCAGCTTCTACCCAAGGATTCAAAGGAAATCAAACCCGCGATAACACATGGGTATTTAATTGTGGCTCCAACGACTACATTTAAGGTTTTAGGTAAAGACGCAAGTTCTGCATCTGAACTCAGGAGCGACTTCATCGGACTAGACGATGAGAGTAAAAAGAGGTTTGTGACAGACTTGTTCGGTAAATTCGATCAAGAGGTTTACGACATTATGAACAGTAAATTAAACCGTCAACTTAAAGAGATGATTAAGCGGATAATAAAGGAAGACTTCGACTCCGATATATTGGGCCTTACCAAGAAACGGGATACGATGGATTACGAAATTGAGAAACTACGTCTCAAGAAATCTCTCCTTGCAATGAAAACTCATGTTGAAAACATGAAAACGATAGAACAGAATGGTGGGGATATAGAGAATGCAAAGAAACAGTTGGATGCCATGAAAAAAGATGTGGATGTTGCTAAGAAGAGGGTATCTGCTGCGGGAATAAAACGGACTGCTTAATCATAATAAAAAAACAAAAAATCCCACCCATAGACTATGTATAGTCAAATAGTTTATGGATAACACCGACCAAACAATCTCTATTAAGAGGCCAGTTTCAACCAACGACAACGCAGTTAAACTTGCTCCGAAACAATCGGAAAAACCCAAGTATCCTTCCGAAGTCATAGGGCTTCCAAGCGACGGATACTTCTATTCCGATTCGACGCCGTTACAACAAGGAACGGTCGAGATAAAGTATATGACTGCCCGCGAGGAAGATATACTTACTTCTCAGAACCTAATCAAAAAAGGTGTAGTGTTGGAAAAACTTCTTGAGAGCCTCATTTTATCTCCGGGCGTAAAAGTTGACGACCTCTTGATTGGTGACAAAAATGCTTTGTTCATCGCATCCAGACGATTGGCTTACGGTGATAGTTACGGCCCGCTCGACATGAAGTGTCCTAAGTGTGGCAAGGATAATAAGTGCACGATTGACTTATCACTGATTAAGAACAAGGAATTTGATTTTTCAAAATACGAAAAGGGGACAAATCGGTTTGAATTTAAATTGCCTGCGAGTAAGAAGGTTGTCACATACAAACTCTTGACTCATAAGGATGAACAGTCTATTGAACAGGAGATAGCCAGTGTTAATAAGGCCACAAAATCAGGAACTTCTCCAGAAGTAACCACTCGTCTAAAGAGGATGATAACCGCTATAGATGGTGACGATGACCGCCAAACAATCATCAAGTTTATCGACACAGAACTTCTATCCCGTGACAGTTTAGCGTTAAGGAATCAAGTTAAAGATAATACACCGGATATTGACATGGCTTTCGATTTTGTTTGTTCCGAGTGTTCTCACGAAGAAAGAGTGGGTGTGCCGATGGAGGTATCTTTCTTTTGGCCTAACACCTGAATACCAAGTAGCCCTTCATAAACAAATCTTTGAACTGAGTTATTTCAGCCAAGGTGCGGTAAATGTGTCCATCGCCTACGATATACCCATCCACCTTAGAAACTTCTATTACAAGCAGTTGTCAGAGATTAAAACCAGAGAAAATAAGCAATCTCAACCGGAACCCTCAAGCAAGAAGATTGCTAGACCGTTTTAATCGGTGATAAGTATCCACCTATTTTCTATAAAACATAACCGATAAAAGTTGGGTTAGTCTATATTTATAGGGTATAATCTATGGCAGACACCGCAACAGATACAGAGAAAAGTTCAGCAAAGACAGCTGAACACATTAATAAACAACGTGAAGCCATGCGCGATGTGGTTGATATGGCACGGAGGCTCTCTGTAGAATACGATGAACACACCGGAGCAGTCGGTTCCATAGTCAAAGATTTAACCAAGATAGAAAAACTTCAAGCACATATAAAGAACTTAGCATCCGAATCAAGGTCTATTGAGCTAAATATGGCAAATATCTTCAGAGATCAAGTTTCTCTTGAGAAAGATTCTGACAATAGTTTACAGAATTCGATTAGTTTACGAACAAAGATATTGGATATTGAGGATAAAATATCGAAAGCGAAGTCAAAAGAAGCTAAAAAACTCGGAAAGGATAAAGTTGATTTAGAGAAACGACTCACCACGGAGAATTTGTATAGAAAGAATATAGAAGAAAGAATAAAGTTGAATTTAAAAGAATTTAATAACTCTAAGGAAATGCTAGAAAACGGCCGTCGCGAAACATCAATCCTTGATAAGAAATTAAATAATCATAAACTCATAAAAACTGTTTCGGAGAAGATTGGAATTTCCACGGCTATAAACACCTTCAAGACCGGCGCGTGGATTAAACTTTTAGAAGAAGCTTGGCAGATTTTTAGAAAAATGGACGATGCTTTATTCTCTGTTAGAAAACATTTAGGAACATTTCGTGGTGAATCTAAGGAAATAGAAAACACAACAAAATCGCTGGCGATGGATTTCGCAGGAGTGGGTGTGACGTTTGAGATAGCAGCGACCACAATGAATTCGATTGTAGATGACTTTGGCAGACTGTCATCGCATACGAAAAACATGGCTGCCACGGTAGCCACGTTTTCATCACAACTCGGAATCTCGGAGAAAACATCCACCGGGCTATTGAAAAATCTGGCTCAAGTTTCGGGAAAAACATCAGACTCAATGGAGGGTATGATAGGATTTACAAAGTCTCTGTCAAACGCAGCGGGTGTATCTTTACCAAAGGTTATGGAAGATATAGCCGGCGCATCAGATTCCGTCCGAGCAAATTTTCGTGGAAACACAACGGAACTAATCAAGGCCACCGTCGAAGCCAGGAGACTCGGATTGAGCCTTGAAAGCATGGGAAAAACTTCGGAATCACTCCTAGACTTCAACTCATCTGTAAATGCGGAAATGGAGGCAAGCGTTTTGTTAGGAAAAAACTTAAATCTCAATGCTGCTCGCAGAGCAGCATTCAGCGGTGACTTGGTTAAACAAAATGAGGAAATTCTCAAAGTTTTAAAATCCGTAGGAGATTTTGAGAAATTGAATGCGTTCCAGAAAAAATCCTTGGCAGCAGCTTTAGGGAAGAGTGTAGAAGAACTACAGTCTATGAACCAACGAGAACAAGAAAGATTGTGGATTCTACAAAAGGGAACTAAAGAACAGAAGCAATTATTGGCTGACTATGAAAAGCAAAAGAAGCTCCGAGAGGGGGAGGCTAAAGATCTAGGAAAGATAGCAGAAGATCGGATTAAGCAGGAAAATCACCAGCAAAGGGTAAACGCTTTACAACAACAGTTTCATAAATTGATAATGGAACTGTCGGGGCCAATACTAGATGCGATTGAACCGTTAATGGCACTCGCGGTTAAATGGATGCCTACGATATTTGAAGGATTTTCTAAACTGTTAATTCCCGCGACAATCTTATTTACGGTTTTTAAGTTAATATCCAGTCCAATAGACACCATTCTTTTGAAATTGATGATGTGGAGCAAATATTTTGACAAGTTTATGTTATTTGTCGGAAATCTAGCCAGCCGCATGGCTTTTCTTGGGAAAGCTGTGGCATGGGTCGCCACGGTATTCGGTAAGTGGCTGAACCCTATAGGATGGGTAATAACAGCATTTCAATTAATATACAGTTTATTTAAGAGGTTCTCAGATATAGAATTCGTTAAAGGAGACTGGACTGGAAATATATGGAAAGGTATCGAAGCAATAGGTGGTGCTTTATATGACACTTTAATAAAGCCGTTTGTTGACGTATACGACTGGATAAAAAAGAAGTTAATGGGGAATTCTCCATCCGAAATAGGAACCGGAATAGTAAACGGTTTAATTGCGGTAGGTTCCATGATATTGAAGGCACTGACATATCCATTCACATCCGCATTCACATTTATAACCGAACTGTTCGGAAAAATTCCTGAATTTATAACAAGCGTCTTTAAACGTGGTTTTGATTTCGTGACCAAACTTCCTGGGATGGGGTTGTTGACTAAAGCGATAGACACTTTCAGTGGAAATAAAACTGCGGATGTAAATCAGAAGGTTGAAACCGTCCAAACAAAACAAGACGACACCAACCGACTAATTTTGGAAAAGTTAACAGAACTAACAAACTTGATGAAATCCGGTGGAATCGCAATTAATATGGATGGAAGACGTGTTAGTGAAGCACTAGCACACGCATCCTCACGATAACGTATCTATGCCAAACCCAACTCCACACGTAGGTAAAATTCAAGAATTGTATGATGCCAACAGTCGTAACATCTACTCTCGTCCAAGTCCATACACCGAGAACTCCGGAGTATTCTCATTTGGCCCTCGTCAACCATTTGTTTATACAAAGATAGACGATGGTAAAAAAGGATTAAACCGGATGAAACGGTTTGATAGTCAAGCGTTCCCATTTGTCAGCAGTTTAATCGACACAAAAAGGATTGCAAAGTTCATGGTCACGGGTAACGGATTGGTATTCCTCACGAAGCAATTCTTTCTCCAAAAGAATCAAGCGTTCAATGAGACGCGGGTGTATAATCCACTAAGTCCGATTCTAGCCTCGTCAACCAGATTAAATCCGTTCTCAGACAAGAATCCATCTAGGTTCATAGACACGTCAGGCGGACCAATGGGAATATTGAAATCTCTCATTGGCCTCCCAAGTAAGACGGTGCCTGCACCACCAGGAACTGTTGGATTGGGTGCCTTGTCAGAACAAAATAAAGCATCATCAAAAGGATTGATTAGAGCTCATACCGCTATAAATGGATATTCAAGGATGGACCCGTCCTCAAAATCCGGAGGAACGTCTTTACTAGCAAGTTTAAAGAGTTTGTTTTCTTTCAAGCCTCAAAAGCAACCTACTAACGCAAGTTTCCGTGCAGATGAGGGTGGGTATGGGATTCAATTAAAGCCAGGTGCTGGAAAATATGACTATTTCGACAAAGATGGTTCTCCTGTAAAATGGGGTGAAGACTATTACATGAGGTTTGAGGCGGGAAAAAACAACGGAAACGCCAAAACAAACATTAAGAAAAAGGGCGAATCTTCCACTACGACATCCAATCGCAAGAAGAGCCTGTTGAGAATTTTCGGAAAATCAATCCCACGCTCTGCGACTTACTATGGTGCAGAGGTCGGTTATGAAGAGAAAGAGATTAATGGATATATCCGATATGGTGAGAATGTAGGTAGAGACAGAATAAAGGCTGAAGGCGGTTCTCCAACTTACAAATTCTCTGACATAATTTCAATTTATAAACTCTATACATCACCAACGAAGGAGATAAAGAGTGAAAGCAAGTTCAATGACAAAACTGCCCAGTCTCTCAAGACTGTGGAGGATAGTCTCAAGAAACTGATTCGTGGCATTGAATCAGCCGGATATAAGTTCTCTCCGTTGAACGATGATGATTTGATGGTGAAACAATTCTCCCATTCAACATTGTCTGGAATGGATGAAATAACAGGATTTACTAAAGACCCAAACTCCACGTCTACTGCGACGAATTACAACGGGTCATACGAGAGAGATACTAGAAACAGCGTTAGACACATAGACAGAGTGAAGGGGTTCTCTGGAACAAACAGAAAAGACAAGATAAATTCTCTAACAATTCTCGACAAGGATGGAGTTGATTTCATCACATCGAAGTCCAGAACAAAAAATTCTGACAAAGACGGTAACGATGTGGTTAGTAAATATAACCCTTATAAAGATGATCAGATAGCTTTCTATTTTCACGACCTCGTAAATGATAAATACATACCATTTCGTGCCACCGTAAAGGGTTTGAACGAACAACTTTCATCCAACTGGTCCGACATTTCGTATATAGGAAGAGCTGATAAGTTATTCAACTACATAGGATTTACACGGTCTATAAACTTCTCATTTTCAATCTCCGCAATGAGCTTGACCGAACTTCTCCCTATGTGGGTGAGGATAAACTACCTTGCAACGATGGTGAAACCATCCAAATACACCAGCACGGACGCTGGCGAGGCATACATAATTCCGCCGATGACAACTATAACCATTGGTGATCTTTATAAAGAACATCCATTTGTTTTAAAGACTGTAAGCATAACTATACCAGAAGATGCGTTGTGGGAGACGACTCCTGAAAACAACGATTCATCAGATTGGTCATATTTAAATGGTAAAATTGTTTACGAAAACTCTAAACGCAAGGGATTATTCGCACAGTTTCCGCGCGAATGTGAAATCGCCATCACCGGTGAACTACTTGAAAAAGAGCAACCGAGAGTTGGTCGATCAAACTTCGGAGGAATCAACGATAGTGGAAGATTCTCTGATAGACTCAAAACCATTATTTAATAGATTATGACACGATACAATCCACAGAATAATGTGAAAACCCGTTTCGACGGAAGGCGGTTTTTGGGAACTCGTCTCTATCCAACTATCACGGAATCGGATTCCGATGTGTTATACATAACAAATGACACGGACTATTTGGATACACTCGCGCATAGATTTTACAAAGACAAGAGTTTGTGGTGGATAATAGCTTTGGCGAATAACTTAGGAAACGGTCGCCTCTCTATCACCGGAGGTTTGCAGTTAAGAATACCTATGAGAATCGAGGAGATTGTTTCCAGATACAACAGAATAAATAGTTAATATGCCCAACGTATTGTTACCTCCGTTTTCATCAATCCCTATCCCTGAGTATATGCGAAAGGAGTTCCGTAGAAGATCCGGAACGTATGGATTGAATCCGTCTCTAGCTTCGTCGGGCAGTGTAAGTGAATATAGAGGGCAGTCAACTTCCTGGATTCGCGTTGCTTCCAATGGTATGAACGGTGAACACTCGGGATTTATTATGAAATCTACAAACGGTGTAGCCGATTCTTATGGAAGGGGTACAAATACAGTTTCCTTGTTATACGATAGAGAGAATATAGACAACACTATTCTAGGGTTAGATTACAATGGTTTTCCACACGTCATACAAAATAGGGAACCGAGAACTTTACAGAAATATAGACCAACACTAGGAGTAGAGAGTATAGAAGTAGATATTAGAAAAAACGTCTACAGAGCTGCTTTTATAAAGTGGAAGTGTTACACCGTAGAACAGTTGGATTATATGATACCGTTTTTAATGACACCATACACCACGATTTTTCTCGAATGGGGGTGGAACAATTTTAATCCAAACAGTCTGGTTCCTCTCGGAACACTTGGAAATGTTGCGTTGGTAGATGAAAATGGGAACCTAGAAACTGACGCAGATGATTTTGCAGTGGATCCGGGGAAAGGAATGTTAGGCTTTTACACGAACCCAACTCTGTTTGAAGATTCTCTGGAAAAATCGGAGGGGAGGTATGATGGAATGATTGGTCACATAATAAACTACGATTACACATTCAATCCGTCTGAAATGTGTTTTAACTGCACGACTGAGATAGCATCTAACAGCAAATTTTATTTTGGCCTCGCGATGGGAAGTTCTACAAACGAACCGGATTCTAGTAAAACCGACAAGTTCACTCAAAAAACCAAAGAAAATTTCTTTTCCGTAGACTTGTATTCCATTATGATGTCTTACCTATATAGGCTCCGAGATAATGGACAGATTATACACTCTGACAAAATTGATAACAAAAAGAATCCTATTGATAAGAGGATATTCGATATATTGAAAGGGAGACTTTTTTCACCTAATCTATATGGAAGACAGGAAGGCGGATGGGCCGCCTCCAAGACGGAGGGTTCTCCGTTGTATATAACGATGGGGTGTTTAGTGGACCTTCTAAACTACAACAACAGATTCTTGAAGACTCCGTATAAAATAAACATACGTGATACACGTATATGTGCTCATCCAAACTTAATATCTTGTTCGGATAAGTTTCTCATACCGAACACGACGGCTCCATATTTTAGCCCAGAAACAATATCTGACCCACAGGGAAGGGGTAGAATACCCAAGTCGGAGGTTCCTATATTCTCAAAACCATCGAAGAACAACGTAGCAGACGGACTTATGTCCAAGGTTTTGTTTAACACTCATCGGCAGGACTTGAATAGAATTATAAGCCACTGGAGGATAACTTATGATGCAAAAAACGAAGCGGAATATCAGTTTCCAAGTTCCGATAATCAATACAGTGGGAAATTGGAAAATGTTTACATCAATTTTGACTTCATAAGGGACCAGTTAAAATCTACCCCAGATATTCGTGACTTTCTAAAAAGCATCTGCCAGGTGTTAAACGACAACATACCTATCTGGAGTTTAGAGATCGTGGATTGGAACGGAGATTTAAGTATCAGAGATGCCAATTACTTCGATAAAGGTCAGTTAGATTCACTGAAAGAATCCTTTGGTATAGATGCCAACGATACGGTTGTCTATAATTTCGACGCGTTCAGTCAAAATTCCATTCTTAAAGAGTTTGGGTTTGGGGTTAAACTATCTGATGCTGTCGCGAATATGGTGATTAACCAGGTGAACAATCAAATATCCAATGAACCTGGTGTGGTGGTAAATCAAAGATTGACATTCCCAAAATCAAATGATGTCATTTTAAGTGAACTGGAGACACAATCATTGGGAGCATCGACTGTAGTTCCAATTCAACTCACTGAAGCAGACGCGGCAGCTCGGCGTGCTGCCTTCGACAAGGATGGTGAGGCGATAAAAAATATCACTGAGAAATCTATCACGTTCACAAAAAATTTAGGCGGAGAAAAAAAACAAGTCTCACGGTTAATCATGCCTGACGCTTCTGGGAAAGCAAAAGTTTCTCAGCTTCTTAATGATGAAAGTGAGATATTTTCTCAATTTAACACTCCACCTATTCCTGGTGTAAAAGTGGAATTCTCGATGCTCGGAATAGCAGGATTCAGAACGTTCCAGATAATAGGTGTTAAGAATTTGCCAAAACCATATGATAACGGAAAAGTGGTGTTTCAAATAATGGAGGTCAAACACAGTGTAGGTTCTGATGGGTGGGTGACCAGAGTTGTTGCTTTGATACGTCCGTTAAAATCATTAGAAACCACATTGAAGATATGAAAAAAGATATATTGGCGGAATATTCCAAACTAAATCCAGCTAATTCCATTTTTGTTTTTGCTGAAGAGTTTCTTCCAAAACCATCCCCCGACGATTATTCCGACGGTGGAATAAACAGATATTTTGTTAGGAAGATTAACGAATCTTCTATTATAGAAGTTGACCGCCAGAATTACAAATCTACTACCCCCATGCTTTATGAGAAGGCTGAACTATGGTGGTTGATAAGCGGTTATCTTGAAGAAGTCGTGTCAAAAAATAAGAAAACATTAAAAGCCTCCCGTGATATAATGCCCGGCCTTGAAAAGAAACTGATAAACCCATATCAGTTTTTCAAACATTGAAACAAGTTGACTAACGGTTGAATTGATATAACATCCTTGATAAGATGGTTATAGTCGATTCATCAACATACAAAAGCTTTATCCACGATGTTCGTGGAAACGAAGTTTTTATAGATTATGTTTTAAGGAAGAACGCCATCCATACCGCAGACAACAAACCGTCGGTGGTGTTCGTGAAGAATATCAAAAGTGATGTTACATACGTAATAAACGTAGACCATCAAGATTTCAAACCACTAAATGTTGATGTATTCAAATTAGTTGACCTCGTAATCCAATTGACGTCGGAGGTTTTTGTTGTAGACAAAAAGAAGTTCTTGAACCTCTTCAAGAACAAAAATGTGAAAGACATATTGATATTCGACTTTCAAAGGGGGTATGAAATAACCGACCTCAAGGAACTGCGGACCAATTGCCACACATCCCTCCAGCATCAGTTCGGTGAAAATTATGTAGATTTGAATCTTGTCATACCGATGTCAAAACACGTCGAACAGTTCGAGACAGTTTACAAGTTTTTCAGTGAAAGTTTTCAAGAATTTGAACTCGACTATTCGTTTGAAAAAATGAATGGTGTTATAACCGAAACTTTAAGTGAGGTAGAGTGTAACGGCATACACATTGACACTGAACTATTCAACACCCACTTTAGTTCTCGTGGTTTGGTTGAAACGGGGACAACCGTGTTTTCCGAGTATAACCTCTTCACCTCAACCGGCAGACCAAGCAACAGGTTCGCAAAGGTGAATTACGCGGCTCTTAATAAAGATAATGGGTGTAGAACCGCATTCACCTCAAGATTTGGTGAAAATGGGGTTTTATTGGGTTTGGATTATAGAGCTTACCATCCTCATATAGTAGCTAACTTAATCAATTTTAAATTAGAGTTGGATACGGATGTCTATGAGTTTCTTGGGAAGTCGTATTTCCACAAGGATATTTTGACACCAGAAGAGATAAAGTTGTCAAAAAACCAGACATTTCAGAACTTCTACGGTGGTATAAAGGACGAATATCTCGGTATCGACTTCTTCAAGAAGGTCCACGAATACGTCACTCATAGGTGGCAATTCTTTGAAAAGAATGGGTATGTCGAAACTCCTGTGTTCAAACGGAGAATAACAGAACACCATATATCAGACCCAAATCCAAACAAACTGTTCAATTATCTTCTCCAAGCAGCAGAAACCGAGTTTTCGATACAGAGCATAAGCAGAATAAACGACTTCTTGAGAAACCGTGAGTCAAAGGTCGTTTTATACACCTACGACTCAATATTGGTGGATATGTCTAAGAACGATGGCATGGATTCCGTTCGGAGTATAAAAAGCACAATGGTCGATAATCAGTTCCCAGTAAAGTGTTACGTGGGTAAAAATTATAATGATTTATGTGAAATTCAAATCAAGGCGTGATATTTATATCACATAATGGAGGAGAATCCGTTTCTAAAATCATTATTATCTGAATGGAGTGCTAAATCACCGACGGGCGTAATAGACGTCAGAGATTTGGATAGTATTCAATCCATACTAGAACAACTTTCTTTGGGGCCTGAATTTATATCCGAATTCCTCCAAAATTACAACTCAGTGGTGAATGAATTGACTATTCGTGACGACCAAGGAAAAGACCTAACCCTCACACTCAAAAAGATATTCATAGAGAAGTTAAGGGTGATTAATCCTGAGTGGGCTTCAAAACTGACCGAAGGTGACGAGATTGTTCGTCAGCCCTCCACCGTAACCGATGGAGAAAAAATCAAAATTACCCGTAGTTCATTGGTAAGGACTGACCAACCGGGAGACACGTCATGGTTAATACCAAGTCTTCCTGGCGTGGTGTTTTACATAGATTTTTCCATAGACGTAAACGGTGTTCTAAAGCGGTCTTCAAAACAATCTGAAAAGTTGTTATCCACCGACACCGAGGCTTTACATGAATGTTTCTTCGTCGTTGCCCTTGCATCTCAAATTGATTCACAAGGAAACTCCAGTGGACTTGCTTCGGTGAATTCTCTAAGACCTCTCATCGAACTCATAAATTCGACTAGAATTCTTATAAAAGACAAAGAGAAAATTCACCACGTCTTTTCATCCAGAATTGGGAATGAACCATTTTCGTCAGAAGTGAATCTCAGAAAGGTTGATGCACAGAAATGTGCTGAAGCTGCCTACAAGAAAATATCTGAACTCTATCACTCCCCTACATTCGACTACGTGACCCGTGTTTTCGAGGGATCCGATGGAAAGAAAGTTGTCGCCGACGCATCCATTAAAGTTGCTGGGGAGATATTAAGCATTTCACTGAAATACAAAAAGGGTCAACTGAACAATCTGAAAGCGACGACTGTATTGGATAGTTTATTCGGCATTGATGTTCATGGAAAGTCGCTCATGGATTCGGTTTACGAGTTTGACCAAACGAAGATTGACCAGTTATTACAGTATTTCGTCCTTGGTATAAACACCCATCTTCCACCAAAGAACAGCAAATTCTTCATAGACAATAAAGGATTGACGTATCCGGCTTTCAAGAAACTTGTTTCAAAGAACGAATATTATCCATTAGCATATACAACTGTTGCTACGGAACTTGTGAAAACAAAGCCGGAAGCAGCGGATTTTGTGGACAAATACAAGAAGCTTAAATCGGCAAATCTCACCGCAACAATCACTCGTTACATAGAGTCTAACAAGACTCCTAAAAACAATTTCACCAAGTTCTTGACATATATTCTCAGATGTGAACCAGAGAAGAGTTATATGTATGTCGGGGATAGTGGAAAGTCGATATACACGATACCGTCTCAAGCAACTCTCGTAACGAAAGAAATTAACGTAAAAGTCGAACCAAAACCAGCAGTGGATTATTCATCTCACGTCACAGTTTTTGTCAAAGAGGAACTCGCTTTCGAGTTTGATATGAATTTCAGATGGACAAAATCACAGTGGGTTGGTGATATGAGTCAAGTGGGAAGAAACCTGAAAGCATACGAAATAGATTGGTGAAATATGAAGACTATCGAAAAATTTATAAACCAAATATCATTGGATGAACGCATCACAGATGGTATCTTCAATCCCGAACTTGAGGAACACCTAAACGTATTTCAAGACCACCTTGAAAAGATGGGAGTATCGGCTGACGAAGCGCTTGAGGTAAGAAACCGGATGATGGAGGGAAAGTTTCCAGAACGTCAAGCATACAACGCCAATGGAATCTTGGTTACATTTCCGACACCTGAGTATAAACAACGGGCCATTAAACGTGGAACTCACTTTGAGAAAAACCCAAAACAAAAACAACCCAATGTAAGTTTTGACGACGCAGGTGCTTCACCGGAACCTAAAAAGGACGCGGAGCCTAAGCCGGAACCGAAACCAGAGCCAAAGCCGGAACCGAAACCAGAGCCAAAGCCGGAACCGAAACCAGAGCCAAAGCCGGAACCGAAACCGGAGCCAGTTGAACCCCCAAAACCACAACTTCCATCCCCAACGGAGGGTGTCCCCGTTTTGGTTCTTCCTCCGGGAGAATTGAAAAAGCGTGAAGATGCTATAATCAAACAATCCCAAGAGGATTATGTAGAGAAGATTTTAGCAAACGAATCCACGAAAGTTAGATTCACATTAGATGAAGCGAGAACTAACAATTTCTACAATAAGGGATTTCGTTGGTATGATTCATCGGGGAATTTTGTAGGAGTCATGTGTTACGAAGAAAAGTCGAAGACGTGCTTCATAATCGGATAAAATGAGAACACAACTGCTTTGCACGTTTTCAGAAAAGTCTGAGTGTTCGTCGCTCCTAGAACAAATACTCGATTGTTACAAACTCTCCGATGGAAAATTTTTCGTCTTTGAGGATTGCAAAAATCCGCTGGTTTTGATGGTTACTTACAACGTCTTGATTGTTGATGGTGGATTGAGTAAGTTCCCCGCCACCATTTCAATTCATCGTAAAAAACAAACCAATACTCTATACACGCTGAACGCCATGAATAAAATTATCATGGAAGAGAATGGCGGTGTGCTAGACAAAAGTTTTCAGTTGGATTGGGAGATTTATCGAAACTGTCTTATCATAACATCCGAGTCAGGATATAGAATAATTGACCTACGGTTGATTGATATAATACGTAGATAATTTCGAGTTAAAATAACTTTTCTTTGTAAGAAACGTCGTGTAGAGTGATAGTTATTAGGTGATAGGAAATGAATTAACTACTGTAGTTAACGATTGACTTATTTACTAATTAACAACTAAAAAACTAAACATTATGGCGTTAAACCTTGATCGCATCAAGAGTCGTTTGAGCTCTCTCTCAAACACAAATTCAAAATCAACCCTCATTTGGAAGCCAAGTCCAGGAAAGCAGGTTGTTCGTATTGTTCCCTATAAGTTCAATGTCGAAAACCCTTTCATTGAATTGAAGTTCCACTATGGGCTTAACGGTAAGACCTACCTTTCCCCAGACAGTTTCAACCGTCCTGACCCGATTGTTGAGTTTAGCAATAAGCTCAAGAAGTCCGGAGACAAGGAAGAGTGGAAGTTTGGTAAGAAGATTGAACCGAAGATGAGAACGTTCGTCCCGGTCCTCGTTCGTGGTGAAGAGGGCCAAGGCGTCCGCTTCTGGGGATTCGGTAAAAACGTTTACCAAGAGATTCTCTCCATCATTTCCGACCCCGATTACGGTGATATTACCGACGTCTCGAACGGTCGTGATATTGTGGTCGAGTTCAAGACTGCTGAGGAAACTGGCAAGTCTTTCCCTGAGACATCTATCCGTGTCAAACCTAACACTTCTACCGCCGTTCCTCCGGCCGAGAAGGATTTGATTGCTAAACTTTCAAATCAGACAAACATCCTTGAACTCTTCCCAGAACTCAGTTATGACGAGTTGAAGGGCGTCATGGAGGCTTGGTTACATAGTTCAGAGAACAGTGAAGAATCGGCGTCGCCAAGTGCGACTGCTTCTTCTGAAACGAAGGCTTCGCTCGAAGAGTCTGCTGCACCAAAAGTAGCAACAACCGCAGCTCCAGCAAAGTCTCCTTCGGCCGTAGCATCCAAGGCAAATACGGATGACGTGTCGAAAGCGTTTGACAATCTGTTCAACTCGTAATAAATTACATGAAACACGGGGAGGGGAAGTTTCTCCCCTCCCCGTTTTCGTATAAACACATAAATTTATGGCAAAAACAAAAAGCACAACAAAAGTAGAATTCGACGCGAAGGGTCGTAGAGACGATCTTCTCGTGGACCTCCAAACGGAGATAAATAAGTCGTCCAAAGAAGGGAAACAGGCATTCTTCCTTGACGAGCAGGACGATCCTTCAACTGTAAGCGAGTGGATTTCAACCGGTTCCTCAACTTTAGATTTGGCAATAAGCAATCGCCCTAACGGTGGGTTGCCTGTAGGTAGAATGGTTGAGTTTAACGGACTTGAGGGAACGGGTAAGAGTCTCGTTTCCGCACACATCGTAGCCGACACCCAGAAAAAGGGAGGCGTAGCAGTGGTGATTGACACCGAGAACGCAGCTGCACCTGAGTTTTGGGCAAGTCTAGGAGTGGATTTAAAGAATCTCCTATACATCCAATCAGATACAGTCGAAGACGTATTTGAAAAGATGGAGAACATCATCGCGGTGGTCAGAAAATCCAACAAGAAGAGGATTCTCACTATCATTGTCGATTCGGTTGCAGGCGTTTCTACTAAAGCTGAATTGGAGAGCGACCACGGAAAAGATGGTTGGTCAACCGGCAAGGCTATCATCATAGGAAAGGCCATGAGAAAAATCACAAGCATGGTAGGACGACAGCAGGTTCTTATCGTCTTCACAAACCAACTCAGGCAAAACCTAAACGCAGCGATGTTCGGAGATAAGTGGATTGTTTCCGGTGGAAAAGCTCTGGCATTCCATTGTTCAGTTCGCGTCCGACTAGCTAACGCTGGTATGTTAAAACGTGGAACGATGGTCATCGGAAACAAGTGTAAAGCGAAAGTGGTCAAGAACAGAATGGGTCCGCCTCAACGAGTTGCTGAGTTTGACATCTATCACGACAGCGGAATCGCTGACTTCGGAAGTTGGTTGGAGGTTATGAAGGTTCACGACATTGTTAAATACAGTGCTCCAAATTACACATACCATCAAGATGTTGGTGACGCCGTGAAGTTCACAGCGAAGGAATTCGTTGGACTTATGCGGGAAAATGCGGTTCTAAAGGACGAGTTGTATAACAAGATTTGCAACGCTGTCATTATGAAGTATAAAGACCCTAACTCAAATATTGTCGAAGATGCGACAGTGGACGAGAATGAAGATGGGGTAGTTTCATCCGACGAATAATATGGACCCACTGAACACTGACGACAAGAAGAGGTTGTATTCTTTATTTTCAAACGTAAAGGACGACATGACCGGCAAGGTCTTGGATAAGAAGGACACATCGGATGTCTTAATTATTGACGCTCTAAATTTGTTCATCCGTGTTTGGTCGGTTTCTCCATATATGAATGAAGACGGTATTCACACGGGTGGCGTCTCCGGGTTCCTAAAGAGCCTCGGAGCCGCCATCCGTCTCCTTTCTCCAACAAAATGTATTTTGGTATTCGATGGAAACGGTGGAAGCTTGAAACGCAGGAAGATTTATCCTGAGTATAAAAACAAACGGAGGACTAAGGTTCGGTTGAATAGAACCTACGTTGACAACTGTTCCAACGATGATGAAGAGAAGAACCTAAAGAAACAGTTAATAAGAACGGTAAATTATCTGGACTATTTGCCATTGACTGTAATGGCGGTCGATAATGTGGAAGCCGACGATGTGATTGCATATCTGGCCTTAGATAAGTTTAAAGACAGTTCCATAACCATCATGTCGTCCGACAAGGATTTCCTCCAGTTGGCGAGCGATAGAATCAAGATTTGGAGCCCGGTTAAGAAGAAGCTGTATGGTTGCGCTGAACTTCTGACGGAGTATGGCATAAGCTGTCAGAACTTCATAAACTATAGAATTTTGGAGGGCGATACGAGCGACAATATCAGTGGTATTCCTGGCGCAGGGTTAAAGACCATAATCAAGTGTTTTCCGATTTTCACTGACCCTAAACGATATACAACGGATGAAATATGTAATTACGCTGACACACATAAGGGCCGATACAAGTTATATGACACAATCTTGGAAAACAAATCCATCCTTGAGCGTAATTATGCTTTAATGCAATTGAATGTAAGCGAGATGCAGGGATTCACCCAATTAAGAGTGAACGAGATCATAGATGCTAACGTCGCCCGATTAAATCGGTTTGAATTTAGCAAGCTCGTGACGGAAGATAAGATATGGAACAACATTCCCAACTACCAAATATGGCTGTCTGAAAACTTTGGAAAGTTGGACAATTTTGTTAAAGTAGTGAAGTAAGGATATATTTATACTTGGAGGCTATACAACCGTCGGCAACAAAAAGGCCCGCTCATCACTGAGCGGGCCTTCCGATTTCAATTGTCAATTACTCTATCCAACCACTCGGCGGCTTCGCATACTTTGGGAAACTTTTAGGAAAAGCCACTTGATTCATCTTTGGTTGTATAACACCCATGTCAATCAACGCCTCTCTCGAAGCATAGTAAATCTCAAATCGTTGGGTTTTAGTCCCACGAGTGAATTCCGTGCTTGTGACCTTACTCTCCTTCGCCTTCCCCCAACCAGACCCCATATCAAATGAACGAAGAACGTTGGATGTGTTGCTGTAGTTGACCGCTGTGCCAGCACTAAGACTATTACAGGAGACCGTTTTCGACATCCCCGATGAATAATCCGCGTCTAATCCACAACTATCTGCTGTGGTGGTGTATTGTTGGTCCATCCATTTTAACGGAGCACCAGTTCCACCGTCTCGTTGATTATAGAAACCATTGTTAGTGGTCGTGATAACCCAATCTGCATAAGGTTGGTGTTCGTCATATACAACCACTCCGATGACTCCACAATTCACAACCGAACCGTCTTTTTTAGATTTAGCATAAGACTGTGATTTCTTCACAAACTTAAACGCTCCAACCTTTTCATCGTTGTATCTAAATCCCTTGATTCTGCAAGCAGAATAGCCAGCAATGACATAACCAGAGTCTTCGGTTGAGGCCTGTTCTCCGGTTAATACATTCAAACCATCTACACTTGTAACGGCTAGAATTCGGGATGAACCGTGGTTTTTTATTGAGATTTCGTATTCGCTACCCTCTTTGGCTTCGACATACACTTTTCCGTCTTTGTGGTGCTTGGCGACGGAGTTTCCATTTACGAGGATTGTTACCTCGGACAATGCATAGTTTAACATAATTTTATCTTTCTCTTTACGAAAGCTGGTCATACACCAGATTCCAGATATAAGTATGGGCAAAAAGTTAAAACAATTTGTGTTTTATTTGTTATAGAGTTATTGTCAATTGACATGGATACACAAATCATCGACAACCTAAAAAAATACGGCGCAGAGTTTCAGTTGAAGTGCATATCGAGCCTCCTCAGCGACAAGTCATTCTTAGAAAGAATTTCTGACATAGTAGACCCGCAGAGTTTCGAGTCGGACGCCCATCAGTGGATAGTTAAGACCATTATCGAGTATTTTATGAAATACAAAGACATTCCGACGTTGAATGTCTTCAAGGTTCAAGTTGACACAATCGAGGTCGAAACCTTGAAAAGAGCCGCCGTCGAACAGTTGAAGTTCGTATATCAGAAGATCAGCGACAGCGACATCAACTTCGTTAAGGAACAGTATTTGGAATTCTGTAAGAATCAAAAGATGAAGAGCGCTATTATGGATAGCGTGGATTTGATTAAACAGGGAGAATACGATAAAATCTCTCATGTAGTTCAAGATGCACTTAAAGCCGGTATGGAACGAAACGTCGGTCACACGTATATGACAGATATTGATTCTCGTATGAGTGTCATGGCGAGAAATACCACCAAAACGAATTGGGTAGAAATTGATTCAATCATGGATGGTGGATTGGCGCCAGGAGAACTCGGTGTCATAACGGCCTGTGCCGGTAGCGGAAAGAGTTGGGTCTTGGCCAAGATTGGGACCGAGACGATGAAACAAGGAAAAAACGTCGTTCACTTCACACTCGAACTTAACGAGAACTATGTTGGTCTTAGATACGATGCTTGTTTCACGGGAATTGATTTCCAAAACGTCCGTAAGAACATCGACATCGTTAAAGCGAAGATTTCTCAAGTTCCTGGAAAGCTCATCATAAAATACTTTCCAATCAAAACCGTCTCCGCCCATAATTTAAAACTCCACATCGAAAGAATACAGATGCTTGGAACAAAGGTTGACTTGGTGATTGTTGACTACGCTGACATATTGAGGCCAAGTCAGTCCGACAAGAACAGTAACAGTTATAGTGAAGCCGGTGGTATCTATGAAGAACTCCGTGGTGTCGCCGGAGAACTACAGATTCCGATATGGACTGCATCTCAGAGCAACAGAGCTGCCATGGACGAAGATATTATTCAGGCGAACAACATTTCGGACAGTTACCGGAAGATAATGACTGCTGACTTCGTTATGAGTCTTTCACGTAAAGTAAACGATAAAGTCAGTAACACTGCTAGGTTCCATATAATCAAAAACCGTTTCGGACCGGACGGAATGACATTCCCAAGTAGAATGAATGCGGGATGTGGAGACATTCAAATATTCTCCGAATCTTCGAGAGAAGGTCTTGCTGCCATGGGAGAGATGAACGAGGGCGAGAACATCGTCAAGAAGATGATCTCTAATAAGTGGAAATCACATATGGGAGACAACGATAACGAATAAATACTATCAAACTGCTTTCACAAAATGAGAACTTTTTTTGCTAAAAGTTTCTAACAAAGTGGAAGCAATAGTATATTGAACAATAATTATTTCTCACAAAGGATTTTTAGTTACTATGACCGAGATTATTACGAAGGAATTTTTAGACAAATACAGGAAATTACAACCGAATTGGGGATTTAACGAACTTGGATACGTTGTTTACAAAAGAACATATTCAAGAACAAAGCCGGATGGAACAAGTGAAGAGTGGTTTGAGACTGTCGCGAGATGTATAAACGGTGCGCAGAAAATTGGAGCATCATATACAAAGAAAGAAGCGGAGACACTCTACGATTTAGTTTTCAATCTGAAATGCAACTTTGCAGGCAGAATGCTTTGGCAGTTAGGCACATCCACAGTTGACAGATTTGGAGCTAATAGTTTATTGAACTGTTGGTATGTTTCCATGAAAGAACCAAAGGCATTCACGTTTCTTTTTGAAAACCTGATGCTAGGTGGTGGAGTGGGATATAGTATTCGTCGTGAAGACGTTCACGAACTCCCCAAGATACACAAGTCAGTATCCGTCACGCACTTGAATACAAAGGATGCTGATTTTATCGTTCCCGACACGAGAGAAGGTTGGGTGAAGTTATTAGACTACACATTGGAAGCGTTCTACAAGAACGGCAAGTCTTTCACCTATTCTACAATTTTGATTCGAGGTGCCGGTGAGAAGATAAGTGGCTTCGGTGGAAAAGCATCCGGTCCAGCAATTCTTGTAGAGGGTATAAGAAAAATCGCGTCGATATTTCAATCCAGGGAGGGAAAGAAATTAAGAAGCGTCGATGTGTTGGATATTTGTAACATAATCGGAAGTGTTGTCGTAGCTGGAAACGTTCGCAGGTCTGCTGAAATTGCATTGGGGGATCCTGATGACGTTCTATACCTCAGAGCTAAAAACTGGAACACCGGAACAATACCAAATTGGCGAGCGATGTCTAACAACACGATTTACGCCGACGACTATGAACACATAATGCCGGAAGTTTGGGAGAACGGATATGTCGTCAATCCAGTCTTGAAGACTGCAAATGGAGAACCATATGGATTTTTCAACCTACCACTCTCTCAAAAATTTGGAAGAATTTCCGATGGACCTATGAAGTCGTCTAACATATATCCTACCGACTTTGATAATGTGGTCGGAACGAATCCGTGTGGAGAAATATCCCTCGCAGATTATGAATGTTGTAATTTGTGCGAACTTTATTTGAATAATATCGAATCTGAGGAGGAATTGTTCACTGCTGCCAAACTTTTATACAAGGCACAAAAAGCCATAGCAGCTCTTCCGTTCATCCACGAGGAGACGAATAAGATCGTCCATAAAAATATGAGGTTGGGTTTGGGAGTAACGGGAATCTGTCAATCTCTTGATAAAGTTAAATGGTTGGATAGTTGTTACGTGAATCTTAGAAAGTTTGATAAAGAGTGGAGTAAGGAAAGGGGTTTCCCAGAGAGTATAAAATTGACTACGATAAAACCGTCGGGAACTCTGTCAATATTAGGTGGGTCAACTCCTGGAATCCACCCAGCATACAGCAAACATTATTTCAGAACCATCCGCGTTGCTAGCTCAGATAAACTCGTGAAGGCTTGTAGGGATGCAGGATACAGAACGGAGTTTTTATTAGAACTTGATGGTAAAGAAAATCACGACACGGTTGTTATATATTTCCCATGTGTGACGCCTGATGGAGCGGTCTTAGCAAAAGATATGTCGGTCTTTAAACAGCTTGAAATGGTGAAAGAATTACAGAGTGTGTGGAGTGACAACGCGGTAAGTGTAACTGCATATTACAAACCAGAGGAACTCGAATCCCTCAAAGAGTGGTTAAAGGTTAACTACGAGAAGAACATAAAAAGTGTAAGTTTTCTACTTCATAAAGACCACGGATTCAAACAGGCACCTTACATAGAAATAACTGAACAAGAGTATCTTGAAGCAAAAAAACATCTCAAACACATTGTCGTAAACGAGACGTCGGTATCAGAAATGATTCAGGGGATCGAATGCGACGGCGGCGCCTGCCCAATTCGTTAAGTTAAACTGGTCGTTTTCAAAGAATGTCGATATTTATTATAGAATATCAATATGCCAGACATTGACCTCGAAATAATTGTTTCAGCACTAACTATCATAGGTATTTTGGCCAAAGCTGGATGGTGGTCGTTCAAGTGGCTTCGTGAACAGTATAAGACTGTAATGAGGGTTCATGGTCAAGTGGACCTCATATTCAAAGAGTTGACCCCCAACGGCGGAGGCTCCATAAAAGATAAAGTAAATTTGATGGCAAAGGAGATAACTGCAAATACGCAGATGACGGAACAAATATTTTACCGTCAGAGATGGATGATGGACCATAGGCAGGAAGCTATATTTGAGGCTCAAGATACCGGAGAGATTTCATGGGTAAATAAACCATACTGTAACCTCACTGGCCGAGACTCTACCGACCTGTTGGGACATAATTGGAAAAACACCATTCACGAAGAAGACCGTGAAAGAGTTGTGTCAAATTGGGAGGCTTGCATCAAAGACGCCCGGCAGTTTGAAGACGAGTATCGAATCATAGTTGCTAACGGCAACACAATAAAAGTATTCTGTTCCGCTTCTCACGTTCAAGGACACGGATACCTTGGTAGTATTCAACTAGCTACCGCATCAAGAGGTTCCGAACCGATGGGACATAAATCCTAAAAAAAGTTGTAATCTGACCCCATCCATGTAATATGGTTGCATGGAAGTTCCTCCACGAAATTCGGAAGCACCGTTTGATTCATCTAAAGTCTATTTGAGACAGATTTCAAAGAGTGTAGCCAAAGACATAATTGTAAAGAATCACTACACCCACAAGTGGAGTCTATGTCAGGTGGCGTATGGAGTATTCTACAAGACTAATGAATGTAGCGAACACTTTACCGGAACCGAAGATAAGTTGATAGGATGTTTAATATACGGCCAGCCAGTCGGAAGAAGTGCAGCAGCGTCACTATCGGATTCTTTACGGATAGATGAAGTTTTTGAACTAACCAGACTTTTCATTCACGACGGTTTTGGACGGAATATAGAAAGTTATAGCATAGTCCAATCGTTCAAACTCCTCAACCGAGAGTTCCCTAAAATAAAGGCGGTGTTAAGTTACGCAGACGGAGAACAAGGCCATGTCGGAGTGATATACCAAGCAACCGGGTTTCTGTATCAAGGAAACTCGTCCCTCGCCTTGATGCCCAATTATAGTTTAAGTTTGAAGGGGCCACCAAACTATGAATGGATGCATAGTAGGTCGGTTACGTCAAGATGGGGAAGTTGTAATATAGACCACTTAAAGCGATGTATAGGAAAGACCTTTTATAGAAAGAAGGAATCGACAAAACATAGGTATGTGATTTTTATAGGTTCTCGTGTGGAGAAGAAGAAACTCACAAAATCTCTTAAACATCCGATATTACCGTATCCCAAGTCTTGTCACCATGTTGATGAAATAGAAGAAATTGTAGTGGAAAATAATGCAACCGAAACCTTTTTTTAAAGATATTTATAGGATATGAAGCTCAAACTGTCCGAATTGAAGAAAATTATCCGTGAAAATGTTGATGCAGTTATCCGTGAAAAATTCGGCCACGGAGAAGTAGACCCGTCCGGACAAGGTGAATCGGCGGTCAATGCTTTGTTCGAGAAGGGAAGCATGGTTGTTGCTTTCTCTGAAATAGAAGACTTGTCGTATGAGATGGAAAAGGACGTAGACCGTGCCGAAGCTCTGTATGAGAAACTTGTGGAGTATGCACGTGAGGCCGCTCCGGAGTTGGGATATTTGCCCGACGCTCGTGGAGAGTTCTTTGTAAAACGGAATACCACACAGAAGTTTGCGAAAGATTATCCCCAGTTAAAGAAACCTGCTGTTAAGGCTGACGACGACGGATTTGTTGGAAACACAGAACTTCAAGAATCGAAACTTTCCATCTTGAAGAAGATTATAAAAGAGGCTATTGAAGAAGTAAAGTCTGAGGATTCTAAGTCAATCGAAGAGTCGATGAAAGCGGTTCTTAGAATGCTTAAAGAACAGAATAAGTCGCTGTCTTTACGTAAGAACCGTGCTGGAAACTTTGAAGTCGGCGGATGTTCCCCTACACAAATCGAAATCCGTCCAATGATGAAAGACGCATTTGATGTCATTTTCATCAAAAATGGAACCGACCGTGAGAAGAAGATGAACCTCGATTTAAAGGGTGTAAAGGATTATTTGAAGGAGAAGTTGGACGACAAGAAATTGGATTACAAACAAACCGCCTTCAACAAAGCGGCTTCTCAGGTTGAAGATGAAACCAAAAAGACAACCGGTTTGCCCGACAGCAAGATTAAAGATTTGAAAAAAGTCGGTGACACGAAGAAAGACGACCTCGATTTCAACAAGAAAGAAGTTGAAAAAGAAGCCGACCTTCCCGACCAGCCCCTCGCTGAAGTTGGAGAAGTGAAGGGTCAATCATCCCACGACAGCGACTCTGGTAAAGCAAAGTATACGTTTCCAAAACAAGATAAAGAAGAGAAAAAGCACGTTTTGAAGGGTGGCAAGGGTAAAGAGTTGAAACTGCCAGAGAAGAAGATAAAAAAGAAGTGAGTTATTTTAATTAGGGGTTGACTCTACCGAATATCGTGATAGACTGTATCAAATGAAACAGTCTGACGACATTAAAAAGAAACTCTCCAAGTGTAGTTCCCTTATTCCACCATCGCTTATAATAAGCGACTTGAAGTGGAAATACCTATGTAGGAGTGTTTTACGTGGAAAGAATGTTTTAGTGGTAGGTCCGACTGGATGTGGAAAAACGTTGGCTGCCAAGAGTGTTGCCAAAGCACTGGCCTCTGATGAACAGTTCTTCTATTTCAATCTCGGCAGCACACAAGATTCCAGAAGTTCCCTCATTGGAAATACACACTTCGATAAATCCACAGGAACAATTTTTAACGAATCCACCTTCGTCACAGCAATCCGAACCCCCGGTGCAATAATTCTGTTGGATGAAATTTCTCGTGCTCATCCAGATGCATGGAACATCCTTATGACGGTATTGGATGATTTACAGAGATATTTGAGGTTGGATGAAAAGCGTGACAGCGAGGTTGTCCATGTCGCCGATGGTGTCACCTTCATCGCAACGGCTAACATAGGAAACGAATACACTTCCACGAAAATAATGGATAGGGCGTTATTGAACCGATTTAGTGTAAAGATTGAAATGGAACCGTTGGACGCCGAAAATGAATTCAATCTGTTAAAATCTAGGTTTGACATAACTGACGACTCTCTTCTCGAAACGCTTAAACATATGGTGGAGATTGCCGGTCACACAAGAAAGGCTCTAAAACAAGAGGATTCGTCCTTGACGAATTTCCTTTCAACTCGTGACACGGTTGAGATGGCTGAATTGTTGACTGACGGTTTTAGCCTTTTGGAAATTGCGGAGAACGTAATATATCCGAACTTTGAACAAGAGGGTGGTGCCGACAGTGAACGGACGTATATAAAACAACTGGTCCAAAAATATGTGGTAGACCCTAACCTACCGAAAAATCTGTTCAAGACGCCGCCTGCAAAAACCGGAACTCCATCCGCACCGACGAGTAAGGTGCCATTCTGATATGGAACCAACAGTCTATTCCGATTTTTGGATGGGTGATGACGGCATCAAACAAGATGAACCCGCAGAGTATTTACACCTAATCCGTCTTGCTCAATACAGAAAAGCCATAAGCAACTTTGTAAACATTTTGACCGGACGAAACATTCCCGTCCACTTCAATGTTAAAGACAAAAATGCCACCGATGGTGAAATCGTCTATCTTTCACCTAATATAAAGCAAAAAAAGGATTTTGACGTTGCGGTGGGGTTGTCTCTCCATGAAGGTGCCCATATAGTCCATAGTGATTTCTTGATACTAAAAACTCTCTGGCAAAGAACTCCCCGTAAGCTATACGACCTGGCGGTCAAGAAGAATATAACAAAATCCCGTGTAGCAGCTTTGGTAAAAACCATGCTTAATTACGTGGAGGATAGGTTCATAGATTCTCTGATTTATAGGGATGCTCCTGGTTACAGAGGATATTACATTTCATTGTATGACAGGTATTTTAACCTAGAAGACAACTCGACAGCGTTGAAGTCAAACGTCTATAGGTTTCCCAGCCTTTCAGCGTATGAGTTTCGTATCATAAACTTCACAAACCCTGCAACAGATTTGTCAGCTTTGCCTGGCCTTGAAGAGATTTACAATCTGATTGATATACCAACGGTTCTTAGACTCAAAACTCCAAATGATAGATTCTTGGTAGCTGTAGACATCTGTGAGATAATACTGAAAAATTTAGGAAAACAAAAGGGTGAATCCGCTGGAAAAAACTCAAAACCTGCCACCGGCGCTCCCGGCCCCTCGGACGGAAAATCTAACGGTGACAGTTCATCTCCGCCACCGGAGGAACCATCTGAACCCGAAGATTCAACGAAACCGTCTGAAAAGCCCGAGGAGAAGCCCGGTGATGAAGAACCTAAAAAAGACGACATAGGTGGGTCTGACGCAGAAAACACGGTCACTGATAAAGATGCGGCTAAAAGTGAGGACGATTTAGAATCTGGCACCGGTGATACATCCGGTGTAAACATTGATAAGTTAAACAAAGTCGTTGATCGCCAAAAAGCGTTTATTAACGGTGAACTAAAGAAACCCATATTGAATGACGCAGATAGTCAAACGGTATCTTCGATTGATAAGAGCGGCATGGTTTTAATACGTGTTGGAAAATCGTTATCAAAACAGTCTGATTTCAAAGGAATCGAATGTGTGTTAGTCAAAGAACTGACCAACGAACTGTTGGAAGATGCTGCCTTTCCAATGTTTACGTTCAAACTCAATTCTCCTTCACCTCACGAACCAGCTGTGCGTGCAGGATTAGTGATGGGCAGATTGTTAGGAAAGCGTTTACAGATACGTGACGAAGTAAGATCCACAAAGTATAATAGACAACCATCCGGTAAAATAGATAGAAGGCTTCTATCGGAACTTGGTCACGACATCTATAACGTATTTTATACAACCAAGGTAGACAAATTTAATGAAATATCAATTCATATTTCAGTTGACGCCAGCAGTTCAATGGCTGGAAAGAAGTGGTCTAAGACACTCACCAGCGTAGTTGCTATATGCAAAGCGGCGTCTATGATTTCTAATATAAAGGTGTCAGTGAGCTTCAGAACTACCCTACGGACGTCCTCCGGAGAGGTTCCTTATGTGGTAATGGCCTACGATTCCACGAAAGACTCAATCACCAAGGTAATAACTCAATTCAAGTATCTTTCCCCCAATAATACCACTCCTGAGGGTTTGGCGTTTGAGGCTATTTTAACAAACTTGCCGCAACCAAAAATCGGTGAGGATAGATATTTTCTTAACTTCTCGGACGGTCAACCGTGCTTCCAAGGGAGCAGAGATGGTAAAATACTGTATATCGGTGCCCCAGCGGTAGAACACACACGCATTCAAGTTTCGGAGATAAGGAGGCTTGGATACAAGATACTGTCATACTTCATAGAATCCGACCAGGCCGAGTTATCCGAAGAACTGAAAAAGGATTTTAGAAAAATGTATGGGAAAGATGCCGCATTCGTAGATGTAAATAATGTGGTGAAAATCTCAAACACAATGAATGCCATGTTTTTGAAAAAAGACTGATCTTTTTAAGTTTACTGGTTGACATAAAACTTTCTTATGATAAGATTAGGTCGTAGGTAAAAAACAAAATTATGAAACAAACAAACCAAACCGATACAACCACCTCAACGACACCCTCAACGACACCCTCAACCAAGACTGGTCGCAAGAACAGAACCAAGTTGGAGGTCACGTTGCCTAAGAGTGGTTTTTATACAAATGAGTCTCTCTACAAGGAATTCAATTCCGGGTTCGTTCCTATCACTCTGAGAGTTCGCGTCAAGAAGTTCGTCGCCACCGGTAAGATTGTCGAAGTCGGAACGCTCCATCAGCCAAAGGGCCGCCCATCCATTATCATGGCGACCACTCCCGTTAGCAAGGACACGTGGGCAGCCATCAATGCTGCTGGTGTGTTGTTGAACGAGAAGTATTCCGTGAACGTCGTTTCCATCGGCGCTCAGACCGAGGCCGCACCTGCTGAAACCGTCGCTTCCGCTGAGGCAGTGGTCGCCTAATCTAACACCAAATAACGAGAGAAGAGGGGCACATCAGTGTCCCTTTCTTTTTTCGTAAATCTTCCCAATCTTTATAAAATCTGTGTCGAGAGTGTAATAGTTTATCCGTATGGAAGGACTTAGGTTTTTTATCACCGCCGCCACACGATTTTTACTTCCACGAATCAAGGGAACGTCCAATTCAGAGTCAAACAATACACAGTTCGTAGCGTCTATTTCTATATAATGAAACAGAGTTTCTTTTACATTGATTTTCTTGAATGTCATGGTATCGTAGAATACATATGAGTTCTCCTAACGATTTTTTCGACGTAATTGAATTCGATTACGAACTAGAGAAGAAAAGGTTCGTAGATAACATGAATTTGTTAAAGTCTATGGATGTCCGTGAACAGACATTCTATAAGAAGTGGTATGAACTACAAACTTACAGAAGCTTAGTAGCAAATTCGTCTATAACGAAGTCGAAAATTTGGGTTCCAAACGATATACAAGACGAGAAGGAGACTGTTAATCAGTTGGAATCCATGAATCCAACCATTGAACTTGTCACCAACTCCACGGAGAACGATTGGTTAATGCTGAGGCTTTTCTGTCACACGATGGAGTTCAGCCAAACGCCGGGAAGGTTTTTAAAACTAATCATACACGATGGAACACCTGAACGACGATTGTTGGGTGGGATTTCCATATCAAGCGACGTCATAGCCATAACTGACAGAGATAATTACATTGGATGGACTTCCGACGATAGGCTCAAGGGTGACAAGAGAATCAACAATAGTGCGATTGGAAGCTGCATTATGTCTACACAACCCTTTGGATACAATTTCTTGGGTGGAAAACTTTCGGCTTGTTTGGTCACGACCGATGTTGTAAGAGACGCCTGGAAGAACGGATATAACAATGTAATGGCGGGCATGACCACCACGAGTTTATACGGAAGTTACAGTATGTATAATAGTCTGAAGTGGTGGCATAAATGTGGAACAAGTGCTGGAAAGATGCCCATAAAACCGGATGACACGGTTTATGAAGTCTGGCACCACTGGTTACAGGAAAATAAACCCCATGAGTATGCTGAGATGATGAAGCAGAAGGATGGAGTATCCGGCCCCGTGACAGGAGCGAAACAGAGGGTAATATCCAAGATATTCTCTCAGTTAAAGATGAAGACGTCGGATTACGTCCACGGATTTGAACGGGGAACATACTACAGTTCCTTCTATGAAAATACCAGAGAATTTCTTTGTAACAAGATTAAAGAGTCGGATTTGAGAATGAAACCGCTCTACGCATCTGGGAAAACTTCCATATTAGATTGGTGGAGGCCCAAGGCCATAGACCGATACAAGAAGCTTAGAGCGGAGTCAAATTTAAAGGGTGACATTCTCTATTACAATGATATGATCGGGATGGAATATAAAGAAGCCAAGGAGAAATACTTAAATGAAGTCGGAAGATAAAAAGCAAATCAAAATACCCGACGTTGGTGATGACACGACGTTGTTCTTGACAAAAAATGGATACCGATTAGCGCAAGGATATAATCGTGTAGTTTTTGGAGGGCGAGGAGCCTATGTTGAGTTTCAACCGAAACACGTATTTCACACAAACATCCACATACCAGAAAATCAATTGTTTAGGTTAAGCGACCCCCGAATCTATTACATAGAGTTTAGAAGCGGTGATGAATCGAACGTGAAGGTTTATTATCAAATGAGAAGCGTAGCGTATGCCGACTACAAAATAGGTATGTTTTACATATGTCCGACGCAACTCAAACTTCTCGATGGGGCTAGTGTGTTAAATCGGTCAACTGAAAATGAAAGAAGCGTAGACTTTTTTGAATAATTATGAAAACCATACAACTAGAAGACAGCGCGAAGGTTCCCACGTTAGACCAAATAAAGAAACACAGTGAGGACGGGTTAGTCCTGTGCTTCGCTGGTGTTGGTAATGCGTGGGCTAGAAAAAACGCCAACACGAGTTTGATTGTAGCGAAATACGGTAAGACAATATTGGTTGACTTAGGAACCAGTGTTCCTGTCTCATTGGAGTCACGCGGGGTGAGTATGTTAGATTTCGACTACTATCATTTTACCCATTCTCACGCCGACCACGTAGGCGCAGTCGAAGAACTTCTTCTAAAGTTGAGGTATATTAAGAAGAAGAAGGCAAAGGTGATTATCACACACGAATATCAACAGACGCTTTGGAACGAGACTTTGAAGGGTGGGTGTGAGATAAATGAAGACGGACTTTTGCGATTCACGGATTTGATAGATGTAGTCCGACCTAATTGGGAATCGTGCCAACCGAGAGAGAAGTATCACATCAAACTTGACGGAATTTTGGATTTTGAGATTTTTAGAACATTCCATGTTCCGGGAGACGTAAACAGTTGGGAAAAAGCATTTTGGTCCACGGGATTACAATTGGACGGGAAGGTTGTATTTACAGCCGATACTCGATTCGATTTGAGTATCTTTGAACATCTGGATTTTAGTTCGGTTGAAGCCATATTCCATGACTGTCAGTTATCCGGCCCAGGTTCAGTTCACGCAACGTATGAAGAACTTTCTCGACTTCTACCGTCATACAAGGAAAGAATGTATCTTACACACTACGGAGACAATTTTGATAAATTCTCTCCTGAGAAAGACGAGTTCGCTGGATTTGCTAAACCGTGGGTTTTGTATAAATTCGACTAATATAAGAAACAAAATCGTAGAAATGTTGTTGACAGTTAATAACTCTGGTGGTAAAGTCTTAAACATAAGTTCGATATAACACTGTTGTTAGAGTCGAAACAAAAAAACAAACACAAAACATATGATCGCACGTAAAAACAAGAAAAACCGCACAGCATTCGTCTATGATACCGTTGGCAATTTTGAAGCCTTCGTTTCCCAGACATTCCGTGGAGCCAAACAGGGAAGTCAATTGACCCTTCGCACTGAAACCGACCGCGTTGACATCTCCGGCCGCGAACTCCGCGTCCTTCGTAACGTATTGACCAAGGCGAACGCATTGGCAGCTCGCGCCTAACCAAATTCCCACGATTGATTAAACGAATTTCAATTTCGGTGATCGTGGGTTTGGCGTGTTGGTTGTTTCCAAAATGTATGCCGGTAATCTTCGGATTGTCGGCATACATCTTTTTTGCATATAAATCCTCGGTGGAGGCAAACCTGATAAATCAAGACGAGAACAATAAAATTTTCCGAAGGGATATAAGTTCTTTGAATCAGCACATCAACGTGATACAGTCGTCTCTTAACAAGACATCCGCTCTGAATAGATATGGCAAAACCAAAAAAGAAAAGTTCGACAGAAGACGCTCCCAAGTATAAGTCTCTATTCGACCATATCAATCAGATAAGGAACGTAAAAAGCCCCAAGTATTTCGACTCCCTCACCGATGGAGACAAAAAATCCTTCAATCATTACATGATATGTAGGTTTTTGAGCATGGATAGTTCGTGCATCAACGAAGTCTCGTATCTTACCAAGATTTTTGATAAAATGGATAGTAAATCGTTTTACAAAGTTGCGTGTGCGTTGGTAAGTCCTGTAAAATACACACCATACATAAAGAGCAAAAACAAGAAATTTAATCCCACTCTTGTAGGATATATCTCCTCTAAATATGAAGTGAGCAGGTCAGATGCAAATGATTATTGCAAAACGTTGGTGTCAATAGAAGGTGGGATCGAAGAACTCGCCGAGATATGTAGGGGATATGGTTTGTCGGATAAAGAAATAGAAAAGATTTTGAATGATGAAGACTAAATACATAGGAATTTCCGGTGTCGCTAGAGTTGGAAAGAACTTATTCTGTGACATCGCGAGTGACATCTTAAAAGAAGAATACGGAAAACGGTCGGAAACTTTCGCCTTGGCCACGTATCTCAAACGTGACTGTGAACCATTTTTGAAGGAAAAGTTCGGTCTAAACGTCTGGTCGGAAGTCACCGAGGAGAAAACCATTTTTAGACCATTTCTAATATGGTATGGTGGCGTTAAGAGAAACTGGTCAAAAGGTAGGTGCTGGATAGATATGTTAGACCCTGAGATTCGTGCCAGTAAAGCTGATGTATGCTTTGTCAGCGACGTCCGATTTGCTAAATATGCAAACGACGAAGCATTCTGGATTCAGTCGGAGTTATCCGGTAAACTCGTTCACTTGTCAAGATATAAAGGTTATCCCGGCAGCGAGTTGAGAGATTATACGCCGCCCGCATCAACTGATGAAAGCGAAAACGACCCGATGTTAAAACGTATTTCGGATGCATCCTTAGAGTGGAAAGACTCTGGTTGTAAAACCCATGAAGACGCCAGAAAAAACTTGACTCTAAGAGAGAATGTCCGCCAGATATTATACAAGGTTTTGTGAAAGAGAATCTATACAATAATGGAGACACGTTTTTTGACATAGAGAAGTCTAAACTGCAAATCCAACTTATACAATGCACTACGCCTGTGCAAAATAAGCTATTTCGTGATACCATAAATAAACACCACTCGTATGTAAAATACAAAGATTCTCCGACGAGGAATCTTAGATACTTGGTCTACGAAGGCGTGAGTGGAAATCACGTAGGAGCCGTGGGATTGAGCAGTGCCACAATTGCGGTGGCTTGCCGAGATGCATTTGTTGGGTGGAACAATGAAACTAAGATGCGTCACCTAAACGAAGTCGCTAACAATAGTAGATTTTGCTTAATAAGAGACAACATCACCATAAAGAATGTGGCAAGTATGTGTCTTCGCCAGCTGCGCGAAGTTGGTGCAGTGGACTGGAAGAATCGTTACAACGACAGATTAATACTGCTTGAGACGTTTGTTCAGCCCGACAGAGATGTTTCATTAGACGGACACGTATCGAGAAACGGCAGTTGTTATAGAAGTGATAACTGGGTCGAGGTCGGAATGACATCTGGTGCAAGTATCCAAAAGTCTCCGTTATTGTTATGGGCGAAGGAGAAGGGAGAAAGAGGAAGGCTTGCCAGAGAAAACAAAGAGGAGTGTCTAAAGATATATGGAAAGTATCTTGGAGAACACAATGGTAGCGGATATAAAGTAACTGAAAGTAAGAAAAAAATTGTGTTTGTAAGACCTCTGGTCCATAATTGGAAAACCTTATTGAACCATGAGTGATTTTTTTGAATACGACAATCCGGAGGTAGAGTGTAAATATAGAATTTTGGTGTGGCCAAACATAACCTACTCCGAGGATTTGGAGAAGGATTCCTACGTGGTAGTGTTGTCAAACGTCATTCGTGAAGTCAACAAGATGGTTCCGGGAATATTTTGGTCTATAGTCACACCAAAAGAAGTCAAGAGTTTGAAATTCCCAAACACAGAACAACTCATATTGGATTTTCCGACGTATCCAAATTCGATGAGGATAAATTTCGACTTCAAGAAAGTGATGAACCTTGTCGATTGGCGGAAAAACGATTACGACATCATTTACAGCCATTTGCCAGAACACACGCTTCAACTTTCAAACCTCTTCAACAACCAGACTAATATACGTCCCAAGTTTTTGGGATACTGTCATTGGTATGAAGTAGAGGAAAACACTGCCTACGAGAAGAACGTGTTTATGAACAACATCGCGGGAACTCTTGAAATGCAAGAGTGTGGGGTGAACTCGAACTGGCTGAAGAACCTCATTCTAAAGAAGGCTTCCAAATTCTACTCTGATTCTGTGTTGAAAGACTTGGAGAGAATAATTCAGCCTCACTATCTCGGAACGGATGTAGATTTCGGAAACAATACGAACTTGATTCATAAATCCATTCTTTTCAACCACCGACCAAATGAGTATACGGGTTGGAATGAGTTTTTGAAATCAATGGATAAGTTATACGAAACTCGTCAAGACTTCACTGTGTATGTGACTCTTGCGGAAGTCGAACGGCCCTACATCAAGAAAGTGTGCCTCAATCGTAAAGACTACACGAATTTCTTAAAACAGATGCACGTTGGAGTTGGGTTCTTCAAAGACTACAGCGCATGGTCTATTTCCGCTACGGATGGGATGAGCCGTGGACTTCCATATCTTCTGCCTAAAAGACTTTGTTATCCCGAAATGGTTGGTGAGGATTATCCGTTGTTCTTCACAACCGACGCAGACTTTCTTTCAAAAATTGGAACCATTCTCGACGACCCTACCTTTAGAAAGACCCATACGGAAACTCTAAAATCCGTGGTTACAGACCTCTCGTGGAATAACACGGTCAAGGAGTGGTTTGGTGGGTGGAATGTCTTTGAGTTCGACAAACTCACCAAGGATACTCCTAGATACAATGATATTTTAAAATTGATAAAGACCAAAGGGTTTGTGTCAAAAGAAACCTTGATGGATTTCCTCGGTTGGGGTGTCAATATCTCCATGTCTCCTTATAGAAATAGACTCCGAGACGAACCAAATATAACCCTCTTAAAGTCCGGTTATCAATATAATAATTGATAATCTAATCTTTTCTAATCTTTTCTAATGTAGACCAATATGTATGGTGCATAATGGTTACAGAAGAAGAAAAAACTTCAATACAAGTCTCGGTTTCAATCCGAGATCTTCTTCGGGAATTTTGTGACGAAAACGGATTCAAAATGAATCGTTTCGTCGAAAAAGCCATCCTACAAGCCATCTCAGGAAGTTACAGAATATCAAATTATGAAAATGACAAAAGCACAAGCTGAAGCGAAGGTCTACGAACTAACCGAATCTCTTCTCATAACTAAGCGAGATCAAAAAGACGTTAATTCTGGTTACAAGGAAAAGATTAAGGACATCGAGTCTGAGATTAAAGCCATAATCGAAGAATATGACTCAACAGGTTCGGCACCAGCAAAACCATAATTATCTATGAAAAAGAAAAAGATACTACTCTTATCAGACGACCTCCGAATGTTTAGTGGCGTCGCGTGCCAGTCTCGTGAAATTGTTTTGAACACTATCCATCACTATGATTGGGTTCAAATTGCAGGTGCTATCCATCACCCAGAGGCCAACAAGATAGTTGATATGTCACAGGCGGCAGCGGAATACGCGAAGACTAAGAAGGAAGAAACATATCTTAAACTTTATCCGGTTGATGGATACGGTAACGAAGATATGTTGCTGTCAGTTATGGATATGGAAAAGCCGGATGCTTTGATGCACTTCACCGACCCTCGTTTTTGGGGATGGTTGTATCAGATTGAGAGAAAGATTAGACAGAAGATTCCATTGACGTATCTAAATATTTGGGATGACCTACCATATCCAATGTGGAACCGGCCATTTTATGAGAGCTGTGACTCATTGTTCAGCATCAGCAAGCAGACCATGAACATCAACAAGTGGGTATTGGGGCCCGAAAACTGTCGTTTAATCGAAGGTGATCTTGACAAGGACGGAAATTTGGTTAAACTCCAATAAGTTATGGAAACCATTGCAGAAAAAAACCTAAAATCAGTTATAGAACTCTACACTTGTTCGAGACAAGTCGGACATACCACCGCCGTAGTCGCCGCTGCTGAGGCTTGTGGTGCCGTAGTCGTGGTTCATAATGAGAGGATGAGAAGTCACATCGAAGATATGTCAGAGGAATATATCTCTACTGTATCCATAGATTCTCTGGACAAGTTGAGGGGTGTTTCTAAAGCAGTGGTGTTTGATAACGCGGCCATATTAGTCTTGGCCCAAGACTCTCTTCAAGAGATAAATAGACTTAATAGAATAATCTCAAAACTAAAACAGAACATTCAGTTTCAGTTGGACCAGGTCTGAACCTATGAAAAAACACTCTGTAGAAATGACTATAACCGATTCGTGTGGAAAAAAGTTGACGGGAACAATGGAATCTGACGCAATTTCCAAATTAAAGGAACTTCATGGATTGGATGGAACATCTGAGATGTATGAGGTTTTGATGGAAGAATTAAATTCAAACGAAAAGTAAAATATGCCACTAATAGAATCTACACTTAAACGTCTGATGGGAACCAAAGAAGAAGTATCGGGTTGGTTCGACCGAGCGCGTGAGTCGTATGCCAAAACGATGTTTACCAAATCAACCGCATTGGACGACACCGAACTAGGTTCTCCCTACGCACAGTTGGACCAGATAAATGGTCAGGAGAAAAAACAAGGATTGGTCTTTTACATGACCGCAAAAAAGAAGTCTGACGACTTTCTTCCCGGACGAATTCCTGATATAGAGGTGAGACTAGAATCCGTATTCGTATCGTTGCTTGAAACATCTATACCGAACCCAGAATAAATTTATGCCAATCAAAGGAAAACATCTACTACATTATTTGCCACACGGAATTAACGGCACGGTTTTTAAACCGTTGCCAGATAACGACCCGTCGGTGGTTAAACTTCGCAAGAACGTCTTCAAAGACAAGGAATATGATTTCATGTTCTTTTATAACAGCCGAAACATAAATCGGAAGAGAACGGCCAACATCATGTTGGCCTTCAGAACATTCTGTGACAATCTCCCGAAGGAGAAATCCGACAAGTGTATTTTGGTATTACATACCGAAAAGGTGTTGGATGCTGGAACAGATTTGAACGCGTGCGGCGAAGCGTTCCTCACGGGAATCAACCACATTGTTCTTGAAAACAGATATTCTCCGGAAGAAATGAATATCCTCTACAACATGGCCGATGTGACAATTAACGTGAGTTCAAATGAAGGTTTCGGTCTTAGCGTAGCTGAGTCAATTATGAGTGGAACTCCTGTGATTGTAAATGTCACCGGAGGACTTCAAGACCAAATCGGTCAAGTGGACGACGAGGGGAAGCCGGTGGAATTCTCCAGAGACTTTGGCTCCAATAACGTCCGTAAGTATTCACGTCATGGAATTTGGGCAAAACCAGTCTGGCCCGTAACACGAGTTATACAGGGTTCCCCGCCGACACCATACATCTTCGATGACTTGTGTAAGTGGGAAGACGTAGCCGACGCCATGATGTATTGGTATACCGCCGGAAAGACGAAGTGCTCAGAATGCGGAGCCGTGGGGAGAGAGTGGGCACTCGGCGAAGGTGGACTCAACCATCTAAACCTGGCCGACCAGTTTATAAAGGCCATGGATTTCACGTTAGAAAACTTCACTCCACGTTCGAGGTTCAGTCTTCATACCGATTCCGAATATGTGGGTCACAAGATGCCAGGTAATAGCATGGGATGTGATATTCCAAAGATAGATGTTGATAAAATACACAACGAGTTGAGAGAGAGTAAAATAACTTGAATCCAACACATTAGTTGGTAATATATCACAGATGATACTACAAGTTTTAAAGAATGACACGTTTCTGGTCGAACCGTTATTACCTACTCGTGGGACAGAGAAATCCACTGGGTATGACATAAAGGCCATATCTGAACCAGAAATAGTCGGTGTGAAAGATGCCGATAAAGAGTATTACTCTGAATATTACTCCTCGATAGATTATATCCAATATAGGACTGGGTTGTTTGTTTCACCAAAATCCTCCACGAGCTTTACTCCGTTTGGAAACGATGTCGTTGAGTATGACATTCTATTGATGCCTAGGTCATCTATATCAAAATACAATTTATCCCTTGCAAATTCCGTGGGCCTCATAGACACTGATTATAGAAACGAAATCTTAGTTAGATTCAACTATATTTGGCAGCCGGAAGATTACACCGTCATCAATGGTAGGATTTTTGGAAAACCAAATCTTTCTAAAATCTACAAACGTGGAGACGCGGTGGCTCAGATTAAAGTCACCGTGGTTGAGAGGGTAACTTTTCATCTAACCGATTCGTTAGATTCTACCACTCGGACCGGAGGATTTGGGAGCACTGATTCCAGTGCAAAGGAAACATTGCTCGAAAAGTTTAACTTAAAAACGCAAGAGTCAGCCGTATCTAAGAGATATTTGGACAACATCAAAGAAAGAGAAAAACAGTTTATATGAACAAACCATTATGTATTTTACAGTCAGCATTATTCACCCGTAGTGGATACGGTGAATGGTCATTAGCGATGGCTAAATCGTTGCTTAGATACGGTAAGTTGGATTTGAAGATCGTCCCTACTCGTTGGGGAGGATGTCCGTCCAAGACGTCGCTTTCCGACATGGAGACTCCTGAGGACATCGAATTGTTTAATCGTATTCTTCGACAGCCGTTACAAAAGCAGCCGGAAGTATTCATTCAAATGACTATTCCAAACGAATATCAGGCCCCCGCAAAGGTGAATATTGGTATGACCGCTGGAATTGAAACCACAGTTCCACCGGGAGAGTGGATAGAGGGGATGAACCGGATGACGGCGAATTTCGTTTTATCCAATTTCGTCAAGGATGTGTTTCAAAAAACGGTATTGACAAAACAAAACCCAAATGGGACGAAAGAAGAGATTAAACTGAAGAAACCCATCGAAGTAGTCAACTGGGGCGCAGACACATCCATCTATAAAAAGACGGACGAGAAGTGTCCAACCTTAGATTCAGAACTTTCTGCGGTAAAGGAAGATTTTTGCTTTTTATTCGTAGGACAGTGGACGCACAGCAATGGATTGTTCAGTGACAGAAAAGACATCGGAATGTTGATTAAGACGTTCTGTGAAGCCTTCGCGAATCAGAAGAACAAGCCTGCTCTCATACTTAAAACCAGTGGAGTAGCGTTCTCTCAGGTAGATAAACACGAGTGTCTACGGAGGATAAACGCTATTAAGGCCACTGTCCAGGGTGACCTTCCAAACGTGTATCTTCTTCACGGAGAATTGTCCGATGTCGAAATGAACGCACTATTCAATCACGAGAAGGTCAAGTGCCACGTAAGCTTCACTCACGGTGAGGGCTACGGCCATCCACTTTTACTGGCCTCTTTGAGCGGTAAACCGATAATGGCGTCGGATTGGAGTGGACATTTGGATTTCTTGAACAGAGACAATTCCTATCTTCTCCCAGGAGAAATCAAACCGGTCAGAGGAGATTCTGTAAATCAGTGGATAATCAGAGAATCGTCTTGGTTCCATGTAAACTATGAGAAAGCCAAGGAAAAGTTGAGAGGAATGGTCACGAACTATGACAAACTAACTGAGAAAGCACTCGTAGCAAGCATAGTAAACAAAGATAAGTTCAGCAAGGAAGCGATAGACGTCCAATTCCATGCTATGTTGGATAAATACATTCCGGAGTTTCCAACTACTAGCCAGATTGTTCTTCCGAAGTTGAAAAAACTTGAACTTCCTACGTTGAAGAAGATAGAATTGCCAACTTTGAAGAAAGTGTAAAATGAATGATGTCATAATATCTTATCTGGTTACGTGTAAGAACGAAGGGGAACAGCTTAGGGATCTTTTACGAGTTCTATCGAATTACAGTCTGGGTTGTGAGTGCGTCATCCTCGATGATTACACTGACCACGAACTCACCCGAGCGGTGCTTAACGAAACTAAGAACGACCCGTTTTTTAGAATAGAATTACACCACCTAAATAAGAATTATTCGGAACACAAGAATTACGGAAAGTCTCTCTGTAGAGGCAAATGGGTGTTTCAGATTGACGCCGATGAAATTCCTTCCGAGACATTGCTCCAGAATTTGCAGGAAATACTCCTTTCAAATGAAAGTGTGGAATTGTTTTGGCTTCCACGGATAAACAACTTCATCGGAGTGACCGACGCCCATGCGAAGCAGTGGGGATGGAATATAAACAATCCTAATAAGTGGGTAAACTGGAACAACGGAGATTATCAAGGTAGACTTTTCAAAAATCTCCCTCACTTGGAGTGGAAGCGACCGCTGCACGAAAAAATAGAAGGGTTCAGGGTAGAATCTTGGTTTCCGAAAGAAGAAGACTTCGCGTTGATTCACACGAAGACAATAGAGAAACAGATAGAGACTAATTTGGGTTACAACAAAAATTTCAGTGAAGAGTTGAATAAGGGGCATAACCTAAAATGAACGACAACAAGGTGAGATATTTACAAGAGACTCGTTGCCACGTCCGATCCGTGCAACTGTATCTAAGCGAGTTCTCAGGAGAGCTTTACCGCAGGGGAATCCTTCACGACAATTCAAAGTTTTATGAACCAGAGTTGACGGGATTTTCTGAAAACATAGACAACGTTCCGAATATTGTTTATGGGAGCGAAGAACACTCCAGGAAATTGCTGGAGATGAAGCCTATTATAGATGTTCATCACGAAGAAAACCGACACCACCCGGAACACTGGGATAACGGTGTGGATGATATGTCATTGTTGGATATAATCGAGATGTTGATTGATTGGAAGTGTGCATCGCAACGATACAAAGATGGAAGCCTACGAAAGTCGGTAGACATAAATTGTGAAAAATATAACATATCCCCACAACTCAAAAAGATACTCTTGAATACGATTCGAGATCATTTCCCGGAGGACGCGTGAAAACTTTGATTTACACCACAGCAATAGACTCCGATTCAACGAAGGTCAAGAACTCTGATTACAGCAGTTATGGTATCAAGAGTTGGGAACGTTGGTGTAACAAAAACCACATAGACTTTCATGTGATTCGTGACAATCATCCTAGATATAAGTTCCCGGTTTGGAATAAGGACAGGATTTTCGAGATAGTCGGTGACACTTATGATAAGATTGGATATGTTGATTCCGACACGATTGTTAAATGGGATTGCCCGAATCCGTTCGACCTCTACACCGATGAGTTCTGTGGTGTTAAGGAGATAAGCTCCCTCCGATGGATTTACAATTCAATACAATCGTATGGACACTTCTATAAGGGGGGTGTTGAACTACCACTCGATGAATACATAAACAGTGGGGTGGTATTCTTTAATAAAGAACACCGTTATATCTACGACGAACTGATAGAACTCTACATCAAGAACCAAAGTGAACTGGATACCATAAAAGGTGTAGGGAAGGTCCAAACATTGCTTAACCTGTGTCTTAAAAAGAACCGGGTAAAACAGAAATATCTTGATGACCGATGGAATCTCTTCTCTATTCACAAGAAGAATATGTTCACTCACAACTGGCAATTGAATGAAGATATGGAACCGTTTTTTGTAAAGTATGCATATATCTGGCATTTTACCGGATTCCCAATCGAAAGTAGAACGGAAGTTATGAGAAAAGTATGGGAGGGATTTGAAAATCGTTATGAATAACATCGTCTTCATAATAAACGTAAAGAACGCCGGAAAACCAAAGCCGGAGTATGACCTTTCTATAAAGAGTTGGAAGAAGTTCTGTGAAAAACACGGTCACGAACTATTCGTTCTGGATTCTCCGATTGTAGACCAAGAACAAATGGGCATAATCTGGCAGAGATACTTCCTATTTGATTTGTTGGATCACAATCAGATAAAATACAATCAGATTTTGATAGTTGATGCGGATACGATTGTTCATCCACAGTGTCCAGATTTCTTTGAATTTACCGAGAACAAATACACTCTCGTTAAAGATGACGGTGACTATGATTGGATACTTCGGTCTATGGAGAACTACAAGAAATTTGTATTTCCAGACGAACCGATGTTCGAGTGGTTTAATTACTACAACAGCGGATTCCAGATAGTTAACTCGACCCACCGACCTTTTTTTGACACAATGCGTGGATTTTATGCGGAAAACCACGAAGCGATACGTTGGTGTCAAAAGACATTTGGTGTAGGAACTGACCAAACTCCACTTAATTTTCTTTTAAGACGTGAGAAGGTGGAGATTAAAGAATTGTCATATAAATACAATTGTGTTTGCCTAAATAAGAAGGAAGTGTTAGACTCCGATATGTTACATACTAAGGTAGCACACGTTATGCATTTTAACGGGCTGCCGGATAAGGATAAAAGTGTTCCGTATTGGATGGAACTAACTTACAACCATTTATATGAAGATAGGAATAGTAGGTAGGGGATATTTTGGGACCAAAATATATGAGACGTTAAAGGATTCGCATGAGATCGTTTTCTTTACCGGACGAGAACTGCTTATTGATTACGACATAGATTGGGCCATCATCGCGTCTTCAAACGACTCTCATTACAAGTTGGTTGATGAGTTTATCAACCGTGAGATAGATGTATTTTGTGAAAAACCATTAACAACAAATTTCTCCGATGCAATTGAACTCTTAAACCGTGCAAAACGAACCGGTGTGAAGTTGTATGTGGACGACATATTCTTATACAATTCCGAATATCTGGCGAAACGGGAAGAGATGCGCAATTCGTCAGAATTGACGTTCAGTTGGAAAAAATTCGGTTCGTTCAAAGATAACATCGTAAACAATCTGACTTATCACGACTTGTATCTATTGGTAGATTTGTTCGGATACCAACGGATTCGGGGACTACAATCCACTGTTAACCGTATAAACGAGAAGGTCTGCACGTTCTTGTATGGTTCCAAAAAAATCACGTTGGAATATAATCGACTTTTCATGGGAAAATCCGAGAAGACGGTGACGTATGACAAAAATGTATGTGATTTCACAAAGAGTGATAACAACTCTCTGTTAGATATGTTCGCAGCCGTGTTTTCCGAAAAAGCGGATTTTAACAGAAATGAAGAACTAACACGGTCGGTGCAATCTCTGATGCGTGCAAACTTTTCTGGTTACAACTCTAAACCGCAACTTGCCGTAGTCGGCGGCGGAATCTTCGGTGTGACCGCAGCGTTAGAACTTATGAAGGATTTTAACGTAACCCTTTACGAGTCTAATTATGGATTATTGAACAATGCGAGTTCTATAAATCAATATCGAATCCACCGAGGGTATCACTACCCAAGAAGCAAGGAGACTGCACACTCATCAAAATCAGGAAACGACTCTTTTCTTAAAACATACAACTGCCTAAGTGATACGGTTACTAAGAATTATTACTGCATCGCAAAGGTTGGGTCAAAAACTGATGCTGAGGGGTATTTGAAATTCTTGAAGGAAGCTGGATTGGAGTTCTGCCCGTTAAATCTGGACGTCTTAAAGTCGGAAAATTTAAGTCTGACTGTGGAGGTTTCGGAGAAACTGTTCGATGCAAAGAAGTTGCTGACGTCGGTTTATAACCTAATTGATTCATATGAACTTCCATGTATTCTCGGTTCGACTTTTACGAGGGATATGAAAGCGAACTATGATTATGTTGTGAACTGTTCTTACGCAAACCTTAATTACATTTTGGAGGACGAACAACAGTTCGATTGCCAGTTTGAGTTGTGTGAGAAACCTGTAGTAAAGATGCCTGCCTCCTATAAAGGAAAGAGTATTGTGGTGATGGACGGTCCATTTATGTGTGTGGACCCGTATGGTTCAACTGACAATCATGTGCTTGGAAATGTGGTTCACGCTATACATTGTTCTAATATTGGCAAGTTCCCAATAATACCCGACAAATACACTTCCTTACTAAATCGAGGTGTAATCCCATCAAATGAGTTGGTAGGAATCACCAAATTTGATAAATTTATCACATCCGCAAGACCGTTTTTTAAGGATATAGAATCTTCGGAACACATCGGTTCTATGTTCACAGTTAGAACTGTTTTGCCGATGAAAGAACATGACGATGCACGGCCGAGTTTGATAAAGAAACATGACGACAAGGTTTACACCATTTTTTCAGGAAAAATAGCGACGTGTGTAGATTGTGCAAAAAATTTGAAAGAAACTCTTCTTAAACAATAATATGACATTAGATTCAATATTGGAAATGGTTCCGGATAAATTTTCGGATATAACGACGACATCAAAGAAATTCAAGACTGACGTTTATACGTTTTTCAATACACCCGAGTTTTCTGACAAAACGTGTCTTGAGATAGGGTGTAAGAACGGGTATACAACACTTGTGCTTACATATTTGTTTAAAATGGTGTATGGGATAAACTACGATACGATTGTATCTCCGAACAATTTTTTGGTATCCAAGGATAGGAGTAATTTTAAACTATTTGCTCAGGACGTATATAAACTCGGTCTTCCTGTGAACGACTCTGATGTGATTTTTGTGGATGCTATTCATACCTATCAAGCCGTTCTTATAGATATAGAGAATTCATTAAAACTGAAATCAGTTGGTAAAAAATATTTCATTTTCGACGACATTGGGTTATACCCAGAGGTGAGAGCGGCTGTATATGAGTGTGTCGATGCTGGGTTGTTGAAGGTGGAGAAGAAAATTGGGTATGGTCCGTTCGACGGGGACTTTGTAAGATTGCTGAGCGACTATGAAGGGGTGATTTGTTCTGAAAAATGAATATCAAGATATTAGAATTGGATAAGCACAGAAACGAAACTACGTTTCGACCATACCTTGCAGCTCAGAGTGAGTTCGAGAAAAACGGAATTTTCTTTGTAGAATCGGAAAGAGATGCCGATGTTCTCTTTGTTGGACAGGCCTCCATAATAGATAAGAAAATTCCCTTGCAGGAATCCGCAATGAAGGGGGTCAATTTTTTGAAAGAGTTGGATAAGCCTTACATCGTATTCGATGGACAGGATTCGTCAAGTTTGATTGGAGTTTGGGATGCCTGTAAATGGTTTTCCGGTATAAAGTGTGTGAAGAACGTGATATTGAAAGATTTGAATGGATATGGAAAAAGGTATCCGAATGGCAGATGGTTTTGGGGCAGAACCACTGATGGATATTCTTTGACAGAAGAATCGGTCAAAGAGTTGGATTCGTTTTTGGTTCCTGGCGCAACCAATTGGCTTAATACGTATGGGAACAAATTTCCACTACAGAAAATAAATAGAAACAAGAAATACGACGTGGCCATATTGATTGGATTGGCTAAAGAAGGGGCTGAACATGGGTTTCATAGTGCCGATTATTATAACGAATCTCGACTGAATTTATTTGAGGTCGCAAAGAGGTTGAAGTGTAAAGTCATAACCACTGAGAAAACCGGGAAATTGGATCGCCAAAAATACTTGGAAACTTTGTGGGACAGCAAGTTCTGTATATCTCCATTTGGTTTCGGTGAGGTAAACATTCGTGAAATCGAAGCGTTAATGGTCGGAAGCGTAATCGTTAAACCTAACATCGAAAGTGTCATCACGACACCGAATATATACGGTCAGGGTATGTCTATTACGTGTAAGGATAATTACAGTGATTTACCTGACCTCATGGATGAATTGTTACCAGAATATTACGATTTCGCCGAAGCGATGATTGAGAACCAGTATGCTAAGTTCCAATACGAGTCAGCGGATTCAACGTTGGTGGCCAGAACGATTAAAAGTATATTAACATGAAATACAAATACTCCATTGGCACCCATGTAATGTTCTATGAGATAGAAATGCTCAATGATTTCATCTCTGGGCTCATAAACCTGATGCACGACGTGGAGACTAAGGAACGTGTATATATTGACCTCGCCTTCAACGTATCACAGTTTTTTGAAGAAGTGGATTTTTACAAAATCTCGAAGGACGAACTCATAAATAAGTTCAATAAACAGTTGGATAGACTGAAACCTTTTATACACGAACCCAATTTATCCACCCGGGTTATTAACAATGACAATGAGTTTTATACTCAAACGGATTATAGACGTGAATACAACTCAAAGTTCTGCAAGATTGTTGATTTCGTGATGTGGGGTGAAACGGACAGCTTTTTTCCAAAACAAGCGTTCTCTTGTTTGGAGGTTCTAGGAGACTATTCCCGTGAGGTTGGTGTGAACCGATTTGTAGCAAGTTTTGCCGACAGAAAGATGTGGGATTCTAGTTGGGATGCAACAGTTCATCCAAATTTCCTCGACCACAAGTTCGTAGAGGACGACTTTGAAAACAAAAATCAGGCAAAGTCATTCATGTCAATCGAAGAAATGAATAGGATAAACGAGTCGGCTAAGAGCTTGGACCTAATCCACATAAACTACCCAAAGATAGACGGTTCGTGTTTGGTGTTAAGTTCGGATTTTATACGTTCCGGTATAAACATACCACCGTGTTTTATTCACAACGACGACGAAAGTTTGTCTTTGGTTGCGAAGCAGATGCTTGGTGACCAGTATTATCAATTTATTTTCAAAAACATACTGAAGGTTCATGCGAGGAGACACCCTAGAAAGAGAACATATGTGTTAAATGAGAACAATCCCAACGGTTTTTGTAATGAGAAAAAGGGGGATTGGTGGAAACGTTTCATACAGATGTCTCAACATAATGTCGCGATTCTCATAAAAAACCAAGGTAAGTTTTTGACCTTTGAAGACTTTAAAAACAGCGTATGAACGAATTGAATGTTGTAATTTGTATAGATGACGTCCATCCACAGAAAAACTGGAGGATTCACGGAGATGTAGTCGAATCCTATCTGGATTCTCTGAACAGCACCTTTGGAGCCAAGTTCAATCTGTTTATACCGTCATATTACCATTCCCTCACACCCCTTCGTTTATACCGAGATTGGGTAACTTGGATGAAGGATATGGGATACTTTGAGTTATGCGCCCACGGCCATTTTCACAGTTGCAAAAATTCTATGTTAGGCGAACAAGAGTTCCTTGAGATAGACTACATTGATGCCAAGGAGAGGGTGTCGATGATAGTTGATGAATGGGATAAGGTGGGGGTCAAACCGAGGGGATTTAGAATGCCTGGCTGGGGATGCTCTCAAGGGTCAGCTCAAGCGGTGGGTGAGTCGTTCGACTATGTTGCGGCCCACTCCGAGATAAACTATAACATCACATTTCCGACAAAGACTTTCTACGGTTGTGATGGAATCCACGAAACGTCCGGTATGACAATTCAAAAAAATCAAACCGTGGTGTTTCAGTCTCACATATTCGGTGACTGGAATAAGAATGTGTGGAACGAAAAGAATTACGAGAACTTCTTTATGGTTCTTGACTACCTGAGAAATACCTATACTGTTAACTTTACAACTTTCGGCGAATTGACATGAAAATAGCATTTGTAACTGAGATGGGGTTCTTTGGAAAAGTTCCTAGAAATCATAGGAACATGCGTGTGGAGTTTGCGTGGATGTGTGCGTTGGGAGCGGAGCATTTATGTTGTAACGCATCGGCGATAGATTCTTACGATTTAATTGTGGTTATTCTTCCTAAGAAAAATCTCAACGTATGGATACAGGAAGATTACATAGAAAAGTTCAGGAAACACACCAAACGCCTCGCGGTGATGCAAGAGGGGCCTCATTGGTATTTTCAAGATTACGATATACCGACTCAATTTTGGTTTTACAACATTTTGATGTCAGCGGATATACTGTTCACTCATAATCAGAACGATAAACGTTATTATGAGGGAATCACTTGTCATCCGATGGTGAAGGTTATGCCATCGCTTATGATAGAAGACCTTGTTTCTAACACTCAACCGAAGAAGTCTGCTGGAACCATGATAGGTGGAAACTTTGTCAACTGGTATGGTGGATTTGATTCATACATTGTAGCACAAGATATTGGAGAAAATATATACTGCCCAAGTATGGGTAGAAAACAGCCGAATGAGGATGCTATAGAAAACATTCAACATTTGCCATATCTCGATTGGGCGGGGTGGATGGATAATCTATCGGTTATGAAGTATGGCATCCATCTTATGCGAACCCACGCGGCGGGAACATTTGCTTTAAATTGTGCTTACTTCGGAATACCGTGTATAGGATACAAGGGGTTGGATACTCAAGATATATGTCATCCGAGTTTAACGGTGGAGGTTGCCGATGTTAAACGTGCTAGGGAGCTGGCTAGAGAACTTTTGGATGAACGGTTTTACAAAAAGTGTTCGGAAGAGAGTCGGCATTTATACGAAAAAAACTACAGAGAACCCACCTTTATCTCTTACATGAATGAAATATTCTCTGCGTTGAATTAAAAGAAAATTCGCAAGTTTTTCGGCGGTATATATTTAGTGAAATCTATGAAATACACATTTGAAGACAAACTTTTTTTAGTTACGGGCGGCAGCGGATTTTTGGGAAAACCTCTCGTTGAGAGGCTTTTGAAATCCGGTGCTCGCGTCAGAATATTAGCGAGGGACGAGGGAAAGCTCATCGAGACGAAACAACTATACCCATCGGTGGAAATTCTCACCGGAGATGTATCGGATGAATTCGAGGTTAAACAAGCAATGGTTGGGGTCAATGGAGTATTCCATTTAGCCGCATCGAAACACATTGGAATCGCTGAAAAACAAGTCCGTGAGTGCATCAAATCAAACACGATAGGTTCCATGAACATCCTATCAGAATCGCTTGAAAACTCTAACCTTGAATTTGTTATAGGCATTAGCACTGACAAGACCGCACAAGTATCTGGGGTTTATGGGGCGTCTAAGTTTTTGATGGAACGTCTGTTCAAACAGTATGAAAGATTGAATCCGACGTGCGATTACCGAATAGTCAGATACGGAAACGTATTATACTCCACGGGGTCTGTATTGTGTAAGTGGAAGGATTTGATACAAGATGGGAAACAGATAACCATAACTGACCCGAGAGCCACTAGGTTTTTTTGGACGGTTGACCAGGCGATAGATTTAATCTACGATTGCTTGACTAATGCCAAGGATGCCTCTCCGTATGTGCCGACCATGAAAGGTATGAACATGGAGAATTTGTTGCTGGCGATGGAGCAGAAATACGCGCCGAATGATGCACCGATGCCTCCCTGGAATATAATCGGACTTCAACCTGGTGAAAATCTACACGAAAAGATTTTAGAAAATGGATTGAATTCAAGCGAAGTCGAACAATACACCATTGAAGAAATTAAACAACTTATATGAAAATTGTTCAAATAGGAACAAACTCCGGATTTGACACTACAAATAGATTTTTGAAGTCATACGCTCTCACATACGATGTGAGTATGGATTTGGTCCTTCTAATAGAACCTCTTAGAAAGTTGAATGCCAATATAATTTCCAATTATCAGGGGATGAATAATGTTCATATAGAAAACGTCGCTATAGTCAGTAATAATGACACTAACTTTGTAGATTTTTTTTGCAATTTCTCTAAAGTCGGCCTTGACGAACACTCGTCGTTGAGTAAGTCACATCTTTTGTATAAAATTGGAAAAGACAGTGGACACGTTGAAGAAACGGTTGAAAAAATAACAGTTCCATGTGAAACTATAATGTCTATGTTGAACAGACATTTTGTAAAACATTTAGATATTCTTTTTATTGACGCCGAGGGTAGTGACGGTGACATAATTATGTCTATAGACTTTGCATCTGTATCAATACACACAATTATTTACGAGGATCGTTTCCTTGAAACGGAGATGTCCAAAAAAATACAATCTTTATTAAAAGACAAAGGTTACTCTTCTTATTTGTTATCCAACGGTGATGTAATTGCTACAACTTTGGATATATACGAGAATCACATTATTCACCATTTATCCTCTGTTTATAAATCTAATTTTGAGACGAAAATATGAAAATTCTTATATTGGGCGGAAACCGGTTCATAGGAAAGAAACTTGCTTCGAGATTATCCATAGAGGGTCACGATGTAACAGTGTTGAATAGAAGCGGCACCGGTCCAGAGGGGTGTGAAATCATAAAATCAGACAGAGACGGGCTATCTAAAGTCGATAACGATTTTAACGTGGTCATAGATTTCTGTCTATTCAAACCGGCCCAAGCAGAAGCTTTAAAGTCTTTCCTAAAGCCTACCCAACATTATCTGTTTGTAAGTAGTGCAGCCGCATATTTAGATGATAATCGTCAGTGTTATGACGAGAGTATGAAAATCGGCGGGAGGGCTGGTTTTGGAGACTACGGTAAAGAGAAGGCTGAGTGTGAATCCATAATATCAAACTCCAGTGCATACGAACTCATAGTTCGCCCACCTTATATCGTTGGGAATGATTGCCCTCGGCCCCGACTTAGGTTTTACATAGAGAAGATTTTGTCTGATGGAAAGTGTCCCGTCGCTGGTGACGGAAACGCTTTGTTTAGCATTGTATGGTCGGGAGATGTAGTGGATACTTTACATGATATGGTCGTCCAACCGTGGAAATACCTACATGGTTCCGCATACAACATATCATCATCTGACGTGTATTCTACGAAAACCTTGATTAAGGAGATTGCTACATTTCTAAATCGTCCGTATGAAATTGTAGAAAACTCCAAGGACGTCCCGTTCTTGAATGAAAATTTGATAACATCTCCGGTCAAATTAAACAGAAAATTTAAACCGATAAAATATAGACTAAAAGAGTTCTGTGAGTATAGTAGGATAAGTTATGAATAAGTTACTAAGATCAAAACCATACATTCCAGAGGAAACTATCCCATCCATAATGAGGAACTTGGAGGAAGTCATACGAAGCGGTATGTTCATTCAGGGGAAATACGTCTCACAGCTTGAGAAGATGTTCGCTGAATACTGTGGGACAAAATATGCTGTTGCAACAAACTCCGGTGCTACCGCATTGGAGGTCGCTTTAAGAGCAACCGGTGTAGAGGGGAAGAAAATCATTGTCCCGACCCAAACGTTCGTAGCGTCTGTAAGCGCCATAGTGAGGTCAAATAATATCCCCGTGATTGTTGATGTGGAGGAAGACACACAGAGTTTGAGTGCTAGGATTATTCGTGAGAATGTTGATAATGATGTTTTTGCTGTCATGTGGATTCATATGGCTGGCTTTATAAGTCCGGATTATTACAACATAAAGAAGTTGTGTGATTCTCTTGGGATTCTTTTAATTGAGGACGCATCTCATGCTGTAGGAGCTTCCATAGATGGAATTAAAGCTGGAAACCTTGGTTTCGCAGGATGTTTTTCATTGTTTGCCACCAAGATTATAACAAGTGGTGAGGGTGGAATCATAACCACCAACGATCACCAGTTCGCGGAGGAATGTAAGGTGATACGAAACCACGGTTGCGTCCGAAATCCCGCACCTTACGAGGGGATTGATTTTGGAGTAAACTGCACCTATGCGTCATCAAATTATAGGATGCCGGAGTTGTCGGCAGTGGTCGGTGTCAGTCAGGTTCCGATGATAGACCAGTTTGTGTTAAAGAGGAATTGCCTAGCCACTGCCTATGATTTGTATATTACGAATCCGAAGGTGACTAAACCGAAGATACCTTCAAACACGGTTATGACGTGGTGGCAGTATATAATTTCTCTTCCAGTTGGAACAAAGTTGGAAGAAAGGACGGCTCTTTGCACGGAGTTATTGAAAACACATGGTATTGCCACCGCAAATGCGTATTGGCCAGCCTGTCACGAACAACCTGCGTTTCTGAAGTATATAGATGGGCAGAAATACGAAGTCACCGACAGCCTCCTAAAAAGACACTTGTCGTTGCCACTTTATGTCGAAATGGATCTCGAACAGGTGAAGTATGTTTCTGATGTCGTCAATCACATTATATGAAAACCGTAGGAATCCATCAGCCTAACTATCTCCCTTGGTTGGGATACTTTGACAAAATTGCCAAAAGCGATACGTTTGTTGTATTCGATAATGTTCAGTTTCCGAGAGGGAAACAACACTTCGGTCATAGAAACTTGATAAAATCTCCATCCGGTGAAGGAAAGTGGTTAACTGTTCCTCTTGTCGGTAAGAGTGACATGAAGAATTTCAACGAAATTGCAATAAACTACAATGGGTGGAACGACGACCATTTGAATCTTATGAAGTCGTATTATGCCAAAGCACCTCATTTCAAGACATATTTTCCGCACATCGAGAATAAATTGAAAGTTCAATACACAACCTTATCGGAAATGAACGTGGAATTGATAAAGATGTTTTTGGGTTTGATGGAAATAAACACCGAAGTAGTTCTGTGTTCAGATTTGTGTAAGGATGAAGTTTCGGGTGGAGATAGAATAATGCATCTACTAAAGAAGTTGGGTGCAACTCACTACATTTCGGGAACAGGTACTGGCTCAATGAGATACATAAACGAGGAATCGTTCAAAGCCAATCAAATAGAACTTCGGTGGCAACACTACCAACATCCACACTACACTCAACTTTTCGGAGAGTTTAAGGAAAATATGTCCATTGTGGATTTGATTTTCAATCGTGGAAAAGATAGCCGAGAAATTTTGGTAAATTGATATGAAGAATGTAATGGCAATAGGAGCGCATCCTGACGACATTGAATTTGGTTGTGCAGGGACACTGATTCGTCACCGAGAGGTTGGCGATACAATCGTCTATGTGTGCATGACCGATACGGAGTCCCAGGACGGGACAACGGGTGAGATAATAAGGAGTGCTGAACAAGTCAGAAACGAAACGGTTGCAGCAGCGAAGGAGATAGGTTGCACCACGTTGAAATTTCTTCCGTTCAAGGATTTACACGTTCCGTTCTCATTTCAATCGGTTAGTATGCTTGAATCCATAATAAAAGAGTATAAAATAGACACTCTATATACACATTGGGCTGGAGATGCCAACCAAGACCATATAGCCACATTTAAGTCTACTATGGCTGCCGCAAGATACGTTCCTAATGTATTTTGTTACGAACAGATACCTATATCGAGAATGACCGACAATCAGATGGAAATCAATTACTATGTCGATGTAGAAAAACAATTTGAAAAGAAGATACGTGCGGCGCTGTGTCACGAAAGTCAGATAAGGAAATATTCAAAAATAGGATTGGATGTTGAGGAAAATTTGACCACGTTGGCAAAATTTAGAGCGATACAGGCTAAGTGCAAATACGCAGAAGCGTTTAAAATCCTAAAAATGGTAAATCACTGAATTATGAATATCGAATTTGACGTAACACTGAACTGCAATTTTAGTTGTCTGAACTGTAATCGACACAGCAATTTCAACTCACTAACAAACCCATACGATTCGGAAAAATCTGCTGGGTTGAATTATTACGGAAACACAAACGTTTCTCTTGAAGCTGTTGACAAACTTATCTCGGATATAAAGGAGAATAGGAACGTCGAGAAGATTCATATCATAGGTGGTGAACCACTCACACACCCTAAGATTGACATGATAGTTGACCGATTGAGAGATGAATTGCTTGGCAATTATGTCCCCGATATTGTGATAATATCCAATCTCCATCCCAAGATGTTAAAAGCGGGAACGCTCGACACGCCTGAACAGTTTTTGAAGTTTTATCGTTTTGATAGACATGAACAAATAAAGTGGGGTTATTCACCGGAATTTCTTCCGAATCTTCTAACATCCATAAAGAATTATATGAATTCGGAGAATGTGAGTGTAGAAAAATTCTCTGAGATGGCGAGTCTCATTAAAATCGAAGAATCTCCTAATGGAGACATGAGCATCGCTGATATACTATCCAGAGTGAGGGCCTTTAGAGGGGTATTGGTGAGTAATTTTACTCCATTAGATGAGAAATCTGACGTTCATAGATGTTCATTGGTATCACCGTATGACTCTGGTCAGGAGATGATTCCTCTTTGTAATATACCAAATCGTTGTGGAACCAATTATTCCTTCGATGGATATTGGCCGTGTTCCCAAGGAGCAGCCATTGCCCGTCTTTTTAATTTGAAACAGTTCAATAGAAAAGATATTCCCAAGTCATTTGAGGATTGGCCTGGTGTGGATAAAAAAGGAAACGCTGCGGTTAACAAAAATTCTCCTATATGGGAACTGTGTAAACACTGTCAGTTGGCTGCCAAATCTAAGATGTTAGAAAAAGACCACGGCCGGCCTATATCTGTGAGCTATAGAAAAGCTTTGGGTATAGAGGCAGGAGAAACCTCTAATTCCGAATATGTTGTAGCTGCACACAAGAAAAACCTCGCCTCATCAATATACTTAGACTCTGATAAAATTTAAATTATGCATACATTTTTACCAAAAAAACGACTGGACTCTTTATTAGCTGTAGCTAAAAGGTCGTCCGCTCTATCCGGCCAAATGGCCGAATTAGGTGTGGCCTACGGATATGTTTGTGAAGAACTGGCAAAATCTTACACCGACAAAACGGTTTATGCGTTCGATACCTTTGAGGGGTTTTCTTTATTGCCCGACAGTTATTTTAACGCATCACCGAATTTCGACGTTAAGATCTATAAAGAGAGATTTGAAAGAACTACTGAGTGGGATAAAAACTGGGGATCTGAATTTCCTTGGGAGAAAATTTTGGAAAACTTGAACCGATATTCAAACATAGTAGTCAAGAAGGGACTCTTTCCGGATACAGCAGTAGGATTAAACGAGTCGTTCTGTTTCGTTCACCTAGATGTAGATATTTATAAAAGCACTCTTCTCGGCCTCGAATACTTTTACGAAAGATTGGTTCCCGGTGGAAGTATTGTTATTGACGATTATTTCGAGGAACATCGTTATCCCGGAGTTAAAGACGCGGTTGATGAGTGTCGTAAAAAATTTGACATAAAACACGTCGATGCAAGCGTGTCAGGTCAGGGTATCATAATAAAACCATGAACCTAAGTGTAAATCCTGAATTTGGTATAGAACTTACACTGGCGGTTCCCTACGCACATTTCTTGCATAAGAATGGTCAATTAGAATCAGTGGAAACCTCAATGGGGATGAAACCGTTCTATTTTTTCTGTAAAGATGTCAGAGAGGTTTATCGGGGAAGAAGTTTAGATAATTTAGCCGCGTTAAAACAGGTTCCTAACAAATGGATACACCATAACGCCGAGGCAGTTCTGGGAAAAGATTATAGTCTCCTTACCGACGAAGAGAAAGCGTCTGTAAATGGGGTTCTTGACTACTCGGAATGGCTGCCGGTCGATTTCAAATCCCATTACAGAAACGAAGAATTCAAGTTTGATAAACCAATGGTCTTTGTGACCAATAAGTTTAATATAGAACATGGAGAAGTTCCAATGGGATACTTTGACATAGAATGTCTGTGTTGGATGTTCGACTTTTTTAAAAACAAAGGATACACAGTTATTTATAAACGGGCGACAAACCGAGAAACGGAATTTTCTAAGGATGCCAATGAAATTCAGTCTCTCGAAAATGGATACGAAGACATATGCGCCGATGTTGCTGGTATAGGAGTCATTACCGACTTCCAGTTGACAAAATACTTTGATAATGTTATTCTCCTCTCTGATATTGTGGGAAAATCAAAACAGCCTTATAATGAAGTTCAACTGAAGGTTTTGGCTAACTGTGATAAGTTTGTAAGCGTATGTGGTGGAAATTCGATATTATCTTCCATGTTCGGCGGAACCGTGATAAGTTACATTCATAAGGGAAAAGAACTCCGACCAAATTACTTTGGTGTAAATAGTTACTTCAGAAAGTTGTCAGGAGCAAACGTAATACCTACAGTAGATAGAACAGTCATGTTTAACGGTGAACATGATTATTCTGAATTGAAGAGTGCAATAGAAAAGAATTTTTAAAATATGAACATTAGCTTCATTCAACCATCGCGGGACAATCTGAAATATCTTAAATGGTCTTACGACGCATTAAGAACCAATCTCAGTCACAGAAATCACGAGATATGCGTTGCCGACGATTTTAGTTCCGATGGAACGGAGGAGTGGTGTAAGGAGATGTCGGAAAAAGACCCACACTTTAAATACATTCGTAATAATGGCCCTAAACGAGTTGGACATACAATTCTTTACGATAGATTGATAAACGAAGTTGCCACTAATGATGTGGTGATGATTTATCATGCGGATATGTGGGCGTGCCCAAACTTCGACCTAGCGGTGGAGAAACACATCAAGCCTGGGACGGTTGTAAGTTTGACCAGAATAGAACCACCGTTGCACCCACCGGGTCCAGAAAAGATTGTTGCGGGATTTGGAACCGAACCGGAAGATTTTGACCCAGAGAAGTTTTTGACGTGGTTTAAGTCGCTCAAGAATACATACGAAAACGTCACCACAGAAGGAATCTTCGCTCCTTGGGCAATATACAAGGCAGATTTTCAATCAATCGGTGGTCACGATAAACTCTTCGCTCCACAGTCTAAGGAAGATAGTGACATCTTTAACAGATTTCTTTTGAATGGTTACAAGTTTGTTCAAACGTGGGATGGATTTGTGTATCACATGACTTGTAGAGGAAGTCGGTTCAACCCAACGCTTACGGTGGTTGGTAAAGAAAGCCCCGAGTGGTTAAAACAGAATGAACGGAGTGCTAGGAACTTCATACGAAAGTGGGGTCATTTTGTTAAACATGATTCGTATATGAAACCCATCGTTCCGAAACGGTATAACGTTGGTTTTGTAATCCGAAACGCCAATGAGCAGTTTATTGCTGCGTTGGAACCGTGGTGTGACCGTCTATACTCGGATGTAAATTACAACCGGTATATAGAAATAGAACAACCGAACACGCTTTATGATTTGAGAAGCAAACTGAAATCCGCTAAATCAGAGGAACCTACCGCTGACGTTTTGGTTGAGTTTGACGCATCTGTGTTTAATAACAATCATTTTAACTTAATATCAAATCTGAGCGATGTCGTCACCGAGACTAACGAGGCCGGGTCGTTTGAGTTCGACATATTCAAGATAAAAATAAACCAAGTCAGGTCGTTTGAGAAAGACCTCATAAAACTGTGAAGAACTTCAAGAAGTTGCTTGTAAAGTATCTTGATTCCAATGGAAACGAGAAGTTGGAACCATCTGAGATATTGTATCCACTTGCACTATTCTTCGTCATAGACATAATGGCCGGGACAATCTCCAATCTTTTCTACGATTTTATGAAGGGTATACTAAAATGATTGAAATCTACCACAACATGATAGCCGTAAACCTATTCGTATTAATCGTTTGGTTTAAAACCGACGCTCTGATAGAGTATGCGAAACTTATCAGAGTCGGAAAGTGGATTTATGTAGATGACTTTGAGAAGAAACGGGCGGAAGATTTTGAACTGACATACCTCACTTACCTGCGTCAGCACAGGAATTGCTTCTTTACAAGACTCATAACGTGTCCCATCTGTGTAACATCGTGGATGTTTCTTATAACCTTAATATCGGAAAATCCGATTCCAAATTTTTCTCTAAATGCTACGATAACACTGGCTCTTTACTATTTATTCTCAAAGTTAATGAGATGATTAGGATAAACCATTTTACAGATTTTTACAACCTCATAAATTCAGTGGGGTTATCCTCAACGTCGCCATACGACAATTTCACCAGAACGGTCGATAGGTTTGTCTCACTTTGCGGATGTGACCAAGCTACCAAGAAGGCTGAAGCCGGTGACGATTCAAAGAAATTGTATATGTCTCTGGCTCGGTCGGAAATTGGTTCTCAGATTCAAATGATAAAGAAAAAGAGAAACGTGTCCAAGATAGAGTTTTATTCTGACAACTCTTTGTTGTCTAAGTATTAATCCTCTTTCGCGTCACACGCCACTTTTTTGTGTGGGCAGTATTTACAGTTCTTCTTCCCTTTTCCCGGAACCTTTGGATAGTTTCCATTTTTTCTAAACTCTCCGTTTTCGTGGAAACACTCTTCGACAAAGTTGGTGAACCCCGTTATAGACTCCACCACTGCACCTTTATTGCTGCATGGCTGGAACAGTTGAATTCTATTCTGAGGGAACGCGACGTTCTCGAATAACTTCCGTTTAACTATAAAGAACTCGACTTCTATATCTTCAAGTGAGACATTGAATTTTTTGCTGTAGAACGCCTTGTATATTATGAGCTGACTGTATTTGCTTTCATCTTCCTTCATATAGGAATTCCAGCCTGCTGAAGAAGTTTTAAAGTCTATTATCTTGTATTTCCCCGAGGCCTTGTCACGCAACACCAAGTCTATGAAAGCGATGAATTGGACATTGTGTTTGATGTCTAACTCAAGCGGCAATTCAGCACCAATGAATTCGTATTTTTTACTTGGGAAGTTCTTTAGACGGTTCACCGGTTTTGTGAAATCTCCGATAATATCCTGAGCATCAAAGCAGAATTCGGTGTATTCATCCTCGGTGTATTTTAGTCCGCTTTTAGCTTTACCATCTTCAAGTTCACGTTCAAATGCTTTCTTGAAAACATCAAAGAGGTTTAGAGAATCTGCCTCTACGTGAGTTTTTGTGTAGAGAGTTTCTATGTAAAGCTGAAGTGCTTCGTGCATAGCGGTTCCGAAACAGGTGTTTATGGAACCTTCAAACTTACGAAGATTCTCCAGATAATCCAATCGCCAAGCATTAGGACATTTAAACCATTTTGCGTATTGAGAATAGCTCACCCGCTTCTTTTTTATCTCGGTTTTTATATCATCCATACACTTACTATAACATGATTATCGTGATAGTCTACTACTTATAGTTATGAGACATTTTATACTGATTGCTTTGTTTTTCTCGTGTTTGACGACCATCGCTGCCGTTTATCCGACCCCTACGTATTTATTGAAATCTGCCGGAAAAATCGAAGCCGTGACATTGAGTGACAATGGGGGTATATCTACAAATAAGTTGGTGGTCGGTGAAACGTATGTCAGAGAGAATTCTCAATCAGACTATAACACGCATACGAACGCTTCTTTATCTTTGCTGCTTGCCAACGAAACGATTGTCAGTTTGGATGAAAACACTGAGTTCAAATTACATTCATCGACGGTAGATATTGTAAACCGAGGTTCACTCCCATCCAGCTCGTCGTTCACTAATAAAAACCATGTCGCATCGCTGATGGGTGGTTCCGTTGACATAATCAACACCTCTTCAAATGGAACATTTTTGTTGCAGACGCCCAGAGTTTCTATGACAGTGGGCAAGGGTAAATTTAGGGTGATAGTGCAGGGAAAAACAACAATCGTGGTCGCCCTTGAAGGAACGGTGACTTTACATAAACTTGTGGAATCGAAATCAGGAGTAATATCCGATGGGAAATTTGCCCACGTAACTACATACTACAGCCTCGTTACCAAAGGCGTAGATGTTTTGAATAATGGCAAGGCCACCGCAACGGTCAAACCAATCGACGAAGAAGATTCAAAGAAGATGACAGAATCTTTCAGCGACCTTCTACGCCTAGGGTCTTCGGTGATGTTCGTTGAGATAGATAATAAAACGGTTGGTGTAAAAATTCGTTGACCATTTATCTATGAATGGTAATATGGTTTGGTGACCAGTGAAACTTTAAAAACATTTACAGACGATGAATTGGCTCTACTCTTATATGTAGTCAATTCTCATACACCGAAACTTCTTAACGGTGAAGTAACTCCAAACCTGTTAAAATCCATACACCTGTGGAAACTATCAGAGATGCTCAAGAAAGCAGAACCGAATTTGTTGGATGAAGCCAAACCTATTTTTACTTGTGTTCTCGAAAAACTTGGTATAAAGTGAGAGTAGATGTATCAAAATATTTTCGTAGACAAGAAGACAGAAACCATTTTCATATGGGATGACCAAGCGGGCTTAGTGAAAGTCCCGATTTCTGACGCAACCTATGCTTACAGAAAGCGTGACGGTGGCCGATACAAATCCTTATATGGTGATGAACTTGAACGGATACGAGACTTTTCTCCCCGCGACCCGTTGCTGTTTGAATCTGACGTCCCGTTGACCACTAGGGTATTGATAGACGCTTATGAGGACTCTGACGAACCCTCCACTGGCCATGTCGTGCTGTTCCTCGACATAGAAATCGACATTACAAACGGTTTCTCCACTCCGCAGGACGCAGAAAACGAAATCACTGCGATTGCTTTATACGACGACATTACTAAGAAGTATACCGCGTTAATTCTCGATAAGAAAGGTGACTTGCCTGACGAATCGAATCAATCGGATGCAACTGTATTATCATTCAACTCCGAAGAATCTCTGCTTTCGTGTTTCTTGAACAAGGTTGAAGAAACTCGCCCAACCATTATTACGGGGTGGAACGTGGCCGAGTTCGATATGCCCTACCTCATTAACAGGATAACAAAGGTGCTCGGAAGAAATCAGTCTTCCCGTATGTCACCTATCAACGTCTCATACATCAGCAAGGCTTTTGGAGACGTGGTTGTGGCTGGAGTTTCGATTCTTGACTACATGGTTTTGTATAAGAAGTTCATTGGCCGAAACGAACCAAGTTATGCATTGGGAGCGATAGCAAAACGTGTAGTCCAGATGGATAAGTTGGCCTACGACGGAAACCTGCAGGATTTATTTAGGTCTGACATCAAGAAATACATCGAATACAACTTGAACGACGTCAAGATTGTGGTCGCTATAGACCAGAAATTAAAGTTCATTGATTTGGCGAGGAACATTTGCCACACGGGCCACGTTCCATACGAATACTTCGGTATGTCAAGCCGATATATCGAAGGAGCGATGTTGATATACCTTCGCAGGATGGGGCTTGTGGCTCCAAATAAATCGTTGGAAGGTCAAGCAGAGTTTGCTGCAAGGACTGAGGGCGACGAAGATGGGTTTGAAGGAGCATTCGTTAAAGACCCGGTTCCGGGAAGATATGATTGGGTGTATGACTTGGATTTAACCTCCATGTATCCCAACATTATGATAAGTCTAAACATCAGCCCGGAGACGGTCATTTCAAAGGTAGAAGGGTGGAACGTAGAGAAATATCTTAAAAACGAATATACGTCAGTCAAGATGTCGGGAACCGAATATCCAATTGACGATTTCAAGAAGATGATGGAAGAGAAGAAGTTTTCTATCGCTTCAAATGGTGTAATTTACAGAAACGACAAACCGGGACTGATTCCTTCTATTTTGATAAAGTGGTTCGATGAAAGAAAAGCGTTGCGTAAGAAAGCCAAGGAATTCGCTGAGGCGGGAGACACGGAACAGTATGAATTCTATAATGGTCGTCAAGGCGTCCAAAAGATTCTACTCAACAGCGCATATGGTGTCTTGGGATTGGAAGTATTCCGATTTTACAACAAAGACAACGCCGAGGCCGTCACTCTAACGGGCCAGGATATCATCAAGACCACCAACAAAGCCATCAACCTCTATTACAAGAATGTCCTCCAGAAAGATGGAGATTATGTTGTATATGTAGACACCGATTCGGCCTTCGCAAGTGCCGTTCCTATCATCGAAAAGACGATGCCCGAAGTAGATTTGAAAGATGATAAACAGATGACGGTCGCAATATTGAAAGTTGCCGGTGACGTCCAACTGTTCGTCAATAAGTTTTACGATGTCATGGCTAAGAAGTTCTTTAACATCGAAAAACACCGATTTGATATTAAACAGGAAGTAATATCGAAGTCTAGTTTCTGGCTTGCCAAGAAACGGTATTGCCAACTTATCATAAACAAAGCCGGTTTACCTGTGGATGAACTTGAAATTAAGGGGATTGACGTCGTAAGAACCGGCTTCCCCGCGATTTTCAGAAAGTTTATGAAAGAGTTCATCGTTGATATTTTGAAGAAAGTTGACCAACGGAAGATAGACGATGATATTGTAAAGTTTCTGGAAGACATAAACACATTGTCGGTTGTGGAACTTGCTAAGAACACATCCGTAAAGTTTATCAGTTTGGATAAAACCAAGAATTACAATCCGAAGGAGAGGAAGCCCTTTCAGACCATGAAGGGCACGCCCGCACAAGTCAAGGCTGCCTTGATGTATAATGACTTACTTGAAAAGTGGGAATTGACCAAACACGTCCAACCAATCTTTAACGGGCAGAAGATTAAGTGGGTGTATATCCGTGATAATGAGTATGGTATTGATGCTCTTGCTATGAAAGCGGATGGGAATGACCCGAAGGAAATGATTGAGTTTATCGCTAAGTATATTGACCGAAAAGCGATGTATGACCAAGAGTTGAAAAGCAAGTTGGGTGACTTCTATTCAATTTTGAAGTGGGATTATCCAAGTCTGGAGAGTCGAAAAGCAGAGGAGTTCTTTTCTTTTTAAATTATGAATTCTAAATTAACTCACGCGTGTTTGCCTCCGGATAGAGAGGAAATATTTCGATTGTTGGATATGTTTGAAGGTGGTGCATATACGGAAAATTATATGGTTGCATCGGTGATGAAACATCTTAGAGGAAGAGCTAACCCCGTATTAGTGAGAAACGTCGTCGCGGAATACTTTAAAGGAAGTAATAGAAAGATAAGAGTAGTATGAAATACAAAAAATTACTTCCCTTCCACGATGATGTCAAAGTTATGACTCAATTTGGAATGCTCCCATTGTCTGTTATGGAGTTTGCTAACGATGATAAATGGAACATTGCATACTTTGAACAGGATGAGTCTGAGAAACGTCGGTCGGATGATTGTGAATATCTTTCTGGATTGGGGATGAGCGAGTTCAGCAGTGCTATCTGTGAATTTATTGTGAGATATTGGAGTTTGGAGAATGCCAATATAGTTGACCCGTTCGCTGGAAGAGCTACGAGGGCCATCATTGCTTCAAAGTTAAATCGAAAGTATTGTGGATATGAAATCTCTCCAAAAACATACACTCGTAGTCAAGAACAATACTTAAAGGCCAAGGTTGACCCGATTTTATATCTATCCGACGGCTGTTTTATGAAAGAGACTCCGGATGACTTTGCCCACTTGGTTATGACCTGTCCGCCATACGGTTCGATTGAGAAATATGAAAGCGTTCCCGGTCAACTGAGCGACAAGAAGAATTATGACGAATTCTTGGCATCTGTAAGTGTCTGTGTATCCAATATACAACGTGTTTTGAAGCCTGGAGGGTTTTGTTGTTGGGTTGTAGGAGATTGGAGAGATGGGTCTGGGTATCACCAGTTTGGTAGCGACAGTATTCAATTGTTTAAAAAGAACGGATTGATTCCCCATGACACCATTATTATAAAGAACAACTCCCCATTCGCGGCCCTACAAGCTGGTAAATCCGCCAGCAAGAGGATTTCTTCAAAGATTCACGAATACCTCCTTGTTTTCAGAAAAGAGGGTGAGTTGGATTTAACTGGTCTAAAGATGGAAGAGATTAACAAAACAGCAACGGAGTTTTTTGAATTATGAGAATGTCAGATACACTACTGCTTGAATGGGAGAATTTGGTGATAGATTTTATAAATAGGGGAATGGGTGCGTCGGATGCTCGGACCCGTGCAACAGAAATAATGGAAGATAGGTATAACAAGTTTACAACGTCAAATGACGTGATAGAGTAATAACAGTCTTAAACAAAATATGAAAAAACAACTCGTAGATACATTCATCAAGAAATATTCACTCAATGGAATCATAGATTCCGTAAAGTGGACTGTAGATTCCACCAAGAAGACGTTGACAACCAACGCCATCACCGAAGAGAAGAACGTCTTGATTGCGGTTGAGATAGCCAACTTCGACGCATTGACCGAAAACTGTGAGGTCGGCGTGTATGAAACATCAAGGCTTTCAAAGATGTTGGCGGTATTATCCGACACGGTTGAGTTGACCTTGAACAAGAAAGATGACCGTATTACATCCGTAAACTTCTCGGACGACGTAACCACCGCCCAATTTATTACCTCGGATTTGTCCGTCATTCCGTCGGCCCCAAATTTGAAGAAACTCCCTGAGTTTACCATTGAAGTCGAACTTGACGCAGATTTCGTCGGACGATTCGTAAAGGCCAAGAATGCTCTTCCAGAAGTTGATACGTTCACACTTCTTATGAACAAGAAGAAGAAGCTTGAGATGGTTTTGGGCCATTCCAACTTGAATAGCAACCGAATCACCTTGGGCATCACCGCCAAGGATGGAATGAACACCGTCGAACGCAATCTCAGTTTTAATGCCAAGTATTTCAAGGAGATTCTCACCGCCAATGGAGACTGTGCAGCAGCCGTTCTTCGTGTAAGTAACTCCGGATTATCCACCGTAGAATTCAAGAACTCTGACTTCACCTCAACCTATTACATGGTCGAAGTCAAGATGGTTGACTAACTCACTAAAAATATGAGCTTCAGTTTTGAAGAGGATGATGCCCCAAGGGGCAAGAACGCCCACACACTCTGGGTAGAGAAGTATCGGCCAGACACACTGGAAGGATATATTGGAAATGAACACCTTAAAGAAACGGTCAAGGCGTTCTTATCTCGTAAAGATATTCCTCACTTGATGTTCTACGGAACCGCTGGTGTCGGTAAGACGACCCTTGCCAAATTGATAACCAAGAACATTCCGTGTGACGTATTATATGTCAACGCTAGTGATGAGACGGGGGTTGACACGGTAAGAACAAAGATAAAAGGTTTCGCCTCAACAACGGGGTTCAAACCCCTCAAGGTGATTATTTTAGATGAGTCGGATTTCTTGTCACAAGAATCCCAAGCAGCGCTCCGTAACTTAATGGAGACGTTCAGCCTCTCTACGAGATTCATTCTGACTTGTAACTATCAAGAGAAGATGATTCCCGCTCTTGTTTCACGGTGTCAGACGTATCAGATAAATCCGATAAGTAAGAAAGAAGTGGCGCTTCATTTGAAGGGGATTATTGAAAAGGAATCCATCAAATTTAAGATAGAAGACGTCGCACATATAGTGAACACCTATTATCCTGACATACGGAAGGTGTTGAACTACACCCAACAAAGTGTATTGGCTGGCGAATTGAAATTAAATGCCCACGACGCGGTGGGAACCGACCTAAAGAACAAATTGATAGAAGTGTTGAAGACGGATACTAACATTCAGTCGGCATTCACGACAATAAGACAGTTGGTTGCTGACAACGACATCAAAATGTTCGATGATTACTATTCTCTGTTGTATGAGAAGTCCGAAGAATATGCTCGTGGAAAAGACGTGGCGGTAATTCTGACCATCGCTGAATACGTCCACCAAAACACGTTGGTAGTAGATAAAGAAATTACCTTCATGGCTTGTATCGCCGCAATTCTGAAATCCTTGAAGTGACCAATATACTTAAAAACTCGAAGGTGTATCTGGCAGGGAATATGGAACACACTGCTGGTGCCGAGGGTTGGCGGGAATTTGTAAAAGAACAATTGTCTCCAATCGGCGTAAACATATTATCTCCAATAGATACAAAGTTCCGTGGATACCCAGTGGAGTCTCGTGAAGATATACTACGGATGAAGCAAGAACGAAGTAACGGGAATTTAGAACTGGTGTCTGAATACATGAAACGTGTAATTAGGAAAGACCTGAGGCTCATAGATTTGTCAGACTTCGTTATTGTGAACATGGAGGTCCTAAAGCCTACATTCGGAACCATGCACGAACTTGTTATAGCTGGACAACAGAAAAAGCCCATATTCCTATCCGTCTCGGAGGGTAAACGTGAATGCCCATTGTGGATATTAGGATTAGTGAACCCGAAGTTTATATACAACAGCATAGAAGATGTGGTGGAGACTGTTCTAAAAATAGACAACGGTTCCATAGAAATGAACCCCGAACGGTGGAGACTGTTGGAAACCAGTTGACATCAACTACATATTAAAAGAAACCGGCCAAACAGGTCGGTTTTTTAGTTTGTATAAACGGAATCGGCTTGATATTTATAGGATAATGAAAATAAACGAGAACGATCTAGGGGATAGGATGATTCTAGGCCTACCGGCAAATACATTCGGTATAGTAAATCCTGGCGTGGGAACCTTCGCTTCCCCAGCGGTTTCTCAGAATCCGACCAGTTTCTTTCCCGATGGTTCGGATAAAGCCGGTCAAGTAAACCACAACGATGACGTGGGACAGTTGACCAAGAAGGATATTGAAAACATAAAATCCAAAGTCACTCCTGATGAAGTGTTGTGTGGAATTGAATACGAACTGAAGCGGATGTTACAGCCCAATAAAGACCAAGCTAAAGCGATTGTTGTCAAACACCTAAAGTCTGACCCCAAATACTACTCCAGTCTTAATATGTTGATTAAAGGTGACGAACGAGTGAATGAGTCGGTTGACAAGGAAGCTGAGAAGAAAAAGGCTTTTGAAGAAATTTTTGCCGGTATATCAAACAAGCAGAAGAAATTGTCTGAAAGACCCGTGGATCAACGAGTAGTTGATGCATATAAGGAAACCGCAAAAGAACGTAAAGAAAGGTATGGACGATAACTTATGGATTTAAAAGACTTTTACCCAGAATTCCCCGCACAGGTCCACCAAGACGTCCTGCCCGGAGGCGTCGCCGACAATGCTTCTCCGACCCCACTAGATGTCAACGAATTGGCTATGGGAATCAAAGTCGAATTGGAACACACGAACGACCCAAAGATCGCTGTGGAGATAGCCTTGGACCATATCAGAGAAACTCCTGATTACTACTCAAGACTGTCAACGACCGGACTTTCACCTGAAATCAGCCCGGAACCAAATCAGGCAAGTAAATCGACTCCTCCTATGGGCGGAGACAGCCCAACCGTTTCACCTTGCTGCCAAGATAAAGCTGCGGTAGTCAGCAGCCCGGTTATGGAAGATAAATCCACAACCACTTACGACCAATACAAAGACATTGCTAGGAAAGTCATAGGACATCTTATGAAAATGTCCAAGAAAAATCCAAAGAACTATTCTGAAGCTGAAAGGGAACTCACACCGAGTCTCGTCAAGAGTGTCTTGATAGGGTTGGGTGATAGTGACCCGAAATTAAGCGCTGAATTGACCAAGGCCGGAGAGTTTGCTCATAAACCAAAAAAGGTAAGAATGAAGTCAGAGTGATTATGCTGATAGAGAGCCCAGATAAACTCATTGTAAATGGGAGGAAACTGTCTTGGATAGACGGAACCACTTTCTTTGCGTTCAAGACTCCACAGGGAAAGACTCACATAGCGATAACCTCTGGAAGCGGAACGGAGTTTCTTTTACAGATAAATCAAGTGGATCTCACGGATTATATCAAGAAAAATATGCCCGAGCTTGCGGTATATTTGGACCATGAGAGTCTCGCAAACGTCCTACATCAGTTAAAGCCAGAGATGATAAAGGATAAGATGAATCGTGAAGAGTTTGAGTTCAGTGGAAGACTTTGGAACGGTAACGGGCGAAACTACATTTCATTTTGGAACAACAAAAAATCTGTAGATAAATCTCTCTTGGATAAGTTCATGGGATATGCAAAAGTAAATTATCAGAACACGGTGTTTGAGTTCCCAAATAACCAAGGAGATTACAAGCCGTATGATGAGATAGTGGACAAACCCACAACGTCTTCTCAGAAAAGCGCGGAAGACAAATTCATGTCTCAGATACACACTTTACCTCCGGGAGCAAAAAAGTGGGCAATGAGAGGAATGAGTATGAGAGAGGCTCTGTTTAGCGAGTCTCCTGATAATATCTATCCGTTTGAAGGCGACCCCTCGGAGGAACTTACATTTGAATCTAATGAGGTAACGTCGGTATTTTCAATTTTCAAAGACACGGTTACGAATAAAATCAGAATGATTGTGGCATTTTGTAAGAACGGAGAAGCATACAAAATAACGACCGGAGATAAAGATTTAGATGCTGAAATAGACGTTAATAAGATGGTTGAGGATAATCGGGGATTTGCCATGATACACTCTAATCTACTTGCTCCGATTGCACGGAGAATAAGTGATTTCGGCGACACCTATGAGATGAGAGACTTTGCTCGACTATCTGGAAGAACATTTCTGGTCGAAGGAAAAACCTTTATATCCGTTTGGAACGAAATACGTTTTCTTGTGAGAGAAAAACGACAGATAGATATTCTCATTGAGAAACTAGGTGCGACGAAGGAGAAGGTTCTTTTTGAAACGGTGGATTTTCCTGGGGAGTATAAAAGTTACAGTGAGATTTACGGTTCAGTTGAGAAAAAGAAATCGGCCCTTTCTTCCGAACAGATAAAGGATTTGATGAAAAAACAACACTTAGACCCGAGAGCAAAGAAGATACTTCGCACTCTGGCGTCGAGCGACAAACACTTAGATTCACTAAGTCGTGCAGCCAACGGTATGAACATCACAGTAGCTCAGTTGAAGAATATGATGACCGCAGGAGATTGATTATGATAAGCGAAAAAAGAAAAAGAGCAATATTGAATGCCAAGTTAATCAAGGACACTCCTTTAAACGAGATAAATTACAGGAGCATTGCTGCGGCCGGATTGCTTGGATTATCTTCGCTCACTTCTCCATCGGATGCAGCGGAGAAGAAACCGTTGGAGAAATCTGCTCCGGTTAAATATCCATATACGGTGGAGGATGTTATAGCAGCAACTCTTGTGGATGAAGCCGGTGGTGAGAAGGATGCCGAACGTGGTATGACTGCTGTTTTGAACGTTCTTATGAAACGTGCGAAGGGGGATTTTAGACGTGCTGGAGCAGAATGTTTGAAACCAAAACAATTTAGTGGGTGGAATCCGGTGAATAAATCGGATATGAATAGTGTAAATAAGTTTATAGAATCCAAGCGAAAACATTCTAAGTATAACATGGCACTAAAACTGGCCGCTCAGGCTAGAGCCGGTAACTTGAAAGATGTAACAAATGGTGCCGACCACTTTCTAAATGTAAATCTGACCAAGGCACAATCGTCGAAGTCAAGTCTACCAAGTTGGTTCGACCCAAAAAAAGTCACAACCACCATAGGAAATCACACGTTTTTGAAATTAGGATAAATTTATGGAAGAGTTCAGAACTTTAAATTTTGGGGGTCACGACCCGATTCACAATATGCTTGTCCGTAGGAAAAACGGCGAAGCAGAACTACCAGCGGTAGTTAAGCACAACGAACAAGATGTTCTTGAGCTGAAAGAATTTTGTCAGCGTCACGGCATCATTGGAGCTAATTTCGGAGGTATGTCTCCACGCGCAGCTCTGAATATGCTTAAATCTAGGTATGGAGAATCCATGAAGCCACAGAAGGTTCTATTGAAAGGATAACTATGAAAATGAAGATAATGTTTTTGATTGGGTTGTTGGCCTTATCCACGAGTTGTGTACACGTAAGGGATTTGATTGGGTCATCCACGTCTAAATCTGAAGATAAACTTGATAAGAAAAAGATAGAACTTCAGTTGAAGAAGGATGAACTTTCTAAAAACAACGAAGTCAAGTTGAAGCAAATTGGGACGCTTTCAAAGGGCGTCGATCATGCACTTAACACTGAAACCAATAAATCCAAACCGATAGATGTTGCCAAAGAACTGAATGATAGGGTGTCGTCTTTGGCCAGTAATCCTGATATAAAAGATGTAAACCGAATAAAGAAAGTCGTCGATGACCTTGTATCCGAAGTAGAGAAGGAGAGAAAGGTCGGGGAGATGGAATTGACCAAGTTGGACAAAGAACTCCAATATGTCCAGTCGGAAAGAGATTTGATAAAGACTGCCTACGAGAAGAAGTCGGCTGAATATGCTGCGATTAGTGAAAAAATTGCAGAAGACAATGATAAAAACGAAGCAATAGTTGGTGAGATGGACAAGTGGTTTGGATTGGGTGCCGTTTGGTATGGTGTAAAGAAATTCTTAATATCTGCGGTATGGATACTCTCTATCGGAACCATAGTGTTCTTGGTGTTGAGAGTGTTATCACAGACGAATCCGGTTGCTGCAGCGGTGTTTGGGTTGTTCGAGATGGCCGGCAGCGCAGTATTACAATTAGTGAAGGTAGCTATACCAAATTCATTCAGCTACGCGAAATTTGTTGACAAGGGAACGTCTGAAAAATACCGTGGAACATTGGATAAAATCCTAGATACTCTCCAAGTGTTAAAAGAACAGAACAAACTTGCTCCTGATGATAAGAAGATAGACCTGGAGATGATTTTTGCTGAACTCGATAAGAAATTGGACGATGCTGAGAAGAGGGTTGTTACCGAAAGACTCCAATCTATGAATTGGAAAATATAATTAGTTGAAATAACGTGGCGAAAGGTATATATTGCCAACACGTTATGAAGTATTATATTGTAGACACAACACAGTCGGACAAACCTAAAGCATTTGACACGCTACAGAGATTAGTAGAACATCTCGAAGGAACGGTAAAACGCAGATTTAGATGTGACCGGGCAGCTTACATGGATAACCTCGTAAGCCTCGGTTATGGTTACGATGATGCCGAGGGTGCTACGTTCACCACTTCTCTCTCCGAACATTTTAATATTGGGGTTGTTCGTGACGGGAAACTTCTTAGAACGAACGTCCACGAGGCCGCGACCCACAATAAGTTTCGGGGACAAACGGGAGATTAAATGGTTTCTCTTGATGTAAAGTGGTCCGAACCATACCAGTTCAAGACTGAATATGGTGATTGGTGGAAACGTGAGTGGCTTATCCCCGCCCAACATAGGTCGGAGTTTTTCATTTATTGGAGAGGTAATTCTTTTAAGTTGAAAGACCGTGGATACGGTGTCTTGAAGAAAAATGAAGACTGGTATCTCACCGAGTCTAAGCCCGAAAAACACCTTTTTAAAGAATTTTCCCACCTCGCTCCAAAAGAAGTCGAAAAGAATGATTTCTTCCTCGCTCCAAAAGAAGTCAAAGATGTGAGCGGATTACGTCCTTGGCAGGTTTCCGCTGTTGGAAAAATATGTGCAGCAATAGAAAAATGGGGATGTGCAATAGATGGGTCGGATGTCGGCATAGGTAAGACCTACACGGCTTGTGGAGTTGCACGAGAGCTTGAAATGGATATTCTTGTCGTTTGTCCGAAGGCGGTCAAGGAGTCGTGGAGAAGGGTAATCAAGAACCATTTTAAAATGGCCGGGCGACTTGTAGGAATAACAAACTACGAACAGGTCAGGATAGGAAAAGAAGGCTCTGATATAGCTTCTTATGTAAGAAACAAGAAAACCCATGTAAAAGAGTTTATTTGGAAGATTCCCAAAGAAACACTGATTATATGGGACGAGAGCCAGAAATTAAAGGGAGCCAAAACACAAAACAGCGAAGTCTGTCTCCATGCCCTAAAACAGGGGTATAAGATGTTGTTCTGTAGTGCCACGAACGCAACTAATCCTTTAGAATTAAGAACCGTGGGAATGTCCTTGAAATTGTTTGAAAACAATAAGCAGTATTATGCTTGGTTGTATCGTCACGGTTGTTCAAAGGGAAGATTTGGGTTGGAATTCAACAACAACAAAGAAGTGTTGACCAAATTGAACAGAGATATTTTTGTGGACCGGGGAATCCGATTGACAAGAGATACTATTCCAAATTTCCCAGAGAGCCAGATAATAGCCGAGTGCTATGACATGGAAGAAGAAAGTCGTAATAAAATCGACGCGTTGTATGCTGAAATGAAGGCTGAATTGAATCGGCTTAACAAAAAGGAGAAACGTGGAAAGAAGGATAGCACCTCCCAACTTACCGCTATCTTGAGGGCTAGACAGAAAATAGAATTGGTAAAGGTGCCATTGTTCATAGACATGATAGAAGAGGGAATTGAAAATGGCATGAGTGTTGTGGTTTTCGTGAATTTCACCGAGACTTTGGAGACTATCGCGAAACGTTTAAACACTAAATGTATCGTAAATGGTAAAGTTAAAGACGACGACCGGCAGAGGAATATAGACGACTTCCAAGCAGATAAGGCCCGTGTCATCCTCGTAAACATAGCTGCCGGTGGAGCAGGACTGAGTTTACACGACCTCAATGGAAAATATCCGAGATTATCTCTCATATCACCGTCATACTCAGCGGTTCAAATGAGGCAGGCCACCGGACGTGTTTGGAGAGATAGTGCAAAGAGTAAGAGTATTCAGAAGATTGTATTCGTGGCAAACACTGTGGAAGTCGATGTGTGTGAAGCTGTGAATAGGAAACTTGATAATTTAGACTTGTTGAATGACGGCGATATGGAAAACTATGGAAAAGCTGATAATAGTTAAATGTGCTGGATGGGAAATGGATGTATCCGTCAACGCTGAGGATTTTGATGACATTTACATCGAGGCGTGCACCAGGGCTTTGGAGAAGAACATCAAGTCGTCAAAAATGATTGTGGCCCCATTCATGGAGGCGAGATTGAAGAAATCAAAGACGGTCTACATATTCAACAGTTATAAGATATTAGCAAATGCAGGGTTTCACACGTTCGCAGAAAATCTCCGAACTAATGTTCGTAGAGAAATGAAAGTGGATTTAAGAAACGAACCGATGAAAGGCTAAATGCAACCAGAAAATCAAGATGCGGTGTTGAAATCGGTCATGGAACAGTTGTCAAAACTGTCCAATGAGGTTGCTGAATTGAAACGTGATATACCCACACAGGAAGAAGTCGTAAAGGAGATTTCCATAACAAAGAACGCTGGCTTCACCATAAAGCCTTTTAAATCAAAAAGAAAACGCGGATTGGGTGCCATTCCACTGTTAGAATCCGAGATTAGAGAGGCCCAGGCAAAAGCAAAGAGTGCTTCCCAAGCTTCAAAGTTTTTAAACGTTTCATACATCACCTATAAGAAGTATGCAAAACTTTACAATCTCCACACCACATTCTCAAATCGGTGTGGAAAGGGGATTCCTAAGCCAAAGGACCCAAATCAAGGAAAGTATCCTCTCAATGACATCTTGGCGGGAAAGTTCCCGGAGTATCCGCTGTGGAAGCTCAAAGACAGATTGATAAGAGCGGGATTAAAAGAGGCCTGTTGTGAACAGTGTGGTTACAACGAACGTCGGATAACAGACAACAAAATCCCCCTTCTGTTGGTTTTCGAGGATAATAATGAAAAGAATCATGCTATCCAAAATATCCGAGTGTTTTGTTACAACTGTTCGTTTACCGCAGGTAAGATATGGGTAAAAATAAAGGACAGAAAGCGTTGGATAAACGATCCTGACCGATTACAGGGGTCTTCATACGATACTGAACAAAGATATTGATTCTTATTTATTCCACATCCTATTTATAGGGTAAATGGATAAAGGCATCAATCATATCCTAAACGTCGAAGGGATACTAAAAAACTTCAGTATCGCTAAGAAGATAAGTTCCTCTGAACTGCGAAGCATAAAGGCCCTTGCTTCAAAATCATGCGCCTCCAAGGAAGATTATTTGGAACTCCTAAAACGAGAAATCATCCGTTATACCGACGATTATGTGAAGAAGAATAAGATACCTGGTCTTATAATAAAGAAGAAGGATGGGTTGAAAAATTTCACGATAAAGGATCCCGCCTACATTAAACTTTACAAAGAGGCGGCTATATTAGCCAAGAACCTAACCAAAAATCGAAACATGGAGAAACGTGAACTCATATTTCTCATCATGTCTCTTGTCGGAGCATTAGGGCTCACTCAAGAAGATTTTAACAAGTTCAACCGTGAGATAAATAGAAACCCAGACTTCGAGGAAAACGAGAAGTGGGGTGGTTTTGGTGAGTTTGATGTAGGTGACGAAGATGACGACGATGGTGATGAAATTATATGAATAAAAAAATAGTTATAACCGGTGTGAGTGGACAAGTCGGTTCTTATATGTCTGAATATTGTCTTAAATTGGGCCACGACGTTTATGGAATCGTGAGGAGGACATCCACGCCAAATATTATAAACTATAAACATCTAATCGGAAATCCTAAATTTAATATAGTCCACGCGGATTTAACGGATGGATCTTCTATAGAGAGCGCCGTCGGAAAAATTAAGCCGGATTATTTTATAAACCTAGCAGCACAAAGTTTTGTGGGAGTCAGTTGGTCTATACCAGAAGAAACTTTTAACGTAGATACTTTGGGAGTCATACGGTGTCTGGAATCGGTCAGAAAATCCGTTCCAAAATGTAGGTTTTATAACGCGGGGAGTTCGGAACAATTTGGTGATGTGGATTACATTCCGCAGGATGAAACTCATCCATTCAAGCCGAGGAGTCCTTATGGTGCGGCTAAATGTGCAGCTCATCATATCATAAAGGTTTACCGGGAATCTTATGGTATATATGCAGTGCAGGGATTATTATTCAATCACGAAAGCGAACGTCGAGGAGAAGAATTCGTTACAAGAAAAATCACAAAGGGGGTCGCGAGAATATTAAAGGAACTCGAATCTGATAAAATAACTGCTATTGAACTTGGAAATATAGATTCAAAACGAGATTGGAGTCACGCTGAGGATTTTGTTGACGGTATATGGAAGATGTTAAATCAAGACTCCCCTCGCGATTTCGTGTTATCAAGCGGAGAAACACATTCTATACGAGAATTTGTCCAATTAGCATTTAAGTTTGCGGGCATAAAAGGTGAGTGGATAAAATCAAACGACAATGCTGAGAGTGAGGTTTTTGTTTTTGATAATAAAGTGCTGGTAAAAATAAATCCTAAATTTTATCGGCCAGCAGAAGTGGATATTTTATTGGGTTCGAGTGAATGCATTCGGAGAGAATTGGGTTGGAAACCATCCGTGAGTTTTGAAGGATTGGTTGAGAGAATGGTCCAAAATGATTTAATTATTGTTGGTTAAACCGTCTCGTCTTTATATTTATAAAGAGATATGGCACTAAAAACCAAAATAAGTGAATTTCCGTCGTCTTCTTTTTTGTCGGGAAGCGATTTACTTCCGATAGTCCATAATTCCTCCGGCAGTTTAACGAATTATAAGACTAATTTAGACGACATCAAGGGGTGGATGGTAACTACGATTCCGATTGGCGTTCCTACTGATGCTGTATACACGGACGGATTTTTCGACACATTCACTTCCACAACCATTCTGGCTGATGCCATAGACGATATAAGTGAGGCATTTTTAGACTTAGCTCCTGTAAAAGCAGGAGTATTAACTTCTACAAACTTGACCATATCCGGTTTGACACTGTATTCCGGTTACTTGGCATCCGGTCTAAATTCTCATTGGTATAGCGGTTCTTATTCAGCAGGAAGTTCAATTTCATCATTTGCAAATCAAACCAATCTAAAACTGTCATCGTCCGGGTCAGCTATATTTAGGTCAGGAAAATACAGCGACTTCTCAGCTCTGAGCGGAGGCGTCACTGCAAGCTTTGCTACAGGAAGCAATGCTTCTGTTGCAGCATCAAGTGCATCAATACTCCGTTCAACAAGTTCAATAGTGTCGAGCAGTTTAGCTGTAGGAACGGGGATCCTCCCATCTACCTACATCAATGGAACTTCTCGGTATAACACATTTTGGACACAGACCTCCGCTTCAATAAGCCACTCCCTCTCAGTCACGGGTTCATCAACATACAAACTGACGGCGGACAATGGTGCTGGTTCTAGCCTACCGTATACGATATGGTTTGCTACTAACTCAACTGATTATCCTGACCAGACCGTGTTTGCCACCGCAAGTATATCGTCCGTGACTTTAAAATATTTGAGCGGAATGGCATATCTATCGGGTTCGTCAACGGTGAACGTGATGGTGTCTGCGAGCAATTTACACAATCCTGTCTATAATACCACGCCGATTTCATTTGCTTTTTCAAATCCTACAATCGGTTCTATATCAGCTACAGGAAGCGTAACAACGCCAGCTCATGGTGCATCTATAGTTGTGACATCATCCTTTTCTTTGACCACGGGCAATTTGGTGGCATCTACTCCTTGGACAACAAACCCAACGGTAGTTCTCACCGCCACAAAGCCAGGAAAATCCTCGGCTGGCTCGGAAGCAGTTCCCGTCTATCCTAGACCCGTGAACACATACGCAAATCCGGCATCAGGAACAACAAACGGTGCAAACACTATAACGGAGTTGTTCTTGGATGAGTATTACAGATTGGGTAACTTGAAGAGTGGTTCTTTGTCTACTTACGGTCCCGGATTCTCATCCTCTTTAAATTTACAAACGGTCGTTTCAAGTGCTGACAATGCACATCTTCAAGTTCAAAACGGAAGACTTATCGCCGGCGGTGCTTCCGGCCAAGGAGACTACAGCGGATTCGCTGCGGGGTCTTCGGGCGGAACATACGCAAATTATTTCAGGAGATTGGATATTATCTCTGACAACGTGGAGAGTGGACAGTTAACCATGTCATTTAGCGGATTTACGACAGTCGAAGCGTGGGGAACATCGACAGGCGCTGGACCGGAGGTCGCATTGGTTCTTTCTTCAAGTATTACAAACAATTTGACAGCGAGCAGTTTATTTGATCTCGGACTTGGAACGGGGCTTTATTCGGGAGATAATGTTACAGGGTCGCAAAACTCAGGGCTTTCGTCTCTATCGTCGGGAAGAGTGTATTGGGCTCTACCATTGGGGGTAAATACGGGTCCTGCATCGACGAATCATCTTATTCTATGGATACGTTATAAGAACGCGACCACTAATTATATAGACGATCTAACCTTCAAAATTTAATTTGTAACGTATGTCACTTAACAAAACCGATTTGGCCTTTAAGAAACTGATAAACCGTCAGTTTTCTACACCGAACCGAGCATTTTACCAAGAAGTAGGAGCGAACACTTTAGAAGTAGATGCTGGAATGATTTACTCCAGTAATATACCAGAATCTCGTGCTGCCGCAATATCTTCCGGCGTAGTTAGATTGATGCAATGTGTTTTGACAAAGGATTACAGTGGAACGGTATCTACTTCTTCATTTTATGTCATATCTGGAAGCGGATATACAGTTGATTCAAACAACTACAACGCTGACTTCACAACTCGTGGAGCTAACTACTTCAGTGTAAGCAGTTCCCATGTTCAGAGAAATTTTTTGAGTGAAAAGTATGGTAGTCAATATGCGGTAGATATAAGAAATAGTGCTGGAACACAGTTGTCGCAGGATTCTTCTATAAACTGGTATTTCGATTATAAATCCGGCGTTCTTCACGTTGCTGACCCATCTCTAAGCACCGCACCATATTCCATAACAGCGTCACAGTATATCGGAACGTTCTTATCCACTACGTTCGCGGGGGCCTCAGTGTCAGCGAGCTATATAACCGCAAGTATTGTATCAGCAAGTGTCATAACTGCTAGCGCAATTCATACGGATAAATTTGAACAGGGAAGTGTGGTGAATGCAGTGGGGTCATACTCTCACGCACAAGGAAACGGATCGGTTTCATACGGAAGCATATCTCACGCTGAGGGCGGCGCCACGGTTTCAAGTGGAAGTGGTGCTCACAGCGAAGGTGCTTACACGGTAGCTTTCGGAGAATATTCTCATGCCGAGGGTTATCTCACTAGAGCCGGAGGAGACTATTCTCATGCTGGAGGATTGCTTACTACCGCGAGTGCCACCGGACAGACAGTATTTGGAAAATATAACGTAGCCAGTTCTAACACAGACGACGTATTCATCGTAGGAACGGGAACGTCTATCTCTGCTAGAAGTAATATGTTCGTGGTAAACACCACAAGCGCCCTTGTTGGCGGCAACATCAGTGCCAGCGGACATCTGATACTAGGTTCTTCTCCGGAACTTCTTACGTATCAAAAATCAAAAATCCGATCTGACGGAGCCTTGGTTGATTTCAAGAATATAGGATATTACATAAACGCAGAATCGACCGGTGGATTCCACTCCGCCTTCTACGATTATGTTGTCGCTAAAGATTCCAATATAAGAGCGGGCACGATTCAAGCGGCCTTTGTAAGCGGAAGTATCGTTTATAACGACGTGGTTACGACTGATATAGGAAATACCAGTGAAATCACTTGCAGCGCAGTATTAGTGACCTCCACCGTCCGTTTTTACGCATATGTTTTTACAGGATCTATCGGGTCTTCGCCTACTAATTGGACGGTAAAGGTAATGTCAAGATATGTATGATATAGAAGTTTTCCTGGAAATTGAAGGGAATTACAAATTATGGCAAATGAATTTAAAGTAAAACATGGACTTATAGTCCACGGAAACACCGCCGTCACAGGTTCTCTAACCACCACGGGAGTTATATCAGCGATCTCTTTCAGATTATCCGGCTCTAGCGCTGGAACCCCCGAGATGTATGGTGCAGTTGGTGATGGAACCACTGACGATTTCTTAGCATTCAAACACGCTCTTATAAGCCACAGTGTTGTAGAATTGGGTGCTAAGACATACGCCGTCCGTGGTTACATAGGAATGCCATCACACCGTTCTCTTATAGGAAAGGGAAAAGATAGAACGGTCATAAAACTGATGAACAATTCTCCGTATGGATACGGGTCTTCTGTTTATGTAATACAAAACACGGTTTTACAAGATACTGTAAACTGGACAGGTTCAGTAGTAGGAACGACCGATAATACGGGGTCAGTTCTATTGGATTACAGGGATACAACTGTTAGAGATCAATCCCCATCAAGCCCATTTTATCAACAGACACAATCTCAACCTTTCGCTGGATTAGGTTACTGGCAATATGACACCAGCATCCAGTCTATTGGTGGACGAAGAGACATTTTAATCGAAGGATTGACGGTAGACTGTAACTTCGATAGACAGGCAAGACACGCGAGTTATAACCACTCTGATAACCCATATTCAGCGTCAAGGGTGACCGGTGGAACATACTACATACCTCAGTATGCAAACCGAGTAAGGTCCACAGTTCACGCTATAGTTCTAAATGGTGAAAACATAATTTTAAAAGATGTAAAGGCTGTAAATTATGGTTATGGATGTGATGCTGCGGCAAACGGTCCATTGAATTATGCTGACTCAACCACTATCCCACCATACAACGAGAATTTTCCTCTATTGGTAAATGCAGATAACTCCGCGTTAAATTATACCTCTTCTGATTACGACATAGGATCGGATTCGGCAGGTCTTTCACGTTGGAGAGGAAATTATGCCATAGGATGTGAAGTTCTTGCTCCAGGAAGCACGGATTTACTTAACCCATTCTCGAACGCCACTGCAATCTATGTAACAAATCAATCTGTAAATACTTCTACTGGACGAAGCAGTTTCTCATCCGAAGGTGGAATTTTTGATTCTATAGTTGACCCGGGAGAGAGAATCAAAGCACCATCTGCGAGCCTTTGGAGCGGTTCTTATCTCGACGGGTTTAAAAGTTCAAGCCTCAAACAGACAGCTGCATCCCTCGCTGAGTGGTTATATACGGCACAGGGATCTCTGACTGGATCGAACAACGACATCGCACTAAGCTATGGATCTCCTGCTGGAGCGGTAACGGTCCACATGAAGAAGATAAGTGGAAGTTGGTATCCAGTTGGTAACGGATATTCTGTTCAAGAACACTATGTTCAGGGATTCTCTGGATATAGAATGTCCAGATGTTTGGCTAGAAACCTTGAGATCGGTTTTTATTTGGACAGCTGGAGGAATAATGCTTTCTTGGATAACAACCAGATGGTCGATGTTACAAGCGGATTCAGATATGTCGTATCTGATATAGGATTGACTTCGAGTTATAAAAACGTAGTTATAAAAGATAACTACATAAAACTTTCTGCACACGAAAGGCCCTATGATGCTCAGGGACATGGTGTGATAAACTATGCTGTGGATCTGTCAAATGGTTCCGGTTCAATGTTACGTCACATAGATAACTTGGTTATTGAGGATAACGTTTTTGAACTTCCTATTTCCAGTTCAACAAACACGTATGGTTTGGGAAATACGACATTTAGAAACTATCCGAGATATGTAGGATTTTATCTTCAACACGATGTAACTCCATCCGGGTCTTTGCCTAGGACCCACCGAGCTGCTTCGATAAAAAACAACAAGTTCTTTAACTGGAATCCGTTAAAATCCGCGACCACCTCTGCCGGAGAACTTTATGGATACAATCTTCCATTCTATTTTGCATTCACCACCGGAAGCATGGGTATGGACGCGGCCGATCCAGCAGCAGGACCATATCCTCTATCGGTAGAGAAGTTCAAACGAGAAGTTCTTCCAAACTGGATAATATCGGACAACACGTATTCGGATTCCGATTATCCGTCCACGAGTTCTATTGTTCCAATTACAATACAGATAACAGGAACAGGAACAAACTACTTCTATCCGATTGACCAGGTAAACAGATTCGCTGGAGTCACCGCGAACTCAATCACAAGCACTACTGCTTCGATTAGAGTTCTTAATGCTACCGGAAGTTTACAAGGAAGTTCAAGTTTTGCCACAACCGCAAGTTATGTTTTAACATCGAGCCACGCCGTGACATCAAGCTATTCGGTTAATGCTGGAACAGCAGCAACTGTAACCACAAATGCATTGACTGGTTCATCCTTGATGTTAACTGACCATTTAAACAATGGAGCTTCAAACGTAATAGCTGCTGGTGCATCGTTCTCCCATGCTGAAGGATTTTATACAAGAGTAGAGGGTTTCGCTGCCCACGCTGAAGGATTCCAAACTTCAGGAAGCGGTCAGTATTCCCACGCCGAAGGTGGTTACACCCGCGCATCGGCAGATTATTCCCACGCCGAGGGTGGAACAACTATAGCATCTGCTCAAAGTTCTCACGCCGAGGGTGACACAACTCACGCTGCGGGATTCGGTTCTCACGCAGAAGGTTATATCACTCGTGCTGGATCATCCGGAGCTCACTCGGAGGGTTATGCTACATCTGCGAGTGCAACGTATTCTCATGCTGAAGGAAGTTTCACTAGAACTCTTGCTTCATGGGCCCACGCGGAGGGGTCATACACAACGGCATCTGGAATAGGAGCTCACGCCGAGGGTTCTTCGTCGTATGCTTCCGGATCATACTCTCACGCTGAGGGTGGTTCCACTCGCACCGCAGCGGATTACTCCCACGCGGAGGGTTCTTCCACAAGTGCATCCGCTGAGGCCGCACACGCTGAAGGATTTATGACTAAGGCGACAGGGCTTTTCTCTCACGCTGAAGGCGGCGCCACGGTCGCAAGTGGTCAACAGAGTCACGCTGAGGGTGGAGTAACTATGGCTTCGGGACACTCGTCTCATGCTGAGGGAACCAATACAAGTGCTAGTGCTGATTATGCTCACTCTGAGGGGTCTTTCACGAAGGCCACTGCTGATTATGCTCACTCTGAGGGAAATTTAACATTGGCTACGGCTGCTGGTGCTCACGCCGAAGGATGGGAAACCTTAGCTAACGCATTATACTCCCACGCCGAGGGGTATCATTGCACCGCATCTGGACAAACATCCCATGCTGAGGGTCAATCGACCACTGCTGCCGGTTTAGGCGACCATGCCGAGGGATTGTTCACAAGAGCTGAAGGCGGAACATCGCACGCCGAGGGATATGGAACATTAGCTTTGGGTGGAAGAGCGCACTCTGAGGGTTATTTCTCCACCGCAAGTGGTGATTATTCTCACGCTGAAGGTTACTTTGGACGTGCTGGGGGAGAATCTTCTCACGCTGAAGGATACTACTCAAGTGCAAGTGGATGGTTCGCTCACGCGGAAGGAAACAGCACGACGTCCTCCGGTCAGGGGTCACATTCCGAAGGTGAAGGAACTATTGCTTCAAACACGAGTGCCCACGCAGAAGGTTATCATACTATAGCAAGTTCGGCAGTTGCTCATGCCGAAGGAAACAGAACCACCGCATCTGGAGTCGGTTCTCATTCTGAGGGTGATACAACCGTCGCTTCGGGAAATTATTCTCACGCTGAGGGATATGGTTCCACATCCACTGGGTTGTTGGCTCACGCTGAAGGTGTATTAACCCTTGCATCTGACGTCGGTGCCCACGCTGAAGGAAGATACACGACAGCATCTGCTGAATATGCTCACTCAGAGGGAACCTGTAGTAGAGCCATCACAAGTTACTCCCACGCAGAAGGATTTTTCTCTCAGACGTTCGGATCGGGATCACACGCTGAAGGACATTATACCAGAACGCACGGAAAATGGTCCCACGCTGAAGGAAGTAATAATACTTCAAGCGGAGATTATTCTCACGCTGAAGGGTTTAACTCTCAGGCATTTGGAACGGGTTCCCACGCCGAGGGTTATTACGCCGTCGCTTCTGGTTCAAGTGCTCACGCTGAAGGTGGAAACTGTTACGCATTTGGAAACTATTCTCACGCTGAAGGCGACCTTGCCATGGCAATCGGTGTTTCATCTCACGCTGAAGGATATAACTGCACGACGTCTGGTTCATATTCCCACGCCGAGGGTCAATACACGAATGCTATCGGAATATACTCACACACAGAGGGTTCTGCCACAAGAACTTCCGCTGGAGCTCTTTATGCTCACGCTGAAGGAGCTACTACACTGGCCAGCGGAAGTTATTCCCACGCTGAGGGTGTAAACACTGTGGCTAATGCACCATATTCTCACGTCGAGGGTGGTCAGACAAAAACCATCGGAACCGGTTCTCACGCTGAAGGATATTATACCACAGCGAGCGCTAATTACTCTCACGTCGAGGGTGATGCTACAATTACATACGGATTGTATTCTCACGCTGAAGGATATAACACGGTTGCTAGTGCAAGTTACTCTCACGCTGAAGGAGGTCTTGCCCACGCAAGCGGATTGTATTCTCATGCTGAAGGATCTTACACCTCAGCAAGTAATTATGCGGCCCACGCTGAAGGATACCTAACTCTCGCCAGCGGACAACAGAGTCACGCAGAAGGTGCACAGACCTTGGCATCGGGAAATGGTTCTCATGCTGAGGGACAACACACCACTGCGAGCGCCCACTACCAACACGTTTCCGGTAAATACAACGTGGCGAGCGCCAATGCCGACGACCTATTCATGATCGGTGCAGGAACAGCACACACTCTCCGTTCTAACATAGTGTTGGTAAATCGTAAGGGTGTATATATAAACAACGGCGGGTATGTGTCTGGAAGCGGATTCAATACTGTCTCACAGAGTTCGTTGTGTATCAATACCACAGAACCTTACGCCGACCGTGAATTTTGGAGTGCTTCACTATCAGTTGCTGGTGGAATGATTATCAAAAACGGTATATTACTTGTTACCGGTTCCGAGGCCAACGGTGGAGGAAATGATGCGGGGTCGATATTTGTTAAAGGCTGCGGGTCTGCTCCATTCTTGACTTTGGCCTCAAAACAGGATGGACCTACGGACACCCAGAGATACGGTTTGGTTCAGTCTTCCGGAAAACGTCTCTGGCTCGCTGCCGGAACATCTCCCGGAATCCTTTGTATAGGAAATGACGACGAGGATAACGCGGTGTCGATAGGAACCACTCCGATTAGTTCGTATACTCTTAATGTGGGTCCTGGAACAGGAACATATTCGATACTCGCACAGGGTGGTATATCTTCCAGTGGAAATATTTATTTACAGGGAAACATAGATGCGTTATCAGGTGTCACTTCGAGTGTCACTTCGAGAGTAGGATTCTCTGGGTATATGCCTGCTGAGTTTATGGTTGCTGTATCCGATGAAATAAGCAACTTGGCTTCGGGAAGCAATAAACTACGATTCATATTCCCATATGCTATGACGGGTTCATCATTGACCGCATATGTTCACACCGCTCCAGAGGGTGCTTTCATAACCTCAAGCGTTAGACTTGCTGGGGGAATAACGATAAGTGCTTCCATAAGCGGTTCGATGTTGTCTGGTTCCGATGACCAAGAGTATTTTATCGAAAAATACCAAGAGTTGTCGGTGGACGTAGAACAGGTCGGCTCGGTTACAGCCGGTGTGGGACTCAAACTTATATTCAATGGAATTCGCAAGGTATGATACTGCTAAGTCCTTTACAAAGTTATCCATTAAGCCAGACTAATCTGTTGAAGGTATTTGTCTTGTTTAATGGAAAAAATAACACGGATTTTTTAACAAATGGAGTCGGTGTATACGGTTATAGCGCGGATTACAGTTCGTCGCTCATACCATCACAGATAATAACATCCGTCGTCGAAGATTCTACGGCCACACTGATTAATGGTTCCGGTCCGACATATAACAGAACCAGAGTTGTAAGTGGTCTGGTGACCGGGTATAACGATGTATACAATAACTCATCGAGTCTGACCATGAGCATCGGAGCCAATGCGGGATTGTATGGGTATGTAGGTGGTCCTTATAGTCCAGGAATAATGTGTTCGACGTATCAATATTTATACGGAGCGCCAACATACATAACCATGTCTGGATTGAACGTGGGAACATATGATTTATACCTTTACGCGGTCGTAGACGACGACGGAAGTAATCAATATAGCAAATTTACTTTACAAACTGGATCGGGGATAGAAAAATCTACATCGAACGTTGCCAGTCTAGGAAACGGAGATTTTCCGGTATTTGTTGAAAACAACTCATACGTAAAATTTTCAAACCATTACACTTCCGATGGAATTATACGAGTGGCGTGGGCAATCGCAGATGGGGCGGATTATGGACCAATAAACGGAATACAGATTGTCCAAACTAAATAAGTTTAACTGGAAAACTTTTTTAGAAGATTAGAGAAAAACTTTGTCAATCCACGTTCGGTCAATCGAATCCGCTTAGTCTCTTGTTTGTAAAAATTGAGCGTAGTTTCGGTCAACTCTACTTTTTCGGTTTCCCCTGTCGTATTTACAAGCGTGATTGTTTTCTTCATATAAAAGGTTTCTCCCAAAGGGAGTTAACCCTTCGGGAGAAATTTGTTCTAATTCGTTCCACTCGCTTCGAGGAAGTGCTTCCAGTCAGCGTGCTTCGCCTCGGTGATTAAGTCACAGACTCGGACCGGTCCAGGAGCGATAGGCTTCCGAATCAACTTCAATCCGACTTCCTCATTCAACTTGTTTCCCTTACGGGTGTTGATTTCTCTGGAAGTAACCACCATGTTTGTCCACGTGTCCTTACCACCCCTGCTCGACGGGACAATATGGTCAATGTTTGCCTCATTCTTATTCAAAGGCTTTCCGGTGTATTGGTCAATACCACCGTCACGTCTCCAAAGAGCTTCCTTTGTAGGCTTGCCTCTGAACATTCTGACAGGCATCTTGGTGTAATTCGTTGCAACCACGACTGTAGGAACTCGGATTTCACTCTGAGCACTATTGATAGTTACATCCCAAGAACGGATTGGGAGTTTGACCCACTCATCCCACGTTAAAGGGATTATTTGAGTTGGCTTGTCAAAGTCCGGGTTTCCATCGACATCAACCTCGTAGTGAATATCCAAAGCAACCGAAGACGGTTCCGTTTCAAAGGATGCTCCACAGAGCTGAATGATTGTATCCTTGACGGTTTTGTAACCAACAACCTTCCAGTTGCGGTTAAGACTCAAACAGATTAACTTTTGTGCGATGTTGCTCATAACAGTATTAAATATACACGGACTTATGAAAAAAGTCAACGACTTTTTTTACATCTACGGAAATCTGTAGAATGTGGGGAATTATCTATATGATTTCGTCAATCAATCCCAATTTGAGACACTCCTCGGGGGACAAACAGAGGTCGTGCTTGAGGAGTTCGTTCAACTCTTTTTCTTTGAATTTGGTATGTTTGAGGTAGATTTTTTTAATCATCGACATAACCAACTCCAAATTCTTCATTTCGTCTTCAAATTGTGCAAAATTTCCCCACATAGCGCTCGAACACTGATGGATAAGCATATTAGCGTTTTTACGCATATATCTGCGACGGCCAACGACACTCAAAAGTGTTGCAGCAGAGGCGGCAATGCCCTCTACATAAGTATCCACTGGAATTTTGCTTGAGAGAATCCTATCCACAGCGGTAAAACCGCTATAAATCTCTCCGCCTTCACTCGAAATATACAATTCTATCGGAGGAACGACCGGTATATTGTATTGAATTTGAACAAGCCTTAATTGTTTCTCAACTTCCACCATCTGTCGGTTTAAGTTGTAAATACTTTCTCGGGTAACATCGCTATAGAAAAACAATTGATTGGTCTGACTAGAAAAATTCCCCAAATCTCTTTGGGGTTTTGATTCGTCACCTTCATCAGCTGAGATTGATAGGGAATACCGTGGGGTTCTTTGAGGTGATTTCATAGTAATAGGAACATAACCTTTCATGCTATTCATAAATATCAAACGGTCAGAACAAAGTATGATTTTTGATTATTAAACTAAGATGACTTCATCGAACCCTTCCGACGTAGATGGACGCACGTATTTGGAAATCATCTTATCAATCACAAACTCGGGAACTTCTCTTCCGCCGGCGGCTTTTCTTTTGGCTTGATTTTTCATCAAGGTGTTCTTATCACGTTCGAGAACATACGCCACAACTTTAGCGGAATATCTCTTCGCCGTGAGAATATAATCCTTACGTTCACGCGGATTAAGGCTCGTCGCATCAACCATAACGTCTTTACCTGCTGCCAAGTCCCGATTTAAGTTGTATTTGATTGTAGAAAATACTTGAGCCGTCACCGACTGGTCGGTTTCATCCCTACCGAGAATCCCCCTAAGTTTGTCGCTGCTGTGGACAATGACGTTGGGATGAGACTTCAGAAAATTTTCAATAAATGTGGATTTTCCTGCGCCTGAAATTCCAACCATGACATATAGTGTGTTCAGATTCATAATAGTTCGTATGCTCTCTTAAAGTTTTCGATATAAGACTCGATATTTGTCTTTCCAATCGGATTCATACTGTGACATACGTAACCAGGAAAAGTCAAACCGTTTTTCATACAGTAATCTACTGCCCACTTAGCACAATGATATCCAGTCTTCTCTTTGAACGAATCGTAAAGTTGGTTGTAATCCCGTGGGTTATCGCTATACATGGCCGGATGGTATTGGTCCGGTCCGAGGTCGTGGTCAAATGAAATGAATTCGGGCATTCCACAACTCTCAATTTTTGAAACAAATTGGTCGTAACTTCTGACAATTTCCCAAGGAACCAGAGGCAGATTTACCCAAGTGACGGCTTTTGGAATCCGAATGTCATCCAAAAATAAGTAGTAAAGTTTTTTATCCATTCACCTATCAATGTAACACGGATATTCGAGGTGTCAATTAACAAAAACCATCTCGTTGCTTAATATAAGAATGTGAGTGTATCTTTCCCAACTATTAAGCTCTCTGTCAGATTTTTTAAGAGGTCCTTTGAAGTCTAACTTTGAATCCCAGGTTACAGGGGTGAGTGAATCTGCGTCTTTGACCTCGGATACCTTTACTGCCAGTGTGTAATCTTTATTAATATTGGTTTCGTTAGACATAACGAACTCCAATTTATCGTTTACAGCAAGAGTGACGTTGAAATTGAAAGGAACCTCCGTTGTTGGGTTTATCGAAACCTTGTTTTGAAAGACGCCATTTTTATAAACCAACAGTTGTGAGGATTCTCCAACGCGACCTTTCGCTCCAACTGACCCTGAAACTGTGAACGAACCGTTTCTAGGAGAAATCCACTGTCTCACTGATTTTATGGATGGGTTTTTCGACAACGTTCCACCATTTCTGGTCACTGTTACCCCTTTGAAGAAGTCGTTGGTTGAACCATAGACCTCTTTATCAAACTTTTGAAACTCGAAGAACGAGGAAGAACTTCTGGCATCGGAAACACGATACCCATATCTCCAATTGTATTCTTTTTTCACGTCCGACATATCCTCTTTCATTGCACTTTCGATGTATCGGATTCCGATTTTAATCTCCAAGTCAGATGGTTCACGTTGAAAGCAGATTCTATACAAAGTCCTGATTCTCTCTTCCTCGGTTATAATACGGGTGAACTCTGGTCGAGTGACCATGTTTCTTACCTGTTCTATCACCATCGCATTGTTCATTAAAAACAATGCCTGTTTTGGAACGGTTGTCTGGAACCTTTTTCCTGTGGTCATTTCCGGGGTGGCAAAGTCAAACGTGGTAAAAACCTCCGGTAGGCGACCTCTATCAACCAAACCGTAAACGGTTCTTCTCGTGGAATACTCCCCACCATTGGCGGCAACAAGATTAACACCCTGTCCTCCCATGTTAGTATCCAATTTTCCTCCAAGGAATAGAATCGTGTCTCTAAGAGTCTCGAAATCCAATCGAGTGTTGTTCATCTTCCAATAAAGCCTGTTGTAAGGGTCAACCAACGATTTCTTTCCGTCACCATTCGATACTTGCCGGTAAGTCGAAGAAGACATGATAAGACGGTGCATATCCTTAACCGACCAACCGCTCTTTATAAATCTATCCGCAAGGTAGTTCAGAAGGTCGTAGTGAATTGGCTGTGGAGTGTTTATTCCGAAGTCATCTACTGACGTTACCAATCCTTCACCGAAATGAAACTGCCATATTCTATTGACGATGACACGCGGAGTCAGTGGGTTCAACGGGTGAGCTATGGTTTTTGCTAGCTCAAGCCGACCACTTCCGTTTGTAAATGGGTTGGCGTTGAGATAATCGAACGTCGTAATGAAACGCCTTCCTACCACCGGCCCACGAGTTCCTGGGTCACCCTTGATTAGCACCGCCGAGTCAATTGCACGAGGTTTGTCACCGATTACCATTGCTCTTGCCGGAGTGAACGGGTGGTTAATCTCGTGAGTTATTAGTTTCCCACGTTGCTGCCTAAGTTCGTTATCATATTGCATCGTTTTCTGATTACTACTATAGAACCTCGAAAACGAATCTCGGTCTATATCAAGAGGTCCACCATTTTTAAAAATTGCTGATGAGAATGCTTCCAATCCAACTATATTCGTCGGTGTAGTATTCACGGCCAAGACGGCATTGTGATATGCGGATGCCAAATCTCTCATATTCTTTATCACGCCGATTTTCTTTATGTGAGACAGAAGGTATGGGTTAGTGTTTTCAGAATTCTCCGATAGGAATGTTGCGAATTCATCTTTAAATTTACCGTCTTCCACGTTAAACATCGTTCCGAACGGTAGAAACACCGCCGACTTTGGATTTGTCGTGGCGGATTTCGTTCCTTTTGGTGTGGATTGAACGGCCACGCCTGCGTCACTTGAAACCACCGTCAATTCCATTCCACCCCTCATATTAGGCGTCCGGACATTTATCATAGATGTCCATCGTTGAATCATCCTTACATTCAAGCCGGAATCTCGAATGTAATCCGTCCTATTTGAAGATGCTACGGAATTTAGAGCGTATCCACCGTATATGTTTTTGAAAGTGTTTGTTCTAAATTCTGTCAGTGCCGCCAGATGCCGAGAGTTTATGAAACTTTCGATTTCTCCTTCTATCGTATTTCGTTTGTTTAGATAATCCTTGTAACCACCCGTCTCTGATACCGGGTTCAGAAGAGGTTTTTCGGAATCACTTGGAAAATAGGAACTATTCATCACGCCATGTAGAGCGTAATAATCTTTTGTGCTTACGGGGTCGAACTTGTGGTCGTGACAACGGGCACAAACAACTGTCGTGGCCATAAACCCCTTAAATATTACATCTATTTGGTCGTCGATAATGTCATTGGCGTTTCCAGAGTTCTTACCGAGCGTCAAGAATCCAAGACCTGCCAAATCCGGCTTCTTGATGTCGTTCAATCTGTCTCCTGCTATCTGTTCCAGTATGAATCTATCAAAAGGTTTATTCTCATTAAAACTTCGGATTACATAGTCACGGTAGGTGTATGAATATGTGTAACGGGGCTCTCGGTTTCCATTCACCGTTCCAGTGGTGTCACTGTATCTTGCGGTGTCGAGCCAGTGGCGACCCCACCGTTCACCATACATGGGATTGTCTAAAAGTCTATCCACTAATTTAACGTAAGCATCCGGAGAAGAATCTTTAAGGAAGTTCTCAACCTCTTTTTCAGTCGGAGGCAATCCGATTAGGTCAAAATATGCTCTACGAATGAGGATTTTCTTGTCAGCTATCTGTGAAGGCATCAAATTTGTTTTGGATAGTTCCGAAAAAACAAAGTTGTCGATGGGATTGGCAATCCACTTGCTTTTTGAAGTCGGAGGCACCGGCTTGATTGGTAATGGAGCATAGGCCCAATGTTTCTTTGCTTCCGCATTGACATCCACGGTTTTAATCTTATCAATTCTCGGATCAGCCGCTCCACTCTTCACCCATGCCTCAAAATCAGAAATGATTTGCGGAGAGAGCTTTCCATCCGGAGGCATTTGAAGGTCTTTATCTGAATATCGTATCGCCTTGATTAATAAACTCTGTTCCAAGTCATTAGGAACGACAGCAGGACCATTCTCCCCACCCTTTAGTGTGGATTCCTGATTGTCAAGTAAAAGTTGTCCCTTGGCCTTTTTGTGTTCAGCGGAGTGACACTTGTAACACTTCTCCACTAGAACGGGCCGAATCTTCTTTTCAAAGAAATCCGACTCGTCTTTGGTTATTCCGTTTACAGATATTGCGCACAGAAGTGCGACGAACGTTAAAATTCTCTTCATATTTTGTAACACCTTTAGTTTAGGCTATGACCGGCTTTGCAACTTCACCAAATACATCGGTGAGTCTGAAATCTCTTCCATTGTATCGGTAATTGAGTTTTTTGTGGTCAAATCCAACGAGATGTAAAATTGTTGCGTGAAGGTCGTGAATAGACATTTTATCGGTGACAACTTGAGCACCGAGTTCGTCAGTCTCACCATAAACCGTTCCGCCCTTGACGCCGCCACCAATAAGAACGGATGACATGGCTCTGTTCCAGTGACTTCTTCCGAATCCGTTAGGGCCACCAACACCGTCTCTTGATGGAGTTCTTCCAAATTCACCGGTCATCACGATAAGGGTCGAGTCGAGCAATCCACGGTCTTTTAAATCTTTGATTAAAGCAGCTATTGGACCATCAACTTGGTCAGCAGCATTCTTGAGAGAACGACTGATTCCATCATGGGTATCCCATCCGCCAGTCCAAACTTGAACGAAGCGAACGCCCTTTTCAACCAACCGTCTAGCAATCAACATTTGTTTGCCTTGGTTTCCGGTTCCATACGAATCTCTAACCGAGGCAGGTTCCTTGCTGATGTCGAATGCATCCGTGGCTTCGGTCTGCATCTTGAACGCCAATTCAAAGGATTGAATCCTTGCGTCGAACGCTTCATCTTTTTGAAAGTTTTGGCGATGGAGTTCGTTGAGAGCTGAAAGTGTATCCAACTGACTACGTTGTTCTTTCAATGATGCGTATTGACTCTTGATGTTTTGAATCATTCGGTCAACTGAACCCAACGAGGTATCAATTGGTGTTCCTTGATACATACCGGGCAGAAACGCGCTTCCGAAGTTTTGTGTTCCTCCGGTGGGCATTCCACCACTACGTAGGCTTATGAAAGATGGGAGATTGTTGTTTCCACTACCCAAACCATAAACTACCCAAGCACCGAGGCTTGGTCGGACGAGCCGGAGATTTCCGGTATTCATCAGTATCGTGGCTGTCTCGTGCGCCGGGACATCGGTTGTCATGCCACGGAGAACAGCAGCGTGGTCAATATATTGAGCGGTCTTACTGAAAACTTCACTTACTTCGATTCCACTCTTACCACTTTTGATAAATTTGAAAGGTGAACCACAGGCCAATCCATTTACACCCGGCATCGGCTGTCCGTCCATTTCAACCAACTTTGGCTTCGGATCCCAAGTGTCAATGTGCGACTGACCACCGCTGAAAAATATATGAATGACGTGCTTGGCCTTAGCAGGAAAGTGTGTCGGTAGAGATTCTGCCGCACCAAGGGAATTTTCAAACAATGAAGCCGCTCCGAGCATTCCCATTCCCATTCCAAATCGTGAAAGGAACTGTCGCTTGGTCATAATTAAGTCGGTGGGCTTTACTTGGTCTTGGTTGCAGTATTCTTTCATAAGTAGGGTGTATTAAATATAACTATCAATCAGTGTTCAAAACGTATCGAGAATTAGTAACTCGTTTGACGTCTTAGAGTGAAGCCAAATCCTAACAATTTGACTGAAAATGCCCAATAATATTTTACTCCGTCATCAAACCTTGTATCTATATAAAGTATCTCGGTCGGAAAGGATATGGACGCTTGGGAACCTTTATCATCCTCAAATATACACTGACGTTTCTTGGTAAAGACAAATTCCGGGAAGTAATGGATGGTAAGTGTGAGATAATGGAAATCTCCCTGCCTTAATATATCCCAAGTTTTGTTCATTTTACTGTTGGTTTGAAACCACATAGGATTGCGCTCTCTTTACAGAGGGTCTTCATTAAGAATCCCCGTTTGCACATATCTCCGATTCCACCTGTGAGTTCACAAGTATCCAAGGAGAGGTCTTCATATTTTGAAATCACGGCATTAACTTCTTTCCACACCTGTTCTTTGGCATCGCCATCAATTTTTACGTAAAATCTCAATCCACCAAACTTCTCTTTAATTTGTGTGGCCACGACCTGACTTCCATACGCATCGGACCAACCTTGGAGTTCTTCACATAGGTTGTATATCAAATCATACCAACCATCATCACATGATATTCCGTATGCCATACAGGTGTGCTGCGGATTTCCATACATATCCACTAACAACTTCGGAAATCTTTCTCTGAGTTTTAATTCTAACGATTTAGTCATATTACGGTAGTATTTAGGTTTATGGAAACGATGTCAGACTTCTTTATAACAAGAGAATCGAATAAATTTACTAGGTCTTTATCCTCGGAAGTTTTAAGGCTTTCAACGACTCTCTTAATTTCTTCACAAAGTTCTTTTTTCAGTTGAATGAATTGTTCTCGGGTGACACAATCTTCTTTGGAAATATATTCGGATAATCTCCCATCAGTTGCTGACCGGAATACTACTTTGACACCAACTGAACCAAAGCCCTTGGCTCTAGCCAGAATTTTTTCTACATCATCGTCTGCGTTTTTATACCACGGCATAATGTTAAATTCCTTCTCCTTGAGCGGCCAAATCTGTTCTATGTTCGGCCCACTTCAAAATTTGTTCGTAAACTTTCATAAGATGGTCATAATCATAATCCTCTTCCGAGGCAATACGTCCAGGCAATGCCGGGTCGGTTTTGTATTTTGCCAATCTCACTAAATCATTCACATTTCCCGACCAATCCCAGTGGGGTTGATTCGGCCCCTCATCATCGGATATTCCTCCGCCGGTGATGGATGCCCATGTATCATAACATGAACAATGTCCGTATTTGGTCAAGGCGGCCCAATCTCCGACCACCACGGCGACCCAACCTGACTCGGAATAGTCACAGTCATCGTCCTGTGCGATTATGGATTTTTGAAATAAATCTCTTTGTCCTTTAGTTATCATTGGGATACTTTACTTCACCTTTAATGAAGTGTCAATTCTAAAAACTATTCGGTTGTATTGTTTCTCCGTCTATTATAGGAAGTGGAATCGGATTCTCGCTCCAAAGAGAACCGTTTTCATATTTTACTTGAAACCCGTATTCTTCGTTACTTGCATAAAATCCTCTGCCCATCTTTTCTACATGAAGAATACACGGCGTATGCTCGCCCATATCTGACCACCAATAATATCCCGCTTTAGTCGGAATCTTTTTTGTCATTTTCATAGTTTTTCTTACACTTTTTACACACACCGTCGAACCGTATATAATTGAATCTGAAAAACTTCTTTTCAGAGAGCATACATTTACACACTCTACACTTGATGCTTACTACGGTCATTTAATGCTTAGGATTACAATTGAAGTCACGCCCAGTAAAATTCCTACCCAGTCAAGGAGTTTAAGAGGTTCTTTAAAAATTCCACAGCCCACAAATAAACCGGCAAACACTGCTGCAACACCGAACAACACCGCTCCCTTACCAATATCCATTCCTCTTTTTATACAAAACAACCACACAACGGATGTGACTACGTAACTTAGACATGAAAGTATTGCTAGGGTTAAACTGTTAGATTCTCCGAACTTTTTTGAAAAAAAGTCCCCGAAACCATACGCTAGTATCAAAATCATTCCGATTAAAAAGAAGTTAGTCATATTTTTGAAAAATGTTTCCGATGACTTTTATGGAAGACCTAAAGTTATGGATTTGCTGACCAGCGAACTCAACCCCCACACCGTCAAATTTGTATCCTACTGGGAAAACCGCCCAGCCGCAGTAAAATTTAGACCATCGGACCTCTTGGTCCAGTCTGTATCCATCTTTGTCGTCCCAGTCTTCATATGAAGTAAATTCTACTATATCTCCCTCAAAAATAGGGTCGCCGTCCACATCATTCATTTCGGTGTATCTCTGAACAACGTAATCCGGGTCGTCGGTTCTTGTGAGAGATATTTCGTTGCCGGTGTGCAGCCATAGAAGATGGTGGCCGCACGCACCCAAGAATGGAATGTCTGAAAAATGTTGTGAGATTTTACACCAGACACGAATTTTGTTTTTTAGAGTCATCATATCAAGTATACCTTATCTGTATTTTAAACACAAGACTAAGTTTAATGCAGCCAGTGTAGTAAATATTATATTACTTACTAAAAAATGATAAGGAATCGGAACTGTTGTGACGGAAGATAGGCACGCGAAAATATTTCCAAATAAAGCGATAACACAAGAGGATGGATTTATATCTTTTGTACTCTTTGTTTTTAAAATTTGTAATATCTGCGGAACATTACACGTTATAAAACAAATTGTCATTAATAATACGAATATCTCTGTCATTTTTCTTGAAAATAACTAGGTTTCAAATCATAAAACATCCACTCTTGACTCTGTGATTCGCTCCCAGAACCCTTTCCGTCCTTCCCACCTTTTTGACCGGGAAACCCTTTTCCATCTTTTTGTCCCTGACCGTCAGCAAAACCCTTCGTTAGAGTGCCTCTGACCATTTGCCCACGTTGGGTCCGTTTTATGACGCTTCGTTCTTCGCCCTTTGATAACTGTTCGTGTAGTTTTCGACTGTATGGTAATCCAAACAATCTAGGTTCACTATCCTTGACATTGTAACCAAAAAGGTTAAGAGTATATTCGTTATATTTTACGGTGGGCTGTTCTACTAAGAACCAGATTCCTCCTTGTTCGTTGTTAATTTGGTTTGGCTCTTTCACCACGACGGACCTAATACTTAATATCTCTGGCAAAGCCCTCGGCGGTGCTCCCCATCCAAGAAATGAAATCGTCGAATTGTAAAATGCCACGGTGAAGAATGAAAATCCCAAAATTAACAGAACTTTTAATTGCCACTTAACATTCGATGACGCTAACACCCAGAAACTAAGTGAGAAAAGACAGAGGAGAAGAATGGATAATGAGACACTCATATTAAGGTTTATCGAAAATATTTCCTACAACTTCATACCGCTTTATAGCACAAGTCAAGTGACCTATACAAATTTTGTAATCAATGTCAAACAAAATCCACGAACAGTCGCCCCAACGGATTTCTGCGTTTATGATGTTCGACATATCGGATGCAAGGGGATATTTGATTATATCCCCTTCGTAAATTTCTTTTCCATTCTTGTCCTTCACCCCGGTGAATTGTTGAATCACGTATCTGATTTCATCAAGAACATACCCACCTTTAATATACCATTCCCCCGAGTTAGAGTATGTCAAATCAATATCGTCATAATCATTACCCGTCCACGGAATTATAAAGTGGTTTTCCTTTTTATCCCAAACTCGTAGTTTTAATCTGTGACTCATATATTTTTAAATCCGCAGTCGTGACAAATATACCCATCCCACGCCGACTCTCCGCACTGGGGACATTTTTCAAGTTCTATTTCTGGTTCCTCGTCAACGTTACATTCAACCGCAGGAGCCTTTAGAAACCCAACGATTTCTTCAAGAATAGTAACTAATTCCTTAGTATCGGTCGGTCTTTCAAAGGTGACGGACGTTCCGAGGATTTCTTCGTTGTTGAATTTGATGGAAATTCTGTTCATTTTTTGTGCAAGTAGTATTCGGAAACCGAGTCTGATTTTACTTCGTTAGAAAGGTATCTAAATCCTCACCCAAAAGGTTTCGTATTCGTATTCGTATGTAGAACTAAACCAATGTTTCTTTTTAGTTGGTCGTCTGCTACTTTCAATGGAACGATGTAATCCACCGTCAAAAAACCTTACCGTTCCCTCCACGATGGATTCTTTAGACCTCCACGGATATTCGTCTCCGCTTCTGGTATAAATTTCATCTAAGATTGAAGTTTTCATAAGCATTTCAGTTATCCTTCACGTTCTGCGCTACAAATGATTGCATACTGTTTATGTTACTCACTTTTCCATCTTTGTCGAGTGTAAAACGAAAGAAAGTGGTTTCATCACCGGCAGTTATCATCATATTTGTCTTGACGATGACCTCTGCATGAGGTTTCATTTTGACCAACTTTATTATCACAGGAGTAGGAGTGGTATCTGTTTTCCGATAGACATGACAGTTAGCGATGTATTCTCCCGGAGTGATTCCTCTAATGGCAATGACTTCTTGGTTGAAATCCAACTGTGTCCCTTGTTGATTTTGAGAATATCCGAGGTTATCATGGTTCAGATTCATCAAAGAGCCGTCGCCGCCTTCTCTACGTTTGAATCCAACGATATGTCCCTCCGAGTCACTTGCCCATAAATCCATGTCGTCATTCGACTTAGAAGGCCACTCCATAACGAGAGTGTATGCGGCTTGAAATGATTGCGTAGGTGTAGAATCTTTAACTCTGTGATTCACCACAAGAATAATTGCCAAACAACATAGAAGAAGTGAAAATAACACGTCCAAAAATGGAGTCATTGATTGATTGGATTTGTATGTCATAATTTTGAAAGTTTTTCCGCGACATTCCCAAAGGTGTCCGTGACTATTTCCGACTTTTTAGATGAGAGGTAGTTTAAGAGATTGTTATGAGTCTCCGTGGAAACTGACATATTTCCTTCGCCTATTCCATGAAAGTATAAAACCAGCCAGCCTCCGTCTCCGATAGCATTAACTCTATCAACTAAGTCACCCGCACGGGAGGCTTCCACGCCGGGTATCTCAAATCGTGTATTTCGGATGTGTTCCTTGGCATCGGAACCATACATTGTTCCACCACCAGCGAGTCTAGCAAATTTATGAAATTTCGATACAACGTGAATGTATGATGCCTCGAATTTTCCCATTGTCGTGATTCCACAGGGATATGCGAATGACGGGACGGAAGAACAACCAAGTTCCATTATGGCTTCGACGCCTCTGGATATTTCTCTTTCTATTCCAGACTCTCCCAATTCCTCAAAAGTGTTTCCTGACACCGCCCACCTAGCCTCCTTCGGACCGGGGTGAGAGAATGTGTGATTGGCGATTTCATGGTCGCTTTTCATCACATCTTTCCACCTTGATTCGTTTTTTCTGAAACCGGAAGTTCCCGTATTAACAAAAAACGTCCCTCTCAATTTTCGAGAACTTAGTTCCATAACCGCCCTAAAATGGCTCTGTAATGCGTCGTCGTATGTTAGTGAAACGTAAGTCATAAGTCTTTTTCGGTCAATCTATTAACCGTGGATAGGATTGTTGATTTACATTCGTCATTATCAGCGGGCACCCAGTCTGGATGTCCATCACACAATTTCGCAGCTCTCAACATCCCTTCTTTAATTGCATCAATCTGAATCTGTTTGATAATAAACGAATACTCACTCTGCATCAACGGATAGCCATCTTGTCTATCAATCGCTGCTCCTATTTGTTTTGCCCAGTCTTCTGCGGGTTTCATAGAGTTATTGCCTTTCTGCCCAATCCCACGCCCAAATCCAAGCTCCGATTGTCGCCAAAAACCCAGCCAAATAGTGAAACGGTGTAGGAGACTCCTTGTATGCGTGCCATAGAGATGACAAAGCAAGGAAAGCAAGGAATAATACAACGATTAGAACGAAGCATCCGATGACCAACATTGTTCCGCTAGTAATAAGTTCGGCGACAATTTTTCTCCAACTTTGTTTTTTTAGATATGCGAAGTAATTTTTCATATTATTTGTCAGTAGCTTAGTCCCTCTTAAAAAGTATCCATAGATCACTAATCCGATATACAAAACCACAAGTGTTCCTATTGCTATAATAAATTCCAACATTTCATCACTCATAATTAATCCTTCATCGAATACTCAGCAATAAACATCTGCAATCTGAGAATCAAATTTGCGACCATCCCGACAAGGGTAGGAATGAAAGCCGTGCTAAGACCATTCTTAATCGCGCCTATGAGAGAATTAACATCGCTGCCCATACCGAGGAACATCATAACGAGGCCGACGATGGTGGAGAGAAGCCCGAGGTCGAAACATATCTCCGAAGCGAATCTCACTAATCCTATCTCTTTTAAGATAACATCTTTTTCGGGATAATACGCAGAGGAACATCTATATGTTGCGTTCCACACATCAATTTCTTTTGATACTTTCCCCATTAAACACGCCGCTGCCGTGGCAACTGCAATGATGACGAATCCTAAATAAGAGCTGTCGTATTTAAGAAGCCCTGTGAATGCTCCGGCTTTTCCTGCGAAGTAACATCCGACTGTTGTAGATGCCATTATGATTGTCCAACGTGTGAATATTTTCATTATCTTAATTATTGGTTCTAGTTGTCGGTGTATTTGTGACTCCGATAAAATTGTTTGTAGAGAACCTAAACGGGAAACCATTGGTTCCTTCTGGAACCATAAAAAGTTTAACAATAGGTCTGATTGGGTCGCCCATATAGTCTCGATTGTAGTGCCACGGCGGGTTTATACCCGATTCATACGCTACCTTCTCAATCATCTTAGAATAAGGCTTGTTGGTGAATCTGTCAAGGTGGAACGAATAGAAATTGCTTACAGTAAGTTGGCAATATAAATCGAACGACATATCAATGGGTCGTTCAATTTTAGCTCTGACCGTATGTTCTACGTCAAGATTGCTTGCGTGAAGACACTCGTGAATAACAGTGCTTCCGAAATCTCTCATCGCATTCAAGTCGTGAATACTAGGCGGTTTCAGTGACGTGGTTATTGCGATAAACGCCCTCCACGGTTCTCTATATTGATGGAACACTGTCATTCCAAGAAGGGAGTTGTTGGTTCCCATGCTTGTCAACATATCATCCGACCAATACATATTTTTGTAATCTACATTGTATTTGATTCCAGTGATGTTCTCCATAAACGTGACTGCGAGTTGAGCCACAGCAACATCTTGTGTAGAAAACTTTCGTGAAAACGTCCAATCTACACCAGCAAATTCGTCGTTTTCTCGTGGGACATTGATTTTTACTGCTGACATCCTCTTGCCGGTTACGTTTTCTAATTGAATCGGTGTTCTAGGGTCAGCGACCGTAGTAAATGACTCTGGTTTTTCTTTACATCCTAGTAAAAATAGGAGCCCAATAATAGTTAATGTAACGATTTTCATAACACACTTGACCGCAAATAATACGTATCAATTTGTAACCAGATTAATTGAATTTGTTTTCTGGAAACACATCTAATTCTGGATTCCAAACTCCTTGAGAAATCATCTTTTCCTTGAGTCGTTTTCTAGGTTGCATTTTTCTCTTTTTTGCTACAAATTCAACTGTGGCCCAGTCTTCAATCTTTTCGTATAAAGAAAAGAACCCGGGGAGGTCATTCAGTGTCAGACAATCCGAGTCAGCACCAGGACCAAAACAGTCATTACAATTTAGGAAGAGAACAATAGTTTCTTCCATAACTTCTTTGTTAAATGGGTCTACAAATTTTCGGCTATTGCAGAATAGAACGTCTTCATCCAAGAGTTTAGCCAACATGGATTCCTCATTAGGGATACGTTTTCCGTCAATTACGAACCAATATTCGTTTTCAATCATAAAATCATTCATTGCATGAAGAGGATGTCTACCCGGAGTCCAGTTTCCGTGGAACAGATAGCAACGTTTCTCCCGTAATCCTTATCCGCATAGACTCTGAAGTTTTCTCTCGCCGATTCACTCATGGTTACACCTAAAGATTCAAGAAGCGCGTTCTTATCAAAGGGCATCTCTGGATTATGCGGATATGCAATCACGTCGAAGTCTTTTGTGGATTTCCCCTTGAATAGAACTGATCCTGTAAATCCGAGGTGGAAGTTCTGTGCTGCCGCAATTGGTTCTTTCTCTCGTATCCAATTTATTGCGATTTCGGGTGTAATGGTCATAGTTTGTTTATTATGTATGATTCTATTGTTCTGGACGTAGGTATCCACCGCGTAAGTCTTCTCCATGTTTTGAATATCTGATGAATTGCATTCTCCAGTGGTTTGGGTTTCATCGAATTGAAGAGGGCGTCTAATCTGGCTTCTCTTTCAGACCTATCTCTACGCTCAAACTTCAACAGTTTTACATCTGACATGATGGAGTTTGAAAACGTGACTTCGTATTCTATCCAATAATCGAATTTGGTAGTATATTCATACCGTTCATCCATAGGCGAATAGAATTCGTGGATTGTGATGGTTTTATTGTGAACATAATAAGGGACCCACGTTATGTTATATTTTACTGACTTTTGGAGATTGGTGCTGATGTCAAATAGTTCGGAATATTTCTTAGAATACTCCGGGTCGTCCACGTATTTTAAATCATACTTCTCAGCCCAGAGAGTTCCGTCTTCACGCAGTTCGTAACTACCCATTCCCCTTCCAAGGCCTTTTGTCTGAAAAGAAACCAAGCTTTCGATTGACTTCCCGCCAAACTCTGATAATAATCCCTCATCTTTTGGGAGGGGAAGCTTGATTTTACATCTTATTGTGTCGTATAATCCCATAATAAATCCTTATTTTCTGAAAATTAAGTCTGAAAGGTGTTGGTGGAGTTCGGTGAGCGCATCTTGTTTGCCCTTCAAAACTCCCTCATCGTATGCACGAGTGTTAACTATGGTCAACAATTCTCCCATATCGTGAACATGAAAATCCAACGGAACGTATATTCTTCTGAAATGTAAATGCCATACGGAGTGTCTATCTGATATGTCTGCTACCGGCAGCCCGCCCATGAATTTCAAATAATTGACCGTTGCTTCATCGGGATGATCTCTGTGTGCGTAGTATGCCATATTACTTTGTTGTAGGTGGTGGAACAGCTAGATATGCGATGGAAGAAAGATTGTGGTTTGAAACGGTTCTTGGGTCAACTCTCGTTCCATCCTCGAACGCTGATTTTGTTGCTTCCGTCATCTTTAAAAGGTCGGTAAGACTTAAATTATGTCGTTTCTTTGAAAATGCTTCGATTGCACCTAACAAGTCTGATAGTTCAACCAGTGCCATGACCGGGTTTTCCGTTTCGAGCGCATCCTTAAATTCGAGGTATTCTTCGTCAATTTTACTAACCTCTCCTAAAACTCCCTTTGGTATTTTATTTTTGTGGTATCCCATATTTTTCCATTACTCGTGACAACCGTGGTTCCGCTACACCAGTAGCATACACCCAACTCAAAAAGTCACAACTTCTTATACCATAACTTCCAAGTTCGATATTGTCAAATGAAATGTCGTATTCTCTTCCGGGAACGATGGTTTGAATCACAACTCGGTCGCCGAGCCTAGTTTGAAAAAAATCGAACGCTGTGCCCAACACGTAATCCAAAGAATCTTCATCAACTTGGTCGGTTTTAATGAGTTCGTTTTTTAAGAAATACTTGGTATGAAATGAATCGAATGAATCTTCACGGAAGCATGGAGTCACGGTCTGAAACTGGCCCTTGGGTAGAAACCCCTTATTGTAAAGATATAAAAACGATTGTTCTCCGGAAGCCACAAGGACTTTGTTTTTCTCCTTGATGGTGAAATCTGGAAGAGTTTCTCCTGGGCCGAATACGGGCTTAGTTATATCGGAGATAGCCTTCGTCACCGTCCACGGGCTTTCTACTCTCTTAAAACCACGTTTTTCGTAGAATTCTATTGAATCTTGGATGTTCTTGTAATTTATCATACAGTTGGTTTTAACTTTAGAATGTCAGTCAATACTCCGCCAGTAGCAAGAACTAAATGAACGTAATCTAGGTTATCATCTATTAGGACGCCGCCGAAAATGTCTCCATTCATAGGTTTCCATAGATATTCGGCTCCAGCGAAGTGACGTTTATGTTCGTCCGTGAGTTGTGAAATGTCCGTGAAAGATGCGGCAATTTTTGTTTTCTTTCCAGACTTCAACCAACCGTCTAACAGTGATTCCAGTTCTTTTACGGTTCTCATAAATCAATTATTTCCACATCAAACTCATTCTTACTACAGAGTTCTCCGTCCGTGCTTCCATCGGGCATCATTCCTCTCACACAAATTCCCCATCCCAGGTCGTCTTCTTCCCATTTTTCCAAAGTGATATGTTTCTTTAATTCGTATTCCTCATTATAGTCATACACTTGGGTCCCTGACCTAAACCACGAAGAAGGTTCTTTTACTGTAAGTTTTACGTATTTCATATCAATATCAATGCCAACTTTTCTTTTCTCGAAAGTTTCTTTATTTGGTGTTCACGCTTTAATGCTTCGGATTTGGTTTTTAACTCTTCTGAATACACTAATGTCACCGGTGTTCTTCGTCGAGTATATTTAGCGCCCTTCCCACGATTATGAGTCTTTACTCGTTTTTCCAAATCATCGGTGTAGCCACAATATAATGTGTTATCTACACATCTCAGTAGGTATACAAAGTAAACTTTTGTGATATTATTCATTTATTCCTGCGAACTCTTCCGCTCCAGAACTTACATCGGAATAAAAAAACCTTGTGTTTCCGTGGACATTAAGTTCCAAATTTCTTTCTAAATCCATCCTTGAACAATTCTCAAGGGTTGAATAAATTTGGTCAGTTGACTTCTGAAACAGTCGAATAGTGGTATCTCTGACGATTGATATGTTATTCCCCATATAAAGCATAAACTAGGTTTAAATCTGATATTGTCCGAACGGCACTTTCGATTGGAATTGAAATAGATTGTGCTTCTATTCTATCCATTGTTTCTTTTGAAATTTCGTATAAGCATCTATTTGTCGAATTATGGTCTACCGAGTGGCTAAATTTTTCAAATACCCTATCAATTCGTCTGTTTGCTGACAGTTTCATTTCATGTCTATGTAATGGAACACTAGCCCTGCCCATTCATCTTGAAGAAAATCGACTTCATCCGAATTTAATCTCGAAGAAATGGTTTTTGGCATATCAAGATAATCGGGGTAATCAAACGAACAAGCAAGGTCATCACTTAACGACTCACATTCACGTTTGGTTAACAACCTCATGCCATGTTCTGTAGCATATTCCTTTATTATTCGTTTTCCATTTCGATTAAACCACTCAACTGCCTTTTTGAGAGTTTTAGTGACTCGGCCGTAAGGATAGTCGGATGATTTCATACAGCCACCGCCGCTTTAATTGCATCCTGCGGATGGTATCCGGTCAATTCTATGTCTTCAAATTTTATATCAAATATGGATTTGCCCGGAGTCTTAATCGTCACTCTTGGAAGTTCTCCGGGATGTCTTCCCAGTTGAGTCTTGGACTGTTCGACATGATTCTCATACAAGTGTAGGTCAGCTATACTTGCTACCAACGTTCCTACCACCATGTTTAGTTGATTTGCTACCAGATGGGTTAATAGGGCGTAGAATGCGTCATTATAAGGCTTTCCTAAGAAAATATCGTTTGACCTCATCGAATAGTAACAATTCAATCGCCTGGTAGGAATGTTATGATACTTTCTTTCTCCCTCCGAACCGTTTCCGGTGAAAGGTTTATCTTTTGGCCAACACTTTTCGTGAAGCAATCTGTTTTGTTCATCCAACGTCAGCTCTTCCGTCCCAAATTGAATATAGTTGTGACAGGCAGGAAGAACCGCATCTTCCTTTCGGTTACTGTGGAACGGGTGCCATGCTGAAATGATTATCCTACGACTGTCTGGGTTTGTTTTTAAATCGTTTAAGGCGGTTGACAACTGGTCGATTTCGATACTGTCTTCTTCATACGACATATCCGCGCCTGCCTGCCACGTTCTAGCCGGAAATCTCCGCCACAGACCACCGTAAGCAAACTTTCCCACGCTACCGAATCGAAATGCAAAGATTTCGTTGTCAACAATCCGTTGTTCAAATTCTTTTTGTGTAAACGGTCGGTTACTTCTAGCACCAATATCCATGCCATAAAATGTTCCTCCCTCGGTGCAAATTGCCATACCGTTTTCTTCATAATGTTTGAGATATGACTGATACGGCCACTCCGTCCAGAAAGTCACTCCGTTTTGAAGCAAATAACGGATGTTTGTGTCTCCGTGAATCATCCACAAAAGTTCGTGAACCACACTTTTCCAATACATCTTCTTTGTGGTCATCAAAGGAAATCCCTGATTCAGGTCAATGTGTGTCTGCCGGCCCCATACCTTACGGGTATCAATTCCTGTTCTGTTTGAGGATTTTCTACCGTTTGAAAATACATCGAATAACAATGCAAAGTAATCTGATTCGTATTTATTCATATTCTTCTTTAATAATCTCCAAAAGACTTTGTAGTTCGTCTTTATCAATGCCACCGTTCATATAGGCCACGAACGGATAGTAACCTTTTTTAATCTCAACTGTGGCAGCACTGTTCTCATATACATCAGTTTTCTCTATGAGACTCCACTGATGGCCGCCGATATACTCCCATTTTCTGTTTTTCATAAAATCGGATTAACGTCACGATTTAATTGGACTATAAACGCAACATCAGCTGTATAGGCAGCTTTGGATAATGGGTCTATGAACAGCATATATGGAGAATTGAGTTCCCAACCTGCTTTTGCTAAAAATTCGTTGATATACTCGACGGCTTCTTTCCCAGCTTCCACTCGTTCACTCGTTCTCATATTCATAAATCAACGGTTATCTTTTAACAAATTTACTAAATTTTCGGTATTCATTCGCGTGGTCGTAAGAGTCGAACGACATACGTTTGTCACAATCAAGACATCTTACCACCACCCAATATTTATCATCCATAGGATCAAAATTTCCCGTATTTGAATCATAATGTGCATCAACACTCTCATGTGAACATTCGGCTTGAAGATTTCTCAACTGAACATTGAGTTTATCAATTTTCTTGATGACGGATTCAATTTTCGTATTCATAAATCATCTTTTCCACTTTTGCCCACTCTTCGTTGGACTTTTTAGCAACAGCAAGTTCTACAGCCATGTGGCCTGCGGCCACTTCTATCTGAGCTTCCACGGAATTCATCTTTTCGGTGAATCCAAGGGAGAACCTTTCGTCCGATTTTTCCATCCTATCCTTTAATTCCATCAATCTGTCAAATTCTGCAATCCAGAAGTTGGCGGAGGATTTAATCATGGTGTCGGATTCGCCTTGGTCTATTAACCTCTCACGGGATTTCTTTGTAAGTGTCTTTTTCATTCGGTGAAGTATTCTCTGACGGTGTTTTCTAGTATTTTTCTGAGCTGTGGTGGGATGTTGTATTTTTGAGAGTTGATTTCGATGGATTTTCTTATATTTCCATCTTTATTCCGCATCGTAGCAGCTTTCCAGTCGGCCAACATTTCCAATACGTCAACCAACGTCATGTCTTCTACACCATTCGGCCAGTGTTCAGGGTGATGACGGTTCTTTGAATAATGGTGGGTTATGGCCGGGCGGACTTCATCCAACAATTTCTTATATTCATCGCTTCCATAAACAGTTTCACCTAATTTGTGAGTGTTAGCTGCGAAGATTTCAAGTTCCGGTTCTTCAAACTTGGAATTATCGTGGTTTTCTCCACGGATGATTAAATCGGTAACGAACAGATTGAGGTTTTTCTGAACGGTTCTTACGTGTTTATGAGTCTCGGCCAAACAATGGCTAATCTCATGGTCTGTAGCTTTCATATCACCGACTATATTTCACAACACGATGTCCGTCAAATTCTTTTACCACCGACTGTGTAGGCAATAAATGTTCAAACGGAGGCATGAATGTGTCGCCTTCATATTTCCCCGCGACGTGTGTGACGTAAAACTCGGTGATTCTATGTAAGAACTGTTCGTAAATCTTGGCGCCGCCACAGATTATAACATCTTCCGGTGCTTCGTCGGCAACTATTTTACCACAACTTACAATAAACCACTCTTCAATCGTGGTGTCGCCCTTCATCCAATTCTCCGTATTGGATGCTACTACAATATGTCTCTTCGGGAGGTATCCCCTACCAAAAGATTCGTAGGTTTTTCTCCCAACCAAAATGGTTTTATCCATAGTGATTGATTTGAACCATTTAAAATCCTCTTGGATTGACGGCCAAGGAAGCCTTCCGTTTAACCCCAAGACTCTCCCCTCTGACATGGCAGCAACAGCAATCATTCGAGTGCGACCATTTTCTTAGATACACCGTTGGTGTTATAGGCGTAGTTAATCGTTTCCACATCCTTCTTGGAAAGAAGGTATTCAACGTTATCCACTCTGTCACCTGTGACTGAATCTACAAGTTTGTATTTTTCGTAGTTTTTTTCCATATCTTATGTAGTTTTAATTGTCATTACTCTATACACCGACTCAAACCCATTGACGTCAGCAATCTTAATCACCAAATCTTTTTCCGTTGAGAAATAGTGAGTCACAAACTTAAATTTTGAAGACTTATCTTTGAATCCCTTCTCAAGAGCCTTCTGTAAGAACTCCGTGAACTCTGCTTCAGATAATTCGGTTTTCTTTGCTTTATCTACAGCCGGTTCTTCTGACTCGATACCAGATAAAAACGCATCAACCTTCTTGTCGTCGTGAAACACTCTATCTCTTAAAATAGATACTAATGCTTCTCTACTCTCCGACTGGTCAATTTTTTCAAGAGTCGGATCCTTAGAAATTTCTTTGGTGAGTTTGAGTTTTACTTTGGTTGCGAGGGTTTTCAATTCCATAGAAACATGATAGTAGATTTCTGCCAAAAGTCAATTCCGTAATTACTTCAATCCCAAAGGTTTCTGAAGTATTTTCCGAAAAGTTCAAATCCCTCGTCAACTCTTTTTTCGTGATTGAAAACAGGTGACCAATCAATAGGGCGTTCATCCGCTGCTTTGAATGTAGTTCCTCTTTCCTCAACCGAAACCACAATTTGACGTTTATCGTATCCGGGTGGATAAATTGGGTCAACGTCATCCCCATGATGTTCCATAGACCAGATGATTTTGTCTAAAATAGCTTCCCACTTTTCGTGAGCAGTGGGCGTCACGGTGACATCCTTAATAAAGTCGAAATAAAGCTGCTGAGTTGCATTCAAGTCGTCAGCCTCAGTGCAAAAATACACAGGATGTCCACTTAGATTGTCTCTAAGCTGTTTAAGTCTCGGTAAAGACCACTTTGAACAGTGAGAATAGAAGTCAAAAGACTCTTCGGACGGAAATCCATCACGAATCGACTGCCCCTTTTTTCTAAACCAATATGAAATGTCATTCCACCACCATTTCGGTGTGTATTGGATCCGTTCCCACCACTTTAGCGGAGTAAAATCAAACCCAAATGCTGAAACATAATCTCCGACTTTTAATTCTTTTCGTTTAGCCATAACCATTTATACTACGACTCATCCTCAATGTCAATACCTTCGTTATAATATGAATATTCACAACACGGATACTCTCTACCAAGTTCATCGGTGTGGACCCATACCATGCCTTCTTTTATCCACTTGAACTCCTTTTCTGGAGGATTTTGTCCCACATTTAATCCGTCATAAGTAGCATCCGGGTTCTCCGGCGTAAGTTCTCGGTTACAGCTACATCCACGAGAAACACAGTTTTCACAAAAATCTCCGTTTCCTGGCATATAAGACCACACAGCCATTTCCTTTGCACACGTATCACACAGTTTTTTCATTTTAAGTTAAACGTATGTATTTTATCTCTTCCGACGAAAGCTTTTGTTTAACAGATTCCCAAATTTTTGACTTCTTTTCTTTAAGAGCATCTCTCTTCTGTTTTAACGTCAACTTCTTCTGTTCTACGACTGACTTATGTTTGGATACCTCTCTATCAAATTCTTTTTTAAAATCCGCTTCCCATAACCATCTAGTAGGAAACGAGTTATCGCAACCGTAAGGTTCTGGTAAAGATGCATAATCCCCACCTACGGTTATTTCCGTCTTATACTCGACTATATCAAAATCTCCGTCGTGGCCGTCTTCTCCATATCCACAGTTTCCGTAGTCAATCCAACCTTTTTTGTTGATATTCGGAAGCATGACGTTAACAATTTCATAAAATCGGTCATTTATTTTCGATATTATCTCATCATATCTTTGACAAGTTATCTTTGGATTATACAACGACTCGAAATCTTTTTTTGTTATCGTATTATTCATATGTTTCTTCAAAGTGAGTGTATCCGGCCTTTTTTAACTTCTCAAGTCCCTCGTTTAAGTCAGCGGTATATTCATAGGTGCTTTCCATAGACTCGTGAAATCCATTCGGAATAAATCTACCAAAATTCTTCAAACCCGAGTTGTAATAGAAATCTTTGAACTCACCTTTCTTGATTATCCCCAAAATATATTGAGGTGGCCCACCGTATGCGGCCCTGAGATATTGAACTGCAAGGGTCAATTTTTTAGACTTCGCTTCGGCTTTTATCGAATTGTTACTCAGTGACTCTTCATACTCAGCAACATCCTTATGTCGGCGCCTCACTTCGGCAAGCAAATCTCCGATTGGTATTTTTGATAAATCTTTCATATTTCGTAAATCTTTCCATCTAACATAGTCTTGACCCCCAACTTAGCACTCACAACTCTGACTTTGATGTGGGATTCATAAATCATCAAGTCGCTTCTTGCTCCACTAGCCGCCCACTTCTCTCGTGCAGCCTCTAATGAAAGCCCATGTTCCCACTCCTCGTGCAAAACTATCTCTGAAATTCCTGATTGGATTATGGCCCGAGTGCAATCGCTACACGGAAGTCCCTGTGTGTATAGAGTTGTTCCTAAAGTAGATATACCATTTCTGGCACAGTGGTAGATGCTGTTCCTCTCCGCGTGTTCTGCCCAAAAATACTTTTCGGGTCTTTCGTGTCGTTCGGGGAAAGTGTCTATAACTCCTCGACAAAATCCGTTATATCCCTCACTTATTACCGCATTGTTTCTTACAATTACCGCACCAATCTTTGTCATCTTATCCTTGCTTTTTGAAGCAATAAGATATACGTGTCTCAAAAACAATTCATCCCAATTTGGGATTTTCCAATCAGAATGGTCCACTATATCCCTCCATAATGTCCTGTCCAGCATGAAACGTCTCCCACCATTCTGAATATTGTTGAACTTGATTCTCGTGGATAAGGTCATTCAAAGCACATTTTAAAGCCTCTACGTTGGCTACATCTTCGGTTGTGAATCCATGACTATCCACGAGGTCAATGATTTCTTCGACGAGCTGATATGGTGATTTCTCTGTCATAAAGGTATCTTACATCCGAACAATGCTCGGTCAACTTTTTTCATTAACATGGTGGTCAACTTCTTTGATTTTTTTCTTGGACATTACACTCTTAATGTCATCGAAGGAATATGGTCCGAGATTTCCATCCCATCCGATGTCCAGTATCAACCCTTCCTTAGCGTCTGCCCTGGTAGCAGGAAAGCTATAGTGACTGTGTCCACAAAGCATGAATGCACCTTCCTTCATAAAGTTCCACACAGAAAGAGGGTAGTGCATCATAATCAAAATCTGTCCATCAAGAAGAAGTTCTTGATAGTCTCCAAGAAAAATTACGTTCTTATAACGAAACGGCGTGACCTTAATATCCTCTCCATACTTCGCGAAAACTTCCCTCCGATAGACAGATTCCACCGGATTGTTATGGTTCCCCCACAACATATAGATGTTCTGGCAATTAATCCGTGAAAGATACCCCTCAAATTGAGACTCTTTTGTGTTTAAACAAAAATCTCCGATGAAGAACAACTTATCTTCTGGCTTAACCTTCTCGTTCAGTGTTGAGATGATATAATCTGTGCATTCATCTACGTTTTTGTGACCCCTCTTCTCCCAAACAAACGGTTTGTTATGTCCGAGGTGAAAGTCGCTACTAAACCAGACCTTAGAATTTTCTTCGGTCTTCATCTTCATCATGTGTGATATGTTTGACATTGTTTCTTCTAATGTAACACTCCGTTTGTAAATAGTCAACGATATTAAATCGACAATCTTTCAGTGAATGTGTAATGTGTTGATATGGATACAGTCCCACCACCAAGTTTTGTAAAAAACCGATACAAACCGGTTACTCAACGATTTGATGGGTCGTTTCATAAATTTGGGCCAGAGATGACTAAGCTGTTATCCGCCTATCCGTCGGAAAATCCTATTTGGTATGTGATTGGAGAAGAATTCATAACCTCATACAAGTTAGTTAGAAGCGACGCACAACTTCTCGACCCCTGGAATCGTCCGTTTCCTGATGAAATGATTTCTAAGATGGTCACAGTGGAACTTCCCGAAAAACACGTAAAAATTCCAACCACTGTCAGTGGAACACTGTATATGTGCAATGTTTATGTGCGGGATTTAAATCAATTGGAGATCGACTGTAACGATTGTATAGGCAGAAACGAGTGTATAGAATGTAATAAAACTCGTCGGAAAATTGTCGTATTTCCAAAAATGAATTGAATATTTATTGGCATGAACGAACTTTTGAAGAGTATCTTTATCGTGTCGATTTCCGTGGCATTATCAATGCAATGGTGTCATTCTCATTTTGATAAACGGCTGCCACCAGCTAGAACTGACTCGCCAGCGCCAAAAAACATCCCTGCGTCAAAAATGATGACAGTGACAAACTACCTTACCATCACGAATTACGTCACGGTAACGAATATCGTCGAAAGTGTGCCAGCGGAGAAGAAATCAATCCTTTCTCCAGGAATACCGCTTCAGCAAGACACCCAATCGGTTTCATCCGTTGACATTCAACCACCGATTGAAAACGAAACTCGTCTCCGTAAGATAGCCAAAGAGTTGACAGACATCTTAGATGAGGTTAAGATAAAGAAATGATAAAGTTAAAACCTATCGCGGAATCTATTATTAAGGAGGGAGGAAAGCTCTTTGGAGCCAGAGCTCAACGTGTTTCCACGGCTGAAATGAACGCGGTTTTCAATGAAATTCAACAGGTCCTAAAACCCAACTTTCAGAGAATGGAACTTTCCCGTGCGCTGAAGACAAAAGCAGACCACGGTGACATCGACATCGTGATTTTAAATCGAGACAAACTACTGATGATGGACGTTCTAAAGAAAGCGTTCGGAGACAGAATAGAAGACCTCAGTAGAAATGGAAACATATACAGCATCCTTTATAGATCTCCAGCAATAGGAAAAACCGTCCACATTGATTTTCTGACCGCAGCCTCACCGGAGGCTTTCGATTCACAATGGGAATATCTAAGCTATAACGATTTCAGCGGAATCTTAGGAGTCTTCGCTCGTAGAATGAAGTTCATTTACGGGACACATGGTTTTTTTAAAATCTACATAGACAAAAAAGGAACGCACCATCACGTTTTTATAACAAATGATTTGAGAAAGGGGCTCAAGATATTGGGTTACACTGATATTAAGAAATATGACGACATAAGTTCGGTGGATGACATAGTTTCCTTCATAATAGACTCTCCGCTGTTCGCCAGCGAGGATTATGTGGGTCAAACCATGAATCACAGTGATAGAAAGAGAGTCCGTTCGGGTAGACCAACGGCCGATTACATCCGTAATAAGTTGATTTCTCTTAACATCCCTCGGAAGATAACCGACGAAGACTACTTCTTCAAGAAGCTTTATCCCGATGATTATACCAAATATTTAAAGAAGTGTGAGGAGATAGAATCGACCGTCATACCAAAGAGTAAATATAACGGAGGATGGTTGATGGCTAATTTTCCAGAAATAAAGCCCGGTCCGTTTGTAGGGAAGGTTATTAAATTCTGGTTCGACACCTTTGGGGATAAACTGGATGATGTGGATGAAAGTGAACTTAAAAGAATTACGGCTGAATTCTTGAAGAAGAATACGTGAATAAATAACGTCGGCAATCCGTGGTAGACTATATTTATAGGGAGATATAGATATGGCAAACGTAAAAATCTCCAATTTATCCGCCACCTGGACATCCTCAGCTGAGCTGACGGCTATTAAGATGGACGTGACCGACACGGCTTCGTCAGGTTCAAGCAAACTCATGGACCTACAGTTAGGTTCGGTGAGCAAGTTTTCCGTCAGAAAAGACAGCGTAGTTACTGCTACATCATTTGTCGGTGGTCATACCGGGTCATTAGTAGGAACCTCCAGTTTTGCGGTAAGTTCAAGCACCGCTCAGTATAGTTCGACTGCGAGCTATGCTTCATCGGGCATCAGTGCGAGTTTTGCACAACAAAGCAATCAATCAGTGACGTCAAGCCACTCTGTAAGTGGTCTTAGCTCAAGTTATTCTTCATATAGTGGTCAGAGTAATACTTCGTTGAGTTCAAGTCAATCCAACTGGTCAAACACCGCAAGTTATGCTCTGAATGCGGGCAGCAGCGCAGGAACAACTTTGAACAGCGGTAGCTCCTATAATATCACAGCATCTTGGTCAGTTTCATCGAGTTATGCGTTAAATTCTTCGGTAGGAACTACACTTGAAAGCGGAAGTTCTTACAATATAACCTCGTCGAGATCGATTTCTGCAAGCTTCGCTCACTCCGCTAGTTCGGCTATGACAGCAAGTTTTGCTTTAAGTGCAATTGCATCTCTTTCTTCGGGGAGTTCTTACAATATAACTGCCAGCCGTGCGGTCACTGCGAGTTATGTTCTGTCTTCCAGTTATGCTATCACAGCAAGCTTCGCTGAACGGTATGCACCATACTGGCCTTCAAATGTAGAAATTTCTGGTGCCGGCCTAACTCCATCACTTAACAATGTGGTGAATTATGTGGCAACAAGTGGGTCATTTAGTTTATTCGCGAGTGCTCTAGGGAACACCCCTCAGTATTTTAAATGGTATATCAACTCCTCTTCATTATTACAACAGGGAACAGCGAGTGCATACAATGTCACTTCTTCTATGAAGAATCCCAACAGCGGCATTTATACGTGCCAGGTGACCAACAGTTATGGCTCAGCGACTTCACAAAACTTTCAAGTTCAAGTCCTCGATCCTGTGGAGTTAGTGTCAGAAACTGCTCCAACTCCAACTCCCTCGGTCAACTCAATGGTCTATTTCATCGTGAGTGCGACTGGAGACCTTATCCGTTACAGGTGGAAGAAACGTGGAACAACGCCGGCTTTAGACACCTATGTTGTAGACGGTGTGCCTAGTATTCTTAATGAGGGTTATGCATCTTCAACGTTAACCATCCAAGCCATAAGTCCAGAATCCGAGGGGTCTTATTTCTGTGAAATATCAAACAGCGTCAGTAACACATCTTCCTCAAATATGTTGATTTATGTTACAGCACCTACAATCGTGACACAACCGGAAGATTTGGATACATTTGGAATGGCCACGGTATTGGCAACCGGCTCGGCCATCAGTTATTCGTGGCAATATAATGGCATTGATATAGTCGAACAGACCGCAGCGACTTTGAATTTATCCACTGCTGTCAACGCTAATTATTTTACTCAGCCGATGATGGATCAATTATACTCCTTACGGTGTAAGGTCTATAACGGAGTCGGATACAACCTTAGCGATTCTATTCAAGTCAAACCGTTTAAGAAGGCCGGTGTCGCACTATCAGGTCACGCTGGGTCTGCCACGAGAACCGATCACTTTGTCGTCGCAATAGATGCTGCCTCTCAAATCATAGCCCCAGTGGGAACAACGTATGCAGTCGTTAAAAACAACGTTAACGTGGGTTCCGATGTCACTGCTTTGGGAGAGTCTACGCCAAAACTTACTCTCCATAACGTCCAATCGTCGGACGCGGGAACATATGCTGTAAGTGCCAGTTTCAATGGACTTAGTGTTACAAGTGACGCGATATCTCTGACCATTGCCGAGAATGCTAGTTATCATAACGCGTTTCCTTTGATCAGGTATGTTTTTGACGATGAAACTCATACATTAGTCGCGGACTATGGAATGTCGCTTGGAACCACATATAACGGCCCCAACGGCACACCTCCAGGAACTTATTACATAGGTCGCGCCATCCGCCAGTCTCAGAACTTCACTGCATACGACCAGGCCGATTTGAATGGAAGTGTTTCATGTCCCGATCACGCGCCGTTTCCGACCACGTTGGGTTTTCCAACTTCCACGGTCACAATTACTGGCCGAAACATATCCGGCTCGTCTTCCTCGGGTTCTACAAGCATATTTTACCAATACGCTTACTCATACACGTTCGCCTCTTGCCCAACCAACTCTGTTAGCACTCCTAATCCGTGGCCGTGCGTCCACCCTGACACGTTGGCAGACACCTGCTCGGGTGGACAAACAGCCACGTCGGCTGCCAATCTAATGACCGTCACCGTAATGAGTTTTGGTAATCTTGGAATTACCGTCCATCCGACTGGTAGCCAGTCAAAAGCCACCGGAAGCGCCGTGGTGCTTAGAACCGTCGGAACTGCCGGTGGCGCAGACCTACACTACAGATGGTATAGGAACGGTGTAAGAATCCCTGACTCTGATTCAAGCCTCTATTCTATATCCAGCGTTGCACTGAGCGACTCGGGCTCTTATTATTGTATTGTCGGTGCTAAATCCACACTGTCTTATAGAACGATGCAGTCGTCTGCATCTATACTTAACGTGGTGTAATTTTATAAAGTCCGTTCAACTATATATTGAATATGAGATATTTCACAGGCATGGTACCACTCCAACCAATCGGAGGACTCGTCACAAACAACCCAGCTACGACCGTTCAGGAACAAGCTGATAAACAGAAGCAAGAAGCGGCCATCAAAGAGGCCATGAGGCAGACACAGTTGGAAAAGGAAGAGAAGAAGAAAGCCAGATAAAGCGTATGGACGAAGATGTGAGAGAATACGGTTGTTTAATGGCGTATATCGAACCGGCTTCTGCGAATAAAGTGGTGGAGCTTGGAAAAAAGATTATACCTCAATCAATTCTCTACGAGGTTCCTGGTGAAGAATATGGTAGAGAGACAGAACCTCACGTCACCATAAAGTATGGTTTCACCCGAGATTTGACCGACGAAGAAGTAAAGAAAATCATCGGAAAAACAAAATCATTCTCCGTAGTCGCTGAAGGCCTAAGCACGTTTGATGGTAAAGAATTTCAAGTTGTAAAATTTGATATTCGCAGGGATGGGGTATTGTTATCCATGCGTAAGCTATGTGACGCATTTCCAAATAAAGACTCGCACCCCGACTTCCATCCTCACATGACATTGGCATACACAAAGCTAAAGTCATTCCCACACAAAAAGACCGGTCTATCTCTATCCTTTCGAGTAAACAAATTTGTCTACTCTCCTATAACTGGAAAAAAGAGAGACTATAACCTATCTTAATGTGATGCCCAAATATATGGGCATCAATGAGATAAAAACTTTACTTTAAGCAGGCATGAGTTAGTATTTATTCAAAATGAGTAACGATACCACAAAGTTTTATGTAGAGAGTGGGAACTGGAGAGGTTGCATCTCTTTGCCGGTGAAGAGGTCTGAGGTATCTAACTATGATTATATTGAAGCTGCCACCAGAGCAATGGAAGCGGTGTTCGATGAACGAAAAGAGATAGGCAAAGAGTTTGAAATTATAAGTCTGCTCGATAAATCAGGAAAAGATTACTTCGACTCAGAGTTCACCGGACAGTTGAGTGATGTTCCTGAATGTCTCTTCGGATTGCTTACTGCCTGCTTCCTTGAAAAAGATGTAAACAATCAGGAAAATTGGTGGTATTTCCTATCAAGTAAGATTTTCGCCAATGCTGGACAACATAGAAACGTTTCCCTTGCTACTGCGGTAGAGAAACAGTATTCCAAAGAGGTAAATGAGTTTAAAGCCAGAGAGGAAGAGCTCATAGATTTAGACAAGCGGGGAGAAATGGATGCCCGGATAGCGGAAGCGAAAAAGAAGATGAAGAAAAAATCTCCTCCCAAAAAGGACTCCGGAAATGAATCTGATAATCAGTTGTGAATTGACTGCCCCTCCCAGTGAGATTGGAGCCTTCCGAAATCTCACTCTTTATGCGACGATTTTCAAAAAAATGGATTGTCTCATAGAAGCCGAACCAGATGAAGTTGATTTTTACTACAACTGGCTGAAACGAAATTATGCCTACGATTTCGTCAAACAGTTTGTGAAGAAACGTGAAGTCACGGGAATAAGATTGAATTACGATAGAATCCAACGTCTCACATTCAACAACTTAAATGATATGATATTCGTAGTGAGTATGGCAAAATGACTTGACAAAAAAACGGACTGTTTGTATATTGCTGTAATGGATAATGCCCGCCTTAAAGAAATCGTCCTCAAGTTGATGGATGATAAGCAGAAATCTACTTTGGTATGTGACCACGGAGATTATAAAGTGATGTTCCCATACTGTATTATGCAGCATCTAAACGAATTGGAGGATCTTTATGCAGATGAAACTTCGCAAGAAAGTTAAACTTTACAATATCAAGGAACGTCCCGACGGAAACTGGAAACTATGTCCACTTTGCGACTCGGAATTGGATTCTTGCCATATCGGAGTATTTTGTTCAAGTAAAAAATGTCGTTATGTAGATGGTATCGCTTTTTTGACCAAAGGCGAATACAAAAAATTTAAAGATAAAATCGAATAATTTAGCGGTTTTCAAAATTTCGTAATATGTATTGGATAATGAACGTAGAATCGTATTTACCGTCACTGTCTGTGTGGGCACCAGTTGCCCTCGGGAGTGCTGTATTGTCAGCCCCTCTCGGGTAACCTTTCTAACGGCATATCTTTACATAAGGACCGTTGGAAAAACTTCCAACGGTTTTTGACGTTTTTGGGATGGTTGAAGAAAGTAGTTGACGGATTTGAAAAGAAGTGTAAGATAGTAACAGTTGAATTTGAAACAAGACGTTCGGTTGAAACTCCGAACCGTAGAGGCAGAGTCTAAAAGACAGAGCCGGTCGGGCTAGTCCCGGTCACCACACGATAGGTCTGCCGACTAACCCCCGGAAAATAAAAGGGTCAACGCGGGTATGATGTAATGGTAGCCTATAACTTTGCCAAAGTTGATGCGAGGGTTCGATTCCCTTTACCCGCTCCAGTAAATTGTTGTGTAAGTGGATTTAACCACCTTGACAACGGATATAAACCCCTTAACTGGGTTTTCCAATGTAGTCACAACGATTTATCAATTAATGCGGAATTGTTGTAATGGTAGCGATTCTGATTTACACTCAGACAGAGGGGGTTCAATTCCCTCATTCCGTACCAATTAATTTGTTAACAAAGAAAGCCGAAACCCTTCTGGTATGGGAGCGTTTTTATCGGGGGTAAAAGTCCCAACTATCACCGCATTTTCAATGGCCCCGTCGTCTAAGGTGGGTAGGACTTTTGATTCTCAATCAAAGAAACTCGGTTCGACCCCGAGCGGGGCTACCAAATTTAAGGCAAAGCATCCTTTAATCCCAAACCGCACGTAAAGCGGGGATGGAAGCTTGACAGCTGGAGAGAAAGCACCAATTTTAATGGTCGGCGTATGACACCTCTACAACGGGTTGCTCTGTTGAACAGTGAATAATTACGAGGATCCCCGGCCGCCAACTTAAATCACGGAAGTTAGGGTTCGAGGTCCTTGGGTCTTCTTGTAGGGAGGACACTTAATGTAAGTGGAAGCATACCGTGATTTGAAGTTTTTTGGGGGATTAGTGATAATGGTAGCACGACTGATTTGCACTCAGTAGGTACTGGTTCGATTCCTGTATCCTCCACCAACCGTTCGTAGGATAATGGCTATTCCGCCTGCTTTGGGAGCAGGATATTGTGAGTTCGAGTCTCACCGAGCGGACAGCGTAGCGCCGGGTTGGGTATTGCTCCAACGGTAATGTGTTAGTGTTAACGCCCGGCGGTCACGTATGCTCAAGTGATGTAATTGGAAAACATCTTTGTCTCAAAAACAGAGTTTTGTGGGTTCAACTCCCACCTTGAGCACCGTTCAGTTGATGAAAATCGTAGGGAAACATCTGGGACGAAAATCTCGGTTTTGTAGGTTCGACTCCTACACTGAACACCATAATGGTCACGTAGCCCAATTGGCAGGAGGCGCAACGTCGAGAACGTTGACAGTGTGAGTTCAAATCTCACCGTGACTACCGTATTTTGGGCAAGTATCCAAATGGTGAAGGAGACTGACTGTAAATCAGTTGCCATGTGCTAAACTTACAGGTTCGAGTCCTGTCTTGCCCACCAAACATCAAGCTCCCTTGAATTACACAACCTATGCATGGGTCAACGAAATGGTGTATTAACCGATTGGCTCGGTCGGCCTCTGATGTCTTTGATTTAAACAGACTAGCGTTTTCGGCTAGCCTGGCAGAGTGAGATAGATACCGTAGTAGGGCACGAGGCGGAGAACATCAGTGAAATCCTCACAAAACCATTTCGTAAGTATAATGGCTACGTAGCCCAATTGGAAGGAGGCGTCTCATTTAAAACGAGAACAGTGCAGGTTCGAGTCCTGTCGTAGCTACCATTTTTGATTTCGGGTGTATATGACACAACGAATTACGTATATTTGTGTCAAAATGTGGAATGGATTGGGCACGAAACTCCGAATTGCACTGACCAATCACACTCGAATTTTGAATCTATGTTGGGGCACGGTAGGCTCCGATGTAAGTAGAGGTCGCGGGTGGTGCCCTCGGATGGGTTCAAGTCCCAGACCACCAAATTTCATAGGGATATAGCTCAATGGCGGAGCAACACAATGACATTGTGAAGGTTGCTGGTTCAAGTCCAGTTATCCCTACCAGATTGAAGAAAATTGTGCTAGATTTAAGCGGTAAACGTAACCGGCTCTCCTAAAGGAAGGGAAATTTTAAATCACTTCAACATTTTGTAGATGAGCGGTGGAGAAGTGCCACTAGAACATGAGTAGTGCGTAAATAGGTGTGTGATGTCCCGACAGTGGAATAAACGGAAACGGCCGTAACAACGGTGTAGCCGCCACGACGTAGAAAATACGCCATGAAGATTAAATTCTTTCCATCTACAATCCCTTTATGGTCACGTAGCCCAACGGCAGGAGGCGGGAGTCTTAGAAGCTCTACAGTGGGGGTTCAAATCCCTCCGTGACCACCATTTTGTTTTTTCTTCTCCAGTTTGGTGTTATGGAATGGCAATTAGGACATAGAAGTTTTAAGTTTTGGTTTTGATTATTTTTCTTGTTTCCATCCACATGATGAACCTCAAGCGTTATTGGTTCTCCCAACCAATCCGCAGTCGAGCATCGTTCGCATTTTAATCCTCTCTCTTTAATGAGACAGTTTCTACGAGCGGTTGCGGAAGAATAATCTTCTAAAGATTTCAAAGATTTACCCTTATTCCACAGTTGATGTGAAAAATGACTTATATCAAGATTCAATCGTTCAATATGAAGTTTAACGGACCCCTGAGTCCCGCCGGCTTGAACTAATCCAAGATTTTTCAAAACTTGACTATAAGCACGACTTTTGGAAACAGCAACTTTTAATTCTTCGTCTGAGTATGTTCTTTTTTTCATATCAATAAATATGAAACGGTAGACGAATAACACAATATTTATGTGTCAACCATTTTGAAAACGTGAGCGTGATAAAACGCAATGGGAACTAGACCACAACGAACCGGGAAGAAATGAAAGGTCGATAAACTATAGTTCTCATGTCGATTGAGGCGGTGCGATAATCCGATGGCGAGCGGACGCTCGTTGTGATTGGAAACAATCATACTATGGGGAACTAAGCGGTGATATATCACAAGGCACCCATAGCGCAGGGCCAGTCTTAGACACATACGGGTCCGAACCCCGTCGTTTTCACCATTTTGAAGTAGTAGGCTTAGAAGCAGCCATCTTTAATCAGCGAATCGAAACGCTGGCGACGACGCCTCCGTGCAACACCGACATTACGATTGGATGTTGTGAACGAGGTGATACATAAGAAGATATAGAGAGATAATAGTCTTGTGTATTGCCGTCCAGTATCTCCGCAGAAAGTAAACGGATACTCCGTAACTGGTAAGGTCCAATTATTCCTTGGCGTAAAAGCAGACTTCAATATCCATCCGTCGCCTAACTTGGTATGGCATCTCATTTGGGGTGAGAAATAATCTCGGTTCAAATCCGGGCGGGTGGACCTGATTAGAAGAAAGTAGGCTTAGAAGCAGCCATCTTTTAAAAAGTGACGAGTGGAAAAAGTATCTGTTGCAACAGAGAAATAAGCGTAACGGGTTTGTCAAGTCCCCGACGTATAACCACAGGGAATATAAATCCAAAAAACGATGTAAATAGTTACGGTGGGACAAGCAAGGTTGACCAACTAATGTAGAATAACGAGTGTCTAAGGGGTTCTACAAATGACTATTTTACCCTTTAACAGTCTTTGGCGTCATAGCATACTTCTAATCTTTATAGCGTGGCTACTGGGTAGTGCGGAAACTCCAAATCTCTGCTTCGTCGGTTCGATTCCGACTCACGCTGCCAGTGGTGTCAGTAACACAAAACTATTGATTATCGCAGTTAGGGCAAAGATACGAGCCGCCACGGTATGGACTGTGGAGGGGTGTGTGAGACGAGATTTGACGCTGGAATCTATCACTGTTAACAGGTTAAAGTCCTGTAGCTGCGACCTTAATTTTCGGGATGTAATGTCAGTGGCAGACGGCCGAGCCTGGAACTCGGAGGTCGCAGGTTCGAGTCCTGTCATCCCGACCGTGTGAGTGTGCATACAGAACTAATCGGGACAAATGCCGAAAAGTAATCCGAGTTCACATATAATGGTCTGTTCGTCTATCGGCTAGGACGATGCCCTTTCAAGGCGTAAAGATGGGTTCGATTCCCATACGGACTACAGTTTAACACGGTCGATCTATAGCGGGTGTAGAAATACATCTGAGGAAGTTCGCGCCACTAAAGCAGTTGATTGGGAGAATCGGCCGAGAGCAGAAATGCCGGTCGCAAAGACAGCCGATTCGTTAATACCACACAATAAGTGCAAGCCAAACAGAGCCGAGGGTAGTGCTTCCCGTTATGGTAGGCTCGGGTTGGTGCATAGTCAAATTATAGAATAAAACAGAAGCGCGGCTACATGATATGTTAAACCATTTTTGATTGACTTGTCGTTTGAGATGTCCTATCATTTTATTATGAATACTTCATCTATTGCAGAAACTTGTTCTTTTTGTAAAAACCCGGCTGCAGGATACAATATCATGGGAGATTTTTGCAGTGGACATAAAGAACTGTTTGTCAGAGATTGGACAAAACAGACTTTGTATGACCTATTACTTGAATACCCGAATGAACGGGTGGATGGTTTGGTGAAGTTGTTCAATGGATATAAAAACTTCACAACACGCTGGCCCGATGGTAATATCGTTGGATGAAGAAATATCAAATGTATCTCAACGTAGGGGATTGGTCTGGTGATGGTCACGAAAAACACGACCGAGTTTTGGTTGAATCCAACCTTCCGGTTGCCGACGTCCAACAGGCATACAAGGATTCTTGTAAGTTGACCGGAGTTCAACTCAACGGTAATGAAGATTATACCGGTATTAAACGCGATTGGATGGCCGCTAGAGAAGTCCAGCTTCTCACCGAGTATGAGGAATCAAAAATTACTCCAAAACAATTTGAAGTGTTACAAAAACACGGATTGAAGTCGAAAATGATAGCCAAGTGGAACGGAGAAGATGATGCCGAAGAAACTGCTGAAGGTGGATATTATATCTACGGTGTCGATGCGTATGTCAAATTTTGGATATGGTTCACATCACTCTCCAACAAAAAACTAAAAATTACCGAAATTCCTGACGATGAAAACATCCCCAATATCAACGGATACTGGGATAAAAATCTCAACGCGGGATTTGGATATGGAATTTATTCTTAACTAATGGTCAAGTGATGTAATTGGAAAACATCGTTTACTCAAAATAAACGTTTTGTGGGTTCAACTCCCATCTTGACTACCAATTTCTTTGCTCGTCGGTAGTTTCGTCCGTTCTCAAGTCCGACCTTTTTAAGAGCTTGGTGGATATTTTCCGAAGATTTTAACGATTCAATCAACTCTTCATCAGAAACATTTCTTTTGATTTTATTTCTTCCACCATAAGTGGGTGTTATGGAATGACAGTTCGGACACAACAATCTTAGATTTTCACGAGTATTGTTTCTTCTGTCTCCGTTAATATGGTCTAATTGAAGAGACAGTTTAACCCCATTCCAACTATCAATTCCACACAAACATTTGTCGGATTGTTCAGATGAAATCAAAGATTTGATAACGTTTTTACTTAAAAGTTCAAATGGAGTTTTGGAAATTCTATCGTCTAAAGATTTCCGAGAAGCTATAACCGCCTTAATTCTATCATCGTTTGTAAAAACTTTTCGTCTTGAGTCAAACCCCGAAACGAATCCTCTGCCGGGGGATGATTTACCTGTCAAGGTTTTAGACACCTTTTCGTTTATCTCCTTTCTCTTATTTTTGGTTGCAAACGACCTAGAACATTTAATAGAACAGAATCGTCCGCTTCCAATAATAATTGAAAAGTCGGAATTACAATTTTCACAAGATTTTATCACAGAGTTCATATAGACATAAATATATCTCTGTAGGTTCAAAAGCAAAAATATTTGCGGATGTAGCTCAACTGGCAGAGCGCTTGCCTTCCAAGCAGGCTGTTGTGGGTTCAACTCCCATCATCCGCTCCATGAATACTAATCAGAAACGAATTAAACACGAGGAGGATTACATAAACTTCCTCGAAAAACGTCTCGGTAGTATGAATTTCAAAAGGAATTCTTCTCCGGAAGAAATTGAAAAAACTGAAGCAAAACTCAAGAAAGCAAAGTTGGTTTTGAGAGTTTTGAAGAAGTAAATTGGACGGTTATCCCGTAGGGGTAGCGGTACGCGCTGTAAACGCGTTGCCTTAACAGGCTCGGGTGGTTCAACTCCATCACCGTCCACCATGAAAAAAATAAATCGCCTAAACGAACCTAAGAAAGATAAAACAAAGGTGAGGGTTCCTCAATGGACTCTGGCACTGATGGTTGCTGGTGTGATAAGTAAGGATTCGGTCGTTGAGACATTAAAACAATCAAAGTGAGACTTTATCTAAGTAGTGACTATTTATAGTTATGAACAGATTCAAGTTTCTTTCGGTATTTCTTTTAACTTCGTTAATCCTCTTAACGTCGGTATTTTTTACTGGATGTGAGAACGGGTCCGCTCAAACATCGACAAAGTTACCGTCAGCTCCTTCAAAGGTTTATACAGCGGATGAGCTGCAAAATTTAATGTTTAAAAACGGTATAAACACCGGAACATTCTTACTTGCCGACAAAAACTACGTATTAACTACAAGGGAGTGGATTAGGTCTGACTTTTCCCGTGGTCTGACAGCATTTCAGTTTCAGATGGGGATAGACAAGTGGGTGGCTGAAACAAATGATTGTGATAAATTCGCCACTGCTGCGACATTTTATGCTAAGTGGCTGAGTCATTCATCCCCGAACAGAAATGTTAGAGCATCCCTCGCTTTTGGTGAACTGCACTATTCGAGGGAGAGTGACGGACGTGCCCACGCTATAAATTTCTTCGTAGTTAATGAAGGGGAACTCAAACTCGTGTTCTATGAACCACAAAATCATAAAATCGTGAATTTGACCAAGGGTGAACAATTTAGTGTATTCTTCTGGAGACTATGAAAAAACTCATTTTAATAATCGTATTTTCGTCAGTATTGATGGCCTGTAAGACGGCCGACGTGTTTCCACCAAGGAACATCCCAAAGCCCCCTGTAGAGTTCTCTAGTATTGACAAATAATCAATCTACTGTATAGTGTTCTTATGGATGAGAACGAAGTATTGAACGAGATTTTTGGTCAGACGCCCTTGTGGAAGGGTAAATATAAAATCAAGTGGTGTGAACTGTGTCGGACTTCCATCATCGTGTGTGAAGAGTGTAAGAACAGTTCTTGTAACGGCGGCGGATGTAAGGAGTGTGACGAAGCATTTTCGTCCTTCGCTAAGGCCAAGACAACCATTGAAGAATATCTCACCGAAGAAGAAATATACGCATACCACAAAGCGATGTATTTGAAGGAGTTTATACAAACGTCACTCGGTAAGGGTGAAAATGAAATTGACTTTGAACGGATGAATAGAGACGGTGAACTTTCCGAAGTAACGCGAAAGATGTTTTTGAAGTAATTTAATGGGTCTATGGTGAAATTGGACATCATAGGAGTTTCCTAAACTTTTGTTTCCGGTTCGAGTCCGGATAGACCTACCGCGCGGGTTTCGGTTGGGTGCCCCAAAGGACGGGATTAACTCCGTCAGAGGCCCATGTGGTCGAGGGAGTTGATTGAAACCAACTCCAAACCGTTTTAATTTTATGAACATGGATCGTATGTTAGATGAAGGTGGTTACACCTTAGACGAAGAGTTATTTATAGCAAATCACTCTTCCATAGAAATATGCGAACTGTGTGGTGACTATTTTGCTATTCATCCCGACTACTGTTATGTCGGACGCAATAATTTCGTAGAATTGACCTTTGGAGGACGATTCTACTGTCAGAAGTGTAAGTAATTGGATGGTAAACCCGAAAGGTTTGGGAACTGCCTCGAAAACAGATTGCTGGGCTTAAAACCCAGTGGGCTTCGATTGCTCTGCCATCCGCCAGATATGGAAACAATAAGATTGTGTGCTCGAGTAGTGGACAACGGCGATAAATCCGTTAATTTAGTTGACTTGCTCGTTGGGTCAAAATTGACAAAGAGCAAACGAGAGGCGAGAGATTTAATCTCTTCGGGTGGAGCTTACATAAACGGCGTCCGAACCACTGAAAATAGAGATATATCTACGGATGATTTGATTGGTGATGAAATAGTTCTCCGTAAAGGTAAAAAAACACATTTTGTTCTAAAGTTCTTAAATATAAGAGGTAAGTAAAACCGATAGGTTTGGTCATTGGAATGCAAAACCTCAAGGCGAGGTCGGTGATTGGAAATCACCTGGACGCCCTAAACCAGCGTTGAGATTCGAGTTCTCTACATTCCGCAGTATTATTTCCAGATATTTTTCTGAAGTTCTGTCGTTGAAGTGTTTTTGGTCAGAAATATCTATGACTACTAACTTGATGCTGTTTTCCAAACAAGATTTAACTTTCTTTTTATCATTCTTGACGGTGGAAACCAGTTTATCTTTTCCAAAAATCGGTTTATAATGAAAAATACCGTTCAATTCAAAAGCCAATCTCAAAGAGGGAATATAAATATCCAACTCGGAGTTTATGTCTTTTCTCTGATTAAATCTAATCTCTAATGTTGGAAAAGTTTTTTTAAGTTTCTCTTCCAAATATTTTTCAAGTTTAGATCTCCTACAACCACACGATTTTCTAACAAAATGTTCATTATTATACTTTGCTGCACAAGAATTTGAACAGAATTGATTTCCGGTTTTTGACCTCTTAATGAGAGAATTCTTTCTATAAAAAGAAAGGTCACACACTTTACACTTCACGATTTTTCCTTTATTTAGAGCAACATTTCTACAATCCGTTCCACAGTATTTTAAAATTTTCCTATATCCACATTTCTCCGACCATTTGATGTCGTTTTTCTTTCCGTAAAATTGGGCATGGCAATTTTCACATTCCAACTTTAATTTTTCCGTGGATTTGGCAGAAGAAAATTCCTCATCCGTGTAAAGCTTAATCATGTTAATAAATATCAAGGAATTTTCCGAAAACACGGCTTACCGCCTGCTACTTCATTATGGAAACCATGTAGTCGCCAGTCAAAGATGGGGTGTAATAACTATTCGTATTTCCACGTTTCTCATATAATGGAATGAAAGTGTTTCCGTCTTTATCAGTGTAACCTTTCCTTACAAGTCTGTAATATTCTTTATTGACTTGGACGTTGTATGGGTCTGAACATGAGACAAACAATAGGGTGGTGAGGACCAAAAAAATCTTTTTCATCAAAAATAAATATCTCGTTATGATTCTAACACATATTTATAAACGTGGAAGATAAAGACATCAAACAATTAGGTGTATATCTCGACTTGTGTGGAGAACGTGAGTTTTTATTAAGTGCGGTCTGGTTATCTTTCAGATACAAGGAAATTCATCCAGAGTGGAACGTCAATCAGTGTTTTGAACAAGCAATTTGGGATGTTATGGTGAGTGAAGCCAAGCGTGAAACTAAACTCGATTTAAGGTCAACTGTGGAGAAGATAAACCAAATCCAAAGCTTGTGTTCCACCAAAAAGTAGGTTGACAAGTATTATAATTACACGTATGATCTCTACGTGCAGACATTTCTACCATACTCGGATTTTTCAAAATCAGCAAATTGTTTAGATGACCGCCGGCTTGGAAAGCAGAGAGTAGAGGGTTATCAAATTCTAAAATCTCTAAGCATCGGCCCGTATCAACGTTTCCACAAAGATGCTTGGGTAGCTTGTGACGAGAGAACGTATAATTCGTTAAAATCATTGAAAGTCAAGAAGTTGGTTAGAAAAACTCCTTGGTATAATCATCCAGCCACAAAAATGTGGGCGGGGTCTGAGGGTTCTCTAAAAGAATACACAGTTACCGTATGTTCAGTTTGGACCAGCCGTGGATTCAAGGATACGATTACCGATAAACTCAATAGTGTCCCGAATTCTTCTATAAAGAGTAAAACTCCAAGTTGGATTGGCGATGAGTCGTTCCACGCTGCCCATCGTTCTAATTTGTTAAGAAAAAACAAAGTATGGTATTCTAAGTTTAATTGGAAAGAATCGGACGATTTACCTTATGTCTGGCCAAAGTAAGATTCTGAAAGAAAAGGCTAGACGAAACGGATTTCAGTGGTATAGTTATTTTGTAGTGAGAATGGTTCCGTAGCCAAGATGAAATAAGGCGTCTGTTCCGCAAGGACAGAAAATCGGTGGTTTAATTCCATCCGGGACCTCCAGTCGGGCAGGTCGTCTAGTGCTTAGGATATTCCCCTTCGCGGGGAAAGACGAAGGTTCAAATCCTTCCCTGCCCACCAGTATATGAAAACAAAACTGTAGAATTGTAAAGAAGTCGTGTTTCACTTCAACAAGGGTCACCTGGCCAATCCAGAGATTCCTATGTGGGTGTTAAAAACAAAAGGCGAAAGCTACTATGTGAATCACGTCACCGCGAGTTGTTCTTGGACAACCAAGGAAACTCCCGACAATCCTACAACCAAAGGTTCTTTGAAGTTTAAGAACGTGGATGTGGAAATCAGTGAAGATAGAGAAGCGACAATTTTTGCGTCTGTAGTTTAATGGTCAGAACTGGCGCCTCTAAAACGCCGTGTGTGGGTTCGACTCCCATTGGACGCACCATGTTTGAAAAAATTAACGAACTGTTTAGTGCTTTGGAGAAAGAGTTCCCATATTCAACTATGGGAGTAGATTTTAAGGGACGCCATGCCATAACGAGGGAGAGAGATGGAGTATTAGTTGTCTCTGTTTGGTCCAAGGGTTCAGTCTATCCAATAGGCGTTGACCCTAAAGATTTTGAAGATATTAACAAGTTTGTGGCCGATTCGAGAGTGATAGTGGATGGATGGAAGAAATCTGGTTGACGGAATCGGAAAGTCTGATATAGTTATTTCAAGGTTAGTTGAGTGAACACGAAAGACCTTAGATTAAAAACTCAACTGTATGATTGATACACAAATTAATCCGTTTACTGGTGACGATAGTGCGGTAAGACCGATGTGGGGTTGATTTAATCCACGTAGTTTTGAGGTGACTTATCATCCTCACGTTTTGTTGATTGTTCTTTGTAAGTAGAATTTGGGAGGCCTGACTCCCTTCAAGATAAACCGTCGTAAGACGGCTAAAGCAGAAACCCCCTAACGGGACTGCGCCACAGTAATGTGGACACTCAGGCAACTGACGAATCAGTGTCTTTCACTCAAAAGGTGGAAGTATGTCTGAAGCTGGATTGGTAAATGGTGATTGAGGGTAACACTGTAAATCATCTACTAACGGTACCGCCGAGCACTACTAATTCCTAACGGAACAGCCAAGAATAAGATTCAAGTCAAACGTATAGATACAAGTCCGCAAGCAAGTGTTTATATGTAGAATGATAGAGAGTGGCCCAGGGTAACCGAGGACATAATCTTGAAATTCGGTGAAGTATCCGCAAGAGAAACACAAATGGTGTGTGGTATATTGGTTCCCAAAAGGAATTGATGTCACAAGCAACGCACGTCATTGTTAGGTGCATATTATATCATTGTTAGATAAACTATATACAAAAAAGCCAAGTCGTTGCTTGTGTTCGTCGAAAAGAACGTAACTCTGAGGCCGTAAGGTAACTCAGACAACGAAGCGCTCGCAAGGTGTTAGTTGTTGATCCGAGTTTGGACGTGGTCCGCAAGACCTAATTGCTCGCAAGGCAACCGTTTGAATAGAGGTTGATTAGATGGACATTAAAGATGAAAAGCCGCATCTCTAAAAAGGCCGTTCTGTCAAATACAGACATAAACCGTAAGGTTGTGGATGTGGATACGTTGGGAAAGCAGCCCGCAAGGTTGTAATAATCCAATCAAAGGTTGACACGAAACACTGTAGTCTCAGGTTTCATTTTGGATGGGTGGCGGAGCCCGGTTTATCGCGCTAGTCTTGAAAACTAGAGAGGCCTAAAAACCTCCGTAGGTTCAAATCCTACCTCATCCGCAGTTGGAAGTTAGCCAAATATTGGTTTGTTGGAGCTGTTTGCTAAACAGTGCCGGTGTAAAAGCCGGTGAGGGTTCGATTCCCTTGACTTCCGCCATCCCGCAGTAGGCATTCTCCGATGACGTAATTGTTGTCGGAGGATTTTTCATGTCCAAATTGGACGTAATCTTAGTTGTTGTGATATTTATTCTGTATGGAAACCGACTTAAAGGGAATTGTAAAAGAATTTGGTGTATTTATAGTCAAGAAATTGTCTATCACCAAACCGTTTAAGATAGAGTTGACGAACAACCGGGAAGGTCTTAAAACCTATGCTTATTACGACCCAAAGACCGGATTGGTTAGGGTGTATAAAGGAAATCGTTCCAAAGCAGATATTCTCCGTTCCATTGCACACGAGATGGTTCACCACCAACAGAACCAAAATGGTAAGCTCACACAAGACCCCAAAAATCCTATTCCCGACATCGGCGGCGAAATCGAAGACGAGGCCAATGCAGTTGCTGGTCAGTTAATCAAAGAATTCAGTTACGCTCACGAAGATTTCAAGTTGTATGATTAAGCTGGTAGAACAACTTCTATCAGAGTCCTTGTTGACCGAGATTAGTGAGAACACCTCTCTCTATCACCGGAGCTATAAGAAAATGGAGCCGGGCGAGATAATCAAACCACACATAGCGGATGGAGGACTCTCATATAAATTCTCCGAATTAGCTTTGGAAGAAGAACGAAAACTTACCGCACCTAATGCACCTAGTAGACTCAACTGTGTTTTCAGTAGTTTAATACCGAGAAGTCGATTTGTTGACAAGGGGTATCTATACCGAATTAAACCGATTGGGAAAATATTCCTAGCAGACAGCACTCTGATAGACGTTATCACCGAAAAATTTGAACGTGAGTATTACGACCGCATTGGTAGATATGACCAACAAGAACGTAAGCACTATGAAGAAGATTTCAAGAAAAAACCATCAATGCTTCTACAGTTCCTTCCATACGATGCGAATTATTATTGGAAGGGTTACGTTCCTGAATTTTCAAAACACGGAAAACAAGCTCTAAGGGATATTGAAGTTTTGAGCGACAGTGCCAAGGTTTTAGAAGTTGTCCAAGAATCCGAGAAATCTACACCTTTTGTGGTCGGAGATATTGTGGAAGTTACCGAACCAAAAAAGATTCGTGCGTCGTTGACGATTTACTTCAACTCGAAATATGAAAAAAAGGACGAACCGAAGGCCAATCTATCCACCGACGAAATGGCAGATTTGTTGCATAAAATAAAGAACCAAGTTTTTGACGGGGTTGACCCAGAACCATCGAAGTATTCCGACAGCACCTACGATTTCTTAGGTCATCTTAAAAAAGGAGCCCGTCTAAGGGTAATCAATTTAGCCAGCAGCATTAGAGGCGGCGACGGACGGTCGCAGATAAATACGGGAAGAAAATATGAGTCTCTAATGTTCGACTTCTTTTTGGATGGTAAAGAAATTCATCGGGGTGCTAAGAAGAACGATAAAAACATAACCCACAGATTTCAAATGTATAGACTCAACAATGAATCTGTTCCCGATGTAAGCAAATATCTAAAGAAGGTCTGACAGTCAGATATTTCTTCTAATCTCGACCCGCGATGATTCTTTGAGATATTTCCACGCTTGGGATTTTAATTGTCTATCCGACAAATCATCGTTCTTGTCAAGAATTCTCACATAAACTGGCTTGTCGTTAATTTCAAAACAAACTTCGTGAGTGGTGAGTCTTCTAGGGTAATCGTATTCTGAGTATGTCATAAACTCTGACTATACCTCTGAGTTTTTGTTTGTCAATCTACTTGACAGATTCACGATTTGATTTATGATTCAACCATGCGAATCGAACCTTCTAAAATTTCAAACTGGTCCAAAGCCACGAAAACCAAGCCCGTCAAGGCAAAACCCCTTATCAGTCTCCTCGTTGATAAATCCATCACAAGTAAATTTCTGGTAGATACCCTTGAGGGAAACGAACCCCTTGGTGCAGGGGTTGTGATTTGTGTAGGTGAAGCCGGCGATGTTTGGCAACAATCTCCTAAAAAACTTCTCCAAAAATACAACGTAACCAGTATTGACGACGAAGGGTGGTTGCTTTGTGAACCTAAGCCGGAAAATTTAGTTGATTGTATCAAGGTTCAGAACTTTTCCGACCTCCCGTTCGCGGTTGCTCCTCCTAGCGATGAAATGTATAAAGCCTACGATTTCTATGTGATAGGTTTGTGGGGTGCCACTGTCGATGGGTTTGGAAAATGTGTCCAATGGGGGGATAGTGGAGATTATCTATGTCGAAATCAAACCGACCACTCCGACGTATGGATTGTAAAGAAAAAAATCTTCGATAATACGTATTCAATTCTATGAATGTAGTTTATTCTGACCAACCTATTGCCGCGTTGGCATTGATTAGTCCATCGGTGTTTCTGGCAGGCCCCACTCCCAGAGACGCAGAGACTAAATCCTGGAGGCCTGATGCTCTTGATTTGTTTTCAAAACACCCTCTTGCCAGAGACATAAGCATTTTTATCCCAGAGAGAAGTTCTAAGGAATATCAGGATAATTATTATGACCAGGTGGAATGGGAAAAGCGGGGGTTGACTTATGCGAGTATAATTTTGTTTTGGGTTCCTAGAAAGATTGACAAGATGCCTGCATTTACAACGAACGTAGAATTCGGTTTTTACTTGGGCACCAGAACCAACGATGTTTTATATGGTAGACCCGATGATTCCGAGAAAAACAAGTATTTGGATTGGTTATATACATCGGAAACTAAACGGAATCCAATCAATACATTGGACGTTCTCATTTCAACTACAATGGAAGAACTAATTAAACGATACAAACACAACACATGAATAAATGGATTACTGCCGATTGGCACCTTGGAGAGACGCGGTTTGACATCATGCAACGTCCATTTAACGACGTTAATGTCCATTGTGAGACTATCATAAAAAACCACAATGCAGTCGTGGCTAAGGACGATATTGTGTATGTAGTGGGCGACGTTATTTACCAAAAGTCGGACCCGGAGGTTTATCTTCCAATGGTTTCCAAGATGAACGGCGTCAAGACTCTGATTAGAGGGAATCACGACGCTCCTTTCAGCGAAGAACAGTTTAAGCCCCATTTCAAAGGTGGAATAATCGGTGACGGTGACGGGGTTCCGCTTCTTATAGATGGCGTCAAGTGTTACGCGACTCATTATCCGTCCGCCGGCAAGTCAGACGCTTTCAATCTAGTCGGACACATTCACGGTGCATGGAAGGTTCAGTTAAATTGTCTTAATGTAGGGATCGACGTTCACCACTTCTATCCCGTCCCATTCAGCAACATATCCTTCTACGTCAATGCCATTACTAAATTTTACGATAATGACGTATTCGCTGCATATCTCGATGTAAATTCGACATTCAGAGAAGCCCGTGGTAAAAAATCATCATACTTGAAAAGATAATTTATGAAAAGTGAATCCTCGTGGGAAGACCACAAGCCAGAAGGAAGAAATTTCAAAAACAAAGACGTAGATGTGCGTGGATATTCCCCTAAATACGACGCATACTATAATGTGAAGACGGGAGAATGGTTTGAAGAAAATTGTGGACACGAAGACTGTGAGTTTTGTAAAGATAGGCCGGAAAAACACATAAGGCCAAAGGCTTGACACTTTTGGACTTTTGTCCTATAGTTATTCTCAGACAGTAAATCCTGATTTTGATAAGGGTTTAGCAGTCAGAAAACATAACAGATTAAGATACGATTATGAAAGAAAAACAAGCAGATGTTACAGCGTGCGGCGTAATAGTCGCCAGATTCCAACTCCACGAACTCCACGATGCTCATCGTGATTTAATCCAAAGCGTCATTGATAGACACGAACGGGTTATTATCTTCTTGGGACTTTCGCCCCTAAAAAATACCGTCAACAATCCCCTTGAATTCAAACAACGCAAGGCGATGATTGAAGAAGAATTTAAGGGTTGCACCAAAAACATCGAAATTCACTACGTTGACGATAATCGTGACGACCACGTTTGGTCGAAGAATCTCGACAAACAATTGGCCAAGTGGTTGAACCCCGGACAGAAGGCAACTCTTTATGGCAGTCGGGACAGTTTTCTAAAGTGCTACCACGGAAAGTATCCGGTCTGTGAACTCGAATCGGATTATTTCGTTTCGGCCACTGACATTCGGAAGAAAATCATCAACAATTATCCGCCAACGAAGGATTTTCGTGCTGGTCTGATTGCTGCTACCGGGTTGAAATACCCGACAGCATTTCAAACAGTGGACGTGGCCGTGGTGAACGATAAAGGTGAAATTCTCCTCGTCAAAAAGCCCGGAGAAGCGCAATGGAGATTCATTGGTGGATTCAGCGACCCCCGTAGTTTGAGTTTGGAAGAGGATGCTCGCCGAGAGATTCACGAAGAAACGGGAGTTGCTACTGGAGACCCGATTTATCTCGGAAGCACTCTCATTGATGACTGGAGATATAGACGGGAAACGGACAAAATTAAGACCGCTTTCTTTGTCACAAAATATCTCTATGGGGCACCTCAAGGCGCTGATGATGTTGAGGTTGCTGGGTGGGTTAATCTCGCTGACCTCGTTAAAAACCAGAACATTGTTCCGGAACACACGGTTTTGCTCAAAATGTTAATTGATAAATATTTGGGCAACGTTGAACTGTATAAGAAATTCAACGAACGTATGGCCGACGGATTAATGCCTTGACTTTCGGTGATGGCGGTGATAACATAAATGTGACCTGATTTAGATGGGTCACGGAAACTAAAATAGAAAGATAAAGATAACTCTATGAATGCTAACGAAAATATTATCCTTTTAACGGATAGCTACAAAGTCGGACACCACAATATGTATCCGACAGGCACACAGAATGTTTACAGCTACTTTGAGAGCCGTAAAGGTGCCAAATTCAACGAAACCGTCTTCTTCGGGCTCCAAGCATACTTGAAAAAGTATTTTGCTGGAGTCGTCGTGACTCAGACCGACATTGACAAGGCGGACGAGTTTTGCAAAGAACACTTCCTTGGAATGAATTTCTTTAATCGTGCCATGTGGCAACGTATTGTTGACGTTCACAATGGAAAACTTCCTCTCCGGATTATGGCTGTCAAAGAAGGAACTCCCGTTCCGGTCGGCAACGTCTTGATGACGGTTGAGGCCACGGACGAGACGATTAACCCTGAGACTGGTAACGCTTATTTCGCTCCTCTTACAAATGTGTTTGAAACCATCTTGACTCACGTTTGGCACCCAAGCAATGTCGCCACTATCAGTCGGGACATCAAGAAACACTTGAAGGCTGGTTTCGATAAAACGGTTCCCGACGAATTGGGTTGGTTACTTGACTATATGCTCCACGATTTCGGTTTCCGTGGAGTAAGCTCGGTTGAATCGGCTGGAATGGGTGGTGCAGGACATTTGGTTAATTTCAAGGGAACAGATACCCTCGTCGCAATCACTTATGCCCGGCGTTATTACAACACAACTGAAATGGTGGCTCACAGCGTTGCTGCCACGGAACACAGTGTTATGACCGCAGAAGGGCCTGCTGGCGAGTTTAAGGTGGTTGAGAAGTTGATTAAAGACTATCCCGCCGGCATCCTTTCGGTTGTCAGCGACAGTTACGACATTGAGAACGCCATCAGACAGTATGGAACTACATACAAAGAGGCTATCCTTGGACGAAATGACGGTGCTAAGTTTGTTATTCGTCCGGACAGCCCTCGGTTTGAGGACGATACGCCGGCAGCACAAATTCTATGGATTGCTCAGGAGCTTGAGAAGTATTTCGGTGCTACGGTGAACGGTAAAGGATACAAGATGCTTCACCCGAAAGTTGGTATCATCTACGGAGATGGACTCAGCCGAGATGAAATCATCGAAGCAATCGACACGCTTATTGTGAATGGATACGCCGCAAGCACTTGTGTCTTCGGTATGGGTGGTGGATTGTTACAGAAACACAATCGGGACACTCAACGAAACGCTTTCAAGTGTTCGGCTCAGAAGCGTGGAGACAAGTGGGTTGAAATCTTCAAAGACCCAAAGGACAAGACCAAGGCATCGAAACGTGGTCGTCTCGCACTTGTCTTGGAAAACGGCCAGTATAAGACCGTGTTGGAGAGTGAAGCGAAAGACAATCTCTTGGAAGTCGTTTTTGAGAACGGTGTTTTGACCCGAGATATGACGTGGAACGAAGTTCGTAACAACGCAAAAGTATGAAACCAATTACTGCTGAAGAAGCGAGAAAGTTGTCTATGACTTCCAAAGAGTCTTTGGCTTCAAAGTTTATCATTGACATTTACGCTTCAATTGCTTGTAAAGCTGAACTTGGTCATAATCAATTGTCGTATCCGATAAATAATACAAAAATCGACGAAGTTATCCTAAGTATAGTCATTTCAAAGTTAAAAGAACTTGGATATAAAGCAGAACACAGTTCTGGAAGTGATTGCCGTGACGGCGATTCTTGGAACAACCTTAACATCTCTTGGTGAATTATGACTAAACATTGGAATCAAACTAAAATAATCAATTCTTCCGACGAGAACGTGAGGAAGTATGTATTTACAAACGTCAATGCTGTGGCCGAGGCGGTTCTATACAAATACCCCACGTATGTAGAGAGAACGGTAATCTGCTGTTCCACTCAATCTGGATGTCCCGTTGGATGTAGGTTCTGTGGTGCAGGAGATAATTTTGTCAGGTCGTTAACGACAGACGAGATTGTGAGTCAGCCGGAACAACTGTTGAGGGATACCGGTGTGGACGTATCTTCGATTGACCGTCTTCAAATCATGTTTATGAGCATGGGAGAACCTATGTTAAATTGGAAGAATTTGAAGCCCGCATTGTATGAGTTGTATAAGAAGTTTCCAAAAGCACGACTTCTTATCAGCACATCCGCTCCGAGGGTTTTTGAAAACTTCGAGGATCTCTGTAAAGTTTCAATTGACATCCCTACGATTGGTTTACAGTTTTCGGTTCACGAAAGCACGGACGCGGCTCGTAAAAAGCTCATCCCAAGCGCCACTCAGACATTGGATGAAATTGCCATGAGCGGAGAAGATTGGTCTATTGCCACTCAACGCCGTCCGTTTTTCAATTATTGTGTTCACCCCAACAATAATACTCAGGAAGACGTGAATCGTTTGACGAAACTTTTCCTTCCTAGTATCTGGGAAGCAACTCTCTCTGTAATTTGCGAACGAGACGAACACGTAGCGGCGGCTAATGAACGTCAGAGGAAACTTGCTCAGGACTTCTCCGAGAAGATGTTAAAATCGGGTTACAATGTCAGAGTATTCAATCCTGCCGGGCAGGATGATATTGGAGGAGGTTGTGGACAATTATGGTTTGTCCAAGACTGGATGAAAAAACATCCGGAATTGACCAAACATACGGCTGGTTACGGTCTTGATAAGGTCCACACACCGAAATCAGTTGACTTTGTATAAAACCGATATACACTGATAGTATGTTACACTTTCACGGCCAATTCAAAGAATCCAGATTCGCGTGGGAACTCTGTATGTTCCATAAACTACGAGAATTTTCAGATGGATTGACTCTGGTGGATTTCGACGTTAATTACGATAAATACGTCGGCGACCACACGCCGAAATTTGAGGTTCTTCTCGTGTTGTTCAACTATGTGATTGTCGATTTCTCAATCTATAACATTTATCATGCAGACCATGAGGCCTATCAGAGCAATCATCGACCGGGCGGTTTTTAATTCCGTCTCAGACGCAGTTAATGAATATGAGGCCGACGAAGACGATATATGGTTCACCTTTATGTCCATTGATGACATTTATGACGACGCTTTGTTGATTCCACACTTTTACGTGAAGGACTTAAATTCCTAAGTAACACTTATTATGGCTGTCAGAACAATAATTGATGAAGTAGTTTTTTCTCCCGTCGCAAATGCAGTCAATGAATATGAGGGATGTGAGCATGAGGTGTGGTTCACATTTTTGTTAAACGACGAAGCGGATGAGAATTTTACAGATTTGCTGAATCTGATTCAACACATTTATGCAAATTCCAACGGCTGAACGAGCGGTCGAAAGAATGGTTTTAGACAACTATTCTTTAGACGATTACGATTTTATCGCAGATGAAAGAGATGACTTGAAAAGAATCGTCTCCGATGGTAGTCTTGAAGCAGTGATATTGACAGCGGTGAGTGACTTTTTATACACATGAACACATTAAAAATATTCAGTGGAACCTCTAATCTACCCTTGGCTAAATCTATTGCTGAGAACTTGTCTTTGAAGTTAGGAGACATTTATCATCACAATTTTCCAAGTGGAGAGAGTTATTGTCAATTCAAAGAAAGCATTCGTGGAAACGATGTATTTCTGATTCAGGGCATAACCAATCCGGCGAACGAGAGTCTGATGCAATTGCTTGTCATGGCAGATGCGGCTAGACGTTCAAGTGCTTCACGTATCACCGCAGTTGTTCCTTATTTTGGGTATGCTAGACAAGACCGTAAGGACAAAAATCGTGTTCCTATCAGTGCGAAGTTAGTGTTGGATTTAATCGAGGCTGCCGGTATTAACCGAGTGTTGACTATGGACCTCCACAGTCCTCAAATCTGTGGCTTCACAAATCTGCCGTTTGACCATCTGACGTTTGAACCGGTCCTTTCCAATCACATCAAATTGTGTTTTCCTAACAGAACAAATCTCGTCATTATGGCTCCCGACGTTGGGGCGGTGAAACGGGCTGAAAAATACGCAGAAACTCTTGGGTGTGAATTCGGATTCATAAGTAAAAAACGTCTCGGTGATGAATCGGTTGAATTTCAGAGTATTGTCGGCAACGTGTCTGGAAAATCTGTGGTTATCATTGATGATATGACGGAAAGCGCCGGCACTCTGATTCAAGCCGCTCAAGCGTGTAGGGCAAACGGAGCAGTTGAGATAATTTGCGCCGTGTCACATGGCTGTTTCACGGATGTTGGTCGGCAAAGACTGTGTGAGGCTATGCCGCCGGCTGGGCCAGGATTAATTGACGGGTTTATCCACAGCGACTCCGCTGACGTTGTGTGGAAGGAAAAATGCAAGCCATTGGAAATTCAATCTTTAAGCGTTGACAAGTTATTCGCTTCGGCTATCAACAACATCCATAACAATGAAAGCGTAAGTGAGTTATTCGTATGAAATACGTATTTTTATACCGTATTGCCAGGAAAACCCGCGACATATATGGGACGGTTTCTGTTTTTAAGGAAATTGTGGACGGCGACGACATTTTTAGTCGAATGCAAGAAGTGATTGACGAACACAACAAAAACACCTTCAATGGGACGTTCGGAGGACTTCCAAAAAAAGCACAATTCTTTCCTATTAAAAGATACGAACCATCATACTGTATATGATAGAATACCCCTCCATAATCAATTCAAGTAAAGCTCCCCGAGAACACTGCGTCGCATTCGACAAGTTGGACGGTTCCAACATCCGTGCCAAGTGGACGCAGAAGCATGGCTTTTCTTTATTTGGAACCAGAACACAGCTCATAGACGAAAAGACGGCTTTTTGGGGAGAAGCGGTTACGTTGTTTAAGAGTCATCAATCCGAACCTCTGGATAAAATCTTTCGTTCCGACAAAGCATATCGTAACGAACGTGAAATCATTGTCTTTGGAGAGTTTGTCGGGGAAAACTCTTTTGCTGGACACCATGAAACAGAACCTCATAAGGTGGTGGTTTTTGATATATTGGTTGGACATAAAAATCAATCATTTGTCAAACCCCGTCAATTTTTAGATTTTGGTTCAATTGTTGAGATTCCAAAGGTCATCTATGAGGGAAACCTCAACGAAGACTTGATTGCATCGGTTAGACGCAACGATTTCGGTCTTAAAGAGGGGGTAATTTGCAAAGGTTCCACCACGCGAGGTGCATATCGTGGAAAAATTTGGATGTGCAAGATTAAGACACAAGAATACCTTGACAAGTTAAAAGGCCGTTTTGGAAAAGATTGGGAAAAATACGGCGAATAGATATTTATGATAAGAATGAGATACCTTCTCTATCTTACGGTGGCCGTCCACTTCATCGCCGTGGTGGGAAACCTCGCTTCAGTTGTTTATTTACTAATCTACAGCCCGTGGTATATATGCTTTCCAGCAATAACCTTCATAGTTGACCTCGGAGTTAATAATTGGAAGTGTCCACTGACCATGTTGGAAAATTCAATTCGTATAAAACTCGGTATGCCCGTCATACGTGGGTTTATTGGACATTACTTCTTACCTAAAAAAGACGGTTGACATTGTTATACTATGTGTTAGACTATTAAGGTGAGTTTGAAACGTTACGATGTAAAGTCTCTTTACAGAGACAAGAACCTTAGACGATACCTTTTATGCGAAGGGACTCGTGTGTGTATGTTGAGAGAAGACATCGTAGTTTCGATTGAAGTAATTTATCAAATGTATGATAGATTTCAATCAAAAGGATTAAAACTCCCAGACGGATATTGTTATGAACATTGAATTTCTTAAAGACAGCGTTGAACTCGCCACGTTCGTAGAATCGTGTAGAAAGATTGACGACGTGAATCACGAAAACGAAGAAGACAGACATTTCTTCGACAGAATCTACCAGGCTCCCGACGGAAAGACTTATTCCGTTGAATGTGTTCTTAGAAAAGGAATTAAGACAAAATCGGAGTTTCGTTCCCACCGAAGAGATTTCAAACACACCGAACCATATATCGTGTTATTCCATGAGGTTGTGCCAGTTGAAGTAACAGAAACCGTTTGGGAATGTGTAGATTGATGAAAAATTACAAACAGACATTGCCAGTGAAGATTTGTGAGGATGATAGAACTCCTCTATGTCAGCATTTGGATGAAATCACCGGGGAGTCCTGTGACAAACTTTCGGTTGTGGAGAATTTTATCTCAGAAGGAGAAGAAACCAACCGAATTCACATAATTTTCCTTTGTAATAAACACGCAGACCTTAGACACAAAAACTTATGAAAACAGACTTAGCTTTATACATCTTGATGAGAAACGACTTGGCCAGCATGAATGCAGGCCGTTGTATGGCACAGGCCTCTCATGCTTCAAACGCATTTATTCACAGATTCGGAAAAAACTCCACCGTGAAGGAGTGGCAGAAACAGACCAATCAGGGATTCGGCACCGCGATTGTTTTGTCGGCTGACGAATTTCAGATTCGGTTGACCAACCAAAAACTTTTCGAGGCTGGTTTCGCGATTCGAGACTATTTGATTGACCCCGAATACTCTTACATTGTTCAAGATGAATTCATTGAACTTATTGCTGAAGATAAACACGTTCTGGAACCAGTCCGCAAGGATGATGGAACGTGGATTGCATGGAGAAAAGAGATGACCTGTTTCTACGCATTTGGTGACAGAAACAATCCCGTGTTCAAGGAACAATTCTCTGGATTAAAACTCTTTTAGAACCATGCACCCTCAAAGAATATTTTTGATAAGACATGGTGAAAGCGTCGGCAACGCCAATAAGGAGATTTACAAGACCGTTCCTGATTACGCGGTGAGATTGACCGACCGAGGTATAAACCAAGCCACCGTCGTAGGAAAAAAACTCTCAGAGATGTTATCGGATCCGTGTGCGGTTTATTACAGCCCGTTTCTTAGAACCATCGAAACCACCAATCACATTCTGGGGGAATTGAAGAAATCCTCTCTGGTAGATAAGGAATTTGTTCGAGAAGATGCACGACTAAGAGAACAAGAATGGCACTCGGTTCTTCCTCTATCTGAACATAAAATTCAATACGAGAAAGACAGGATTTCTTTCGGAGTGTTTCATTATCGGTTCCCGAATGGAGAGAGTCCTGCCGACGTTTATGACCGTGCCGGGTCTTTTGTAGAAAATATGTATAGGGATTTTGAGGATCCATATTTCCCACAAAATGTGTTGGTTGTCACACATGGTATGACCATGCGGATACTGTTAATGAAACTGTTCAATAAAACCGTTGAAGAGGTGGATTCTTGGGTAAACCCACCTAACTGCACAGTGTGGGGAATAGACTACGACGAACAGACAGAACGGTTAAATTTTGACTTTTCGACAATCAGACGTCGTGAAATAAAACATAGCTACAGACTAAAATTAATTGATTTATGAAAAACTGGACACAGATGATTTATGACCTACGGGTTCAAAAAGAGATCCGAGGGTGGGAAAAGCTCTATTGGGCGATTGACCTTCACGATACGGTCATAACCGGAAAATATAACAAGTTTAACCACGGAGCCACCTTATTTCCTGGTGCAAAGAAAACCTTGGATTATCTCTACAATAGGAAAGACCATGCGACGATTCTATGGACGTCCAGTTATAGTGAAGCTGCAAACGATGCGCTTTCTCTGTTCAACCTGAAGTTCAATTATTTCAACGAAAATCCAGAGTGTCCGAACTCGGATTTGTGTGATTTCAACCGGAAATTCTACTTCAATTTCCTATTGGATGACAAAGCTGGTTTCGACCCACACTCAGATTGGGAAGAGATATACACAGCACTTCTAAAAAATCCTTGATTTACCCCAAGTGTGGTCTATTTATATGGATAGATGACTACACTAGAAGAAATCCTATTAAGCGAGGGCATTACCTACAAGCCCGGTGACATAATTGTGGGTATGACTAAACGTGACACTTTCAAATCCGTTCACTCGGATGCCGTCGAAGGGCATCAACAATTAGTAGATAAACACAGGACTTTTAATACCCGCGATCTCGCTTGGAGATACAATAAAATAACCAAAGAGTTGTTTTTCTGGGACGCTAACGTGATGTTGAATCTTAAAGAAGCCGTCAAACAATACATTAACGACTTAGGATTCCAAATCTCCGGAGTCAAAAACATTTATAGTTACGATAGGGATTCTTACGAATTTAAGAAGGCGGGTTATCACTCTCATGGAGGAAGTCATTCGTTTTATGACCCGGATGCCGAGGCTATCGCTGAGGCACCAATGGATACGTTTCAGACCATTGGAGACTTTGAAAAAGGCGCATCTTTCCGAGATAGACGTGACAGAGACATCATCAAACATCCCGTTACACTCACCAAGGTCAAGGATTTCTTCAAAAACACGTCCGTCGATTTCGATTTCTATTTCGTTAACCTGCCCGGTCGCAGACAGTTTGCTGAAAAGGGTTTGGTAAAACAAGAATTTTTATTTGAACCATATCCGAAGGGATTGGGTATAACTCCGGAACAGTTGAGGAATGGTTCAATTAACGATAATAACATAACAGTGTTCTTCGTCGGCAACAGTGCTGGTGAAAAGGTTCCAATGACCGCGTGGACGATGGCTCACCGGTTCGGTCACGCAATAAGACGTGAATACGCATTCGTTCAGCTGACTAACTGGTTGGAAGGACAATTCGAGGAAGTTCTCAGAGAGTATAATCTCGATAAAGGGAAAACGTCCGGTGGTTATGATTACCGAAACTATGATAGAGACGGAGGCCCTTCACGTTTACCAGATATTCATAGACTCGTCAAAGCCAGTCTCTTCAACCAAATCGGAACAATGAGAAGTGCCCGTGAAGGAAAAATATCCCGATATTTCGAGTTTTACTACGAACTGTTTGCACAGTATCTCAAGGACGGTAAAATCACTCTTAATAGACTCAAACCTCACATACGAAAGAAGTATGGTGCGTATGGGAGAGAAGAAATGGCTTACACTAAGCACGTTGAACACGTAAACGAAAGAATACATAGTATAGAACGAGATTTCGGTTACTATGCAGAAGATGCGTTGGGAGAGCTTGTGGGCAAAGTGTTCATAATGTAATGAAGAGTTTCAAACAAATTATTTTTGAGAATATGCCTGTGGCGAAGATAAAACATCTTTACGGAGCAGTTCCGCTGGATAAATTGATTTCAAAGAAAGCGAAGGAGTTGGTTAATGAGTCAATCCATCCTGCTGATAGATGGGTTGGAGTGGTGGACCATAACGGTTCGGTTATACTCCCGCCCAATCAAGATGGAGATAGGCAACACTATCATTACGGACTCGAAGGACATTTATATAGATTTTCATACTGGCCACATAAAAAGGAAGTGAGTTGGTGGAATTTTCCATCCGATGAGGAAGAACTTGCTGTGAAGGTAGAGGATTATCTGATAAGAAAAGGATACCCGGTTGACAGACACGTTGACTATACTGGAAGAAAAATACGAGACACGTTGAATGAATCAATGTTTCCCAAAGACTTCGATAGACACTCTCTCGGAAGTTGTATGGCCGCTGCTGCCATGGCTACTGACTATCTGTTATCAAAAGGCCGTTCCGATTTCAAAGTAGTTGAGGGTTGGGTTTCTTTGGATCCTAATCAAGAGGAAGAGGATTTCTCCCCTCACACATGGATACAATTCAATAACGGCAAAATCTTTGACCCAACGAAGAAACAATGGGCCGCGTGGGGATTTGACCCAAATGAAGTCCGGTTTGAAAGTATCAAAAAGACCTACACACCAGAAGAATACCAATCGGTTTGCCAACGTCAGCCCGATGATGTCTCCGAGTTTAAGAAAATGGCTGAAGCGACTATGATTAACGATGAGATTCCTGAGAAGGTGTATCATGCCACCTATCGTGCTCTGCTCGACGAAATACTTGATGGAGGTATAGTTCCTGGAGGTAAAGACATCCAGAATTTCGATTGGTCAGGGAAGTATGTATATCTCGCTGAGACTCCTGAGAATGCAATATCGTTCGTTGAAAATGCCGAGAATGAGAGTATTCCGGAAGAATGGTTGGATGATATTGTCGTATTGGAAGTGGATATGTCTAAACTAGATTTGACGAATATGGCTCCGGATGAAAACTGGAATCCATCCATTGAAGACGGCGAAGAGGGATACCGTTCTTTTCAATATAATGGCATTGTGCCACCGGAGGCTATAAGGGTGTTATGATAAAACTCAAAGACATTGTATCTGAATTAGACTATCCGTTAGCAGGAAAGGAAGACCTTCAATCCTACGGTGGTATGGCCGGATGGAAAGGTAAGATTGTCTATATGTCTCCTGACAAATTTCTTAGACTTGCTGCTCCTCTCCCCGATTGGGCAATCAACAAGGAAGGTCTAAAGAAGATAGAAGATAGAATGAAAGGTCAACTTCCTCTGGACTTCTGTGTATTGGAAGTCAATATGAAGACGAGAACGGTGACTGGTCACGAGGGCCGTCATCGTTGTATGGCAGCAAAGAAATTGGGAATTGAAAAGGTTCCTGTGTTGATTTACACCGGAAGCAGTTTTGACCGCGTTCCGCAGTGGGACCAATCTACTCACGATGATGTAGATAAGGCTGAGTTTAAACCACAATTAAAGGAGTCTACTGATGGAAACCTTATCGTTGGTTCAATATCTAAAGATGGGGAGAATAGAATCATATCTTCCGATAAAGTCAAAATGCATCTGGATTTATACAAGTTACATCCGGAATTTGATAGAAAGAATTGTGAAAGTTGGAGGTATAATAAAGAATTGAAATCGCTGTTTTTCTGGCACAAATTCGTTGAAACAAAGTATTCAGAACCCGTGAAGGAATACTTGAAAGGTAAGGGGTTTGAAGTGAATAAAGTTACGTCAATAAACGCTTTACCTGATGCTGGTATGAGACCGGGATACGATAAACAAAAGGCCTTATATCAATCTCATGGAGCTGTCAGCAAGTTTTATCGGGACCCAGATGGAGAACCAATCGCTGAGTCTGTAGATTCCACATTTAAGATGTATCACGGAGGTTCTCGGTGGTCATATCTCCCAGACGAAATACAGCCTGGTAAAAAGAATCACTATGAAGCTGGTGTAGGCATCTATTTTACAAATTCATACAACACGGCTAGAAGGTATGCTAAGGGCGGTAAGGTGGTTCACTTGGTTGAGATTGACAAACAATTTAAAGATATTGACGATGTAACTGTTCCGGTGGGTAAACTCACAGAGTTTGTTAAAAATGTCCCGCAACTGACATCGAAGAATGATATTATACGTGACATCAACGCATATGCAACTCGTGTTGGGAAAACCGAGATTCCGTTATCCATATTAAACAACCTCGTGGTCAATTATCAGGCGGCAAGAGGAAAATCGGGAGTTTACATTGCCAAGTTCTTTTCAGAAAACGGTGCTGATGGACACGTTCAAGAACAGAGTGGTGGTGAAATTTGGTTGGTGGTGTTTAATCCAAAGATTCTAAAGTCAGTGAAGGTTGTGAATCCAAAAGAAATCAATTCCGACTCACAGTTTATGCTACCCGGCAGTTTAACGGAAGAACGTGATTTAGATTATGACGTCGCTGAGGATTTCATGCGGAGAAGAGATGAAGAATTGATGTATCTATGTCGTGCTCTCAAAAACAGCGGCGGTAAGGGTAGAGTGACGTGGAAAACTATTCCGGCGACCCTACTGAAACGAGTCTGGCTTCAGTTTGGAAAATACAATAGGATAAATTCCAACGATTTAGATAAGATAGCTGACCAAATACTCACCAATATAGCCAGATTGAGAGCTTCCACTGAAATGATGGGCCATGCTCAAATCGGTAAAGAAGATATTGAGGATGAAACCGGATATGAATTTACAGAGGAAGAGTGGGACGACTGGATGACTTCTTATTTTACAGATTTGAACGGAAGTTGGTTGTTGAGTGATTATGGATTGCCCAAACTTGAGTCAATCTACCCATTGATTTTTAATGCGAAGACGGATGAGGAAAAATTGTATGCGTGTGATAAGGCGTTAAACGTGATTCACCAACGAAACGACTTGGCTTCGATGTTTGTCGAGGGTGGAAGCAAAACCTTGTTGGATGTGGCCCGCCAAGGTGGTTACACAAGTGATACTTGACTTCTAGGAAATTTTTAGTAAACTCTTATAGATTATGTTAATGAAAGATTTATTGTTGGAAGGTATAAAGGAAACCGCTGCGTTGGATTATCTGACGCAGTTGGTTAAATCTGGCCCATTTAAGGGCAGGGTGTTCCTCGCGGGCGGAGCTGTCCGAGACATGGAACTCGGCAAAGACCCAAAGGATTTAGATGTAGTTGTCACCGGAGGAATTGAAGCTGGGATGGAGTTTGCACGATGGGCGACTCGTCAGATGGGGAACTATAAAACGGATTCAAATCCCGTCGTCTTTCCACAATACGGAACCGCGAAGTTCACTTTACAGGGAATTACCCACAACGGAATTGATTTGAGTGATATAGACATCGAAGCTGTTGCTACCAGAAAAGAAAAATACTCTGATGGCAGTCGTAAACCGGAGGTGACTTCTGGCGACTTGGCCGATGACGTAAATCGTAGAGATTTCACGGTCAACAGTCTATTGAAAGACTTGACCACGGGTGAAATTCTGGATTTGACCGGCAAGGGTAAAGACGACATCCGTAAGGGTATAGTTCAGACTCCCCTTAATCCAGACATAATCTTCACGGAAGACCCGCTTAGGATTTTGAGGGCCGCTAGATTTGCTATCAAATACGATTGGGATTTGCCATTGTTCATGGTGAGGGCCATGAAACGCAATTCCGCGAAGCTGAAAAACATCAGTTTTGAAAGAATCAGAGACGAACTTGATAAGATGTTGCTGACCGGTTCTCCACACCGAGCCATCAAACTTTTGAAAATTACAGGTGTCTTGGAATACGTTGTTCCTGAATTTAAGGCAGCCTACAAGATGACCCAAAACATACACCATAAGCACGACGTGTTTGCACATTCTATGGATGTATTAAGTAAAACCAAGCCTGTTCTTGTTCAACGGTTGATGGGACTTTTCCACGACATCGGTAAAACGGTGACTCGTAGCGTAACTCCTACGGGTGTTCATTTCTATGGCCACGAATACGAGGGTGCCAAGATGGTTGCTGAGATAATGAAGAGGATGAAATACCCAAATGAGCTTATTAAGCAAGTTGTCCTTGGAGTCAACAGCCACATGAGGCTCAAATCTGGTGGACCGGATTCCTTTAAGTTAAGCGATAAGGCTTTGAGAAAGTTCAAGGTTGAGATGGGTGACGAAATAGAGAACATTTTGGATGTTATCCACGCCGACAATATCAGTCACAGTGAGGCATCTAGTATGCCGGCTCAAATAGATAATATCAGAGAAAGGTTGTCTAACCTGTCAATCACAGCTGAGAAGCCAAAACTTCCGATAACCGGTGAGGATTTAAAACTAGCAGGAATTAAGCCAGGACCAATTTACTCTGAAATAATGAGTGCGGTCTTGGAGAAGTGGTATGAGAATCCGTCTATATCCAAAGAGGAGGCTTTGAACATCGCTAGAGAACTTTCCAAGAAAGTTTAATAGTGAATGTCTGGAGTATCTGATGGTTTGGGTGAAGACGACTTGGATTCAAAATACATCCAAAGTATTCCTACGGAGTATATGATTCCGAAGAATACAGTCAATCCCATACACACGGATAACATAGCTAAAAGTCTTAGAGCGTTCATTTTAAGGTTCTTCGTTTAACTCCTTCAACTCTTCTTCTGTAAGAGTGGATTCTAACGCACGACGTTTGTTAACCAGTCGCCGATGTTCCATTTTCAGGCACAGCAATTTGATTTCAAGGTAGATTCCATAAAGAAACATTGAAAGTCCAGACACGGCAATACAGAGGATTATTGCCCATAGCATCCAACCAAACCAGTATGCGGATGGTAAATTCATTTCGGATTTTCAGCAGGGCTGATAATCTCCACTCGCATCTTTTTCTTTTCAATGAAGGCTTCGTCAATAAGGTATTGGACTAGGCTATCGGCGGTGGATTTGAAATCGTAAAAAGGGACATTGGCGTTATTGTATATCTCCAGCTTGTCTTCGTGAATGTTGATTCTGTGACCGAACAATACAATTTCCTCTACGGTTTTTTCTTTTTTCATAAGATTCTATGAGTATAAGATGTTCCTCTGATTAGTCAAGTCGATTCGACTACTGCAATAAATATTGACTCACATATCGAATACATTGACAATACGGATATTTCTTTGTAAGCTTTATCAAAATGAGATTAGCAATAATAGGTTCACGCAGTTTTACAAATATTGATTTGGCCGAACAGGTTTTTGTTTCATTTTTCCCAAAAGGAAAAGTTTCTTTAATTGTTTCCGGTGGCGCCAAAGGTGCGGATTTGATTGGAAGAGAAATTTCCAAAAGACATTCAATCGAACTTCTTGAGTTTATACCAGATTGGGAAAATTTAGGAAAGTCCGCCGGATTTATAAGAAATCGGCAAATAGTAGAATCATCCGACATGGTGCTTGCGTTCCACGATGGAATCAGCCGAGGAACACAAAACTCTCTGGACGTTTCCAGACAATTAAAGAAACCATCATTAATTTGGTTTTTCTAGGTTGACTTTTTTTCCGTCGGTGTTAATATCATTCTGTGAGTAAGAAATTTTATTCGTGGATGAAGAATGGGTCGAACGTGAGGAAGGTTAAATCTCTTTACACGTTGAGGCCATACCACAATTGGAAACATATTGAGAAGTGCCTCTCGTTTTTCGATAAACGATTGCAACCTCATGCGACCGATGAATTGTTGTTTGCTGTAGTTTATCACGACGCGATATACAATCCAGGATCGAATACCAATGAGGAGGATAGCGTGTCACTGGCAAAATTGGACCTGTCTGGTCTTGAGTTAAATCTGAACAAAATCTCAGACCTCATTATTTCAACTAAGCACCGCTATCATACATCTTTCGCTGATGACGATGAGACACAGTGTATGCTTGATGTAGATTTGTCCATACTGGGTTCTCCGAGAGACGAGTATATCGAATACGCTCAGTCAATACGTGAGGAGTATTTGTTTGTAAATTATCCCACGTTCTCAAAGGCGAGAATAGATTTCTTACAAAAGATGCTTTCGAGAAAAGTGATTTTCAACAAACTCACGGAATTGGAATCCGTAGCGAGAACAAACTTATATGATGAAATCGTGCATCTATCCCGGTAGTTTTGACCCACTCACTCTAGGACACCTTGACATAATCTCTCGTGCAGCCAATATGTTCGAGACTGTTTATGTTGCAGTGGGCATCAATAAATCAAAAACGGGAGCATTTACCGTAGATGAAAGAACGTCTCTCATAACCGAGGCCACCAAACGAATTCCGAACGTCAAAGTGGTTCAATTCAGTGGATTATTGGCAGATTATTGTTATGAATTGGGTTGCAAAGTTGTGATAAAGGGAGTCCGAAATTTTCAAGACTTTGACTATGAACGGTTGTTGAATGATGTCGGGCATACACAACAACGGGGAATCGAAACGATTACACTTTTCGCTAAGACAGAACTATCCCATGTCAGTTCTTCCGCTGTGAAGGAGTTGGTTAAATACAATGGGTTGATAGATGGATACGTCTCACTTAATGTAAAAGAAGCACTTGAGGCCCGTTGTATGAGTCAGTATGTGCTGGGTGTCACAGGAGAAATAGGGATGGGGAAATCCTTCTTTTCTAAAAAAATGGTGGAGATTGGAAATACGTCGTTTCATTCCATGACCAAAGAAATCGACCTGGATAAGATAGGCCACGATATTCTTCACGTTAGAACCGAACCGGTTTATCTTGAACTCCGAGAAAACATCATTAAAGAGTTTTCCCTCGGCGGCGACGTTATTGACCGAAAACTCTTAGGTTCAATCGTGTTCAACGATTCGTCTGCGCTTGATAAATTGAATGCTATGATGAGGATTCCAATGTTGACCCGTATAAGGAAAGAAATGGGCACATGGAAAGGATTGTTAATTTTAAATGGTGCTTTATTGGTCGAATCCAACCTGTTGTCCCTCTGTAATAACAATGTGGTCTTGGTATCTTCCAGTGAAGAAAATCAATTGAAGGTATTGAAGAACAGAGGGATGTCGGACGAACAGATTTCACGGAGAATTCGGAGTCAGCTCACCAATTCTAAGAAACTGGAGAAGATTAAGGAGTCGATAAACATTTCCGGCCACGGTGAGGTTGTGGTGATAACGGATATTTACGACAATGACTCGGTTTCCAATGTAATTAATCACATTTCCACGAACGCGCTCAGGAAAATCCCTTGACAATCGGAGTAAGATGTATAGAATGTATGTATGTCTAAAACAGTTATTACATTCCTATCCATCGGAGCAGTTTTGCTCGTCACCGCAATCGTGTTGGTTCTGAGCGGCGTCTCAATCTACAACGACGCAGCATCAGTAAAGAACACCTATGAAATGAAGGTTAAGTCGAACGAAGCAGAGTTCGATAATATGTGGAAAAAGATTCAGCAAGTCGCTCAAGTCCCTGACGCACAGAAGGAAGCATTCAAGGAAGTCTATTCCTCTTACGCAAGTTCACGGACGTCTCCGAATCAAGGTCAGATGATGGCGTGGATAAAGGAATCCGTTCCAAATTACAACGGAGAGATTTATACACAATTGATGAATGTTATCACGGGGTCAAGAGACGGATGGACCATGAGACAGAACGAACTTGTGGACGTGGCCCGGCAGTATAACGCCAATCTTGTGGTTTTCCCAAAGAACATCTTATTGAAAATGTTTGGCTTTGAGAAGATTGAACCAAAGGTAATCACGTCTTCAAAGACAGAACAATCGTTCAAGACCGGTAAGGACGACGACGTGGAACTCTTTAACAAGAAGAAGTAAACTAAACTAACTAAACTAAACTAACTAAACTAAATGAATATCATCAACTTTATCAGAGGCATGGATACCGAGTCTCGTGTATTGTCAGTCACCGTTGCTGTGTTTTTGTTTTGGGTGCTGTGTCTCAACCACACGGAACCATTTAACGTCGCCGTGACATATAATTCTCTCAATGGAAATATCGGATTTCAAACAAACGGTGGGTGGCATCTAACGTCTCCGTTTGTCAGAACATCAGAAATTCCATGCCGTCCAGGCCGAGTTTCTCTAAACTCTCATCGACCTGGGTCATCCGTAATAGACGACAAGATTGTTAAATTCATCTTAACTCCCGATGCGTTGACCGAGTTTGTGAAACTGGAGGGGTTTAGATACTCCTACACGCATAACTCACTCACGGCTTACGCGTTTTCTGGAAAGAAGTTTCCGTTCTTTGAGATAGTGGATGAATACAAGTCATCGGAAAAAACTCCTAAACAGTAATCCTCATGTATCTGTTTTACATATTTTCGCTCATCCCTCTCATAATTGGATTAGTGTTCTGGCTCCGGTCAGATAAAATAATCTGGCAAGAGTGGGTAGGTGCATCGGTTCTCGCATTCGCAATCTCTGGTGTGACACACCTAGTTGCTGCAAAAGGAATGACCGATGACAGAGAGACGTGGAGCGGACAGGTTTCTGCTGTTCAATATATTCCTCGTTGGAAAGAGTATTACGAAGAAGCGATATACAGAACAGAATATTATTCCGAAAACGAAACCAGAACTAGAACGGTTGGTTCGGGAAAAAATTCAAGAACGGAAACCTACACCGTCAGCGTCCAAAAAAGTCGGAGAGTGTTCGACCACTGGGAATCCCGGCGTAGGTGGCATGAAGCTAAGTGGCACTGTGAAACCGACTTAAATCAATCATTTTCTATCTCGGAGGGAGATTACAATAGAATCGTGTCGAGGTTCGGGAAGACTGAACCGAAGCCGGGCAGAAGGAGAACGGGTGAACATGCATCCCGTATGTTGGAAGGCGACCCGAATGACCATTGGAGTGTCAACGTAAATCGTTGGTGTGAACCCGTCACTGACAGCAGAACATTTGAAAATCGAATCAAAGCGGCTCCAAGCGTATTCTCCTTTGTCAAGGTTCCAACTAACATAAACGTGTTCCCATACCCAAACAACAAGGATGTTTTTCATTCCGACCGACTATTGGGCGAAGCGAGAAAGATTGACTGGCTGAAGTTCGACCAACTCAATAGTTTCCTGGGTGCTAGAAAAAAGGTAAACCTGATAATGGTTGGATTTAAGGATGCGGATTCAATGATAGCTGAATATCAGAAAGCTGCGTGGATTGGTGGGAAGAAGAACGACATAGTTCTAATGTATAATTTGAACTCCGGGTCTACTAAACCATCTTGGACAAGAGTGTTCGGTTGGAGTGAGTCGGAACTGTGTAAGCGAAACTTGGAGACAATTCTTCTTTCTAATCCAATTGATGACACAATCCTTGAACGTATTAACAAAGAGGTGAGCACCAACTACACCATCAAGGATTGGTCCAAATTTGATTATTTGACCATCGAACCGAGAACGTCTCACTTTGTTTGGTTCTTCGCGATTCTCATCTTGACTCAGACGGGGTTGTATGTATACTTCCATCGTAACGAATTCTCAAAATGAGAGTAGTCCTAAGAAAAAACAAAAAGATAGACGGTGTGGACTACATCAAGCATGAAGAGTTTATACTCAAGGGGTTTCACTGGACGGATGTGGTTGGAAGCGATATGTATTATGTCGAATCCAAATCAGGCAAATTCCACACGGTAGAACCGAACCTTTTCGATTTCGATTGTAGAGATTTAAAACCAAAACTATGAACAACACAGAACTAACTAAACTAAAAAAGACCCTCGCTAAGAAGGCTGAACAATTCAAGAAAGCTCAATCCGAATCGTTCAGAGAAATGTCATCCGTGATTTTTGATGCGTTTCCGGAAGTAAAAAGTTTTGGATTCCGTGGATATACTCCCGGATTCAATGATGGTGATGAATGTCTGTTCACCTGCGACTTGAGTTATCCAATCGTAAACGGGTATGACTCTAATATGTGTGACTGGGTTGACGACACGGAACGGACGGAGAAAGAAACCAGTGCTGCAAACGAGCTTGCAGATGAAGTCGGAAAAGTGTTGTCCGAGATTCCGAAGGATTTGATTGCTGGCGTGTTTGGTTCAAGTGGATTCACCGCCACGATTACGAGGGATAAAATCACAGTAGAAGATTACGACTGTGGGTATTAAGTTATATGCGACTTCCAACATTCAATAACGAATCGTTTACTAAAGATTTTCCTGTTCACCCAGGACGATATATTCGGCGGTTTGGGCATTTCCCACATGAGGAACTTATGACCGTGGTTAAAAAGGGTCCATTGGATTTGGTTTACATATTAGGAAGAACGGAACAAGACGAAGACTACCTTCGACGCCAGGACGCATCCTGCGGTGCGTCTTACTGTAAATTTGTTCCAGCGAAAGTGACTGAGGTTTGTTATGCAGAGGGATGGCATGCTGCACAGTATGCTGCTCAAAAACTGTTGGGTTCTTATTTTCCGTCATATTGGAATGATGACACGGTTTCAAAGGAGTTAGCGGAAAAATGAAACTCCTAGTTGACATCTATAATATCCAGATGTAAGATTCTAATATGTCTAAGCCATACATTCATTCACAGAGCTCGGCCCGTAAATACGGTGGGGTTCCCGAAGATTATCTTGAGATTCATGCTTTTATGGATTGTTCAAAGGGATCGATGGCCGATAACAGACACAGAGCTTTGACGCATAACTCTTGGTTCCTCTCTAACATCTTGGAACGTATCAACTTTTCCAACTCTAATCCGATGTTGCCGAACGGAACATTTCCGACTATTACAAACAGTGAAGGAAAGGTCGTCTCCGTTAGAGATATTGGCGAGCAACACATTCTTGAGGATTATGCAGGCCGTTTTATCCCTTCGGCTCAAGACTTTCTCTGTGAAATGGAATATAAACCTTGGATGCAAAATGGGAAGGGTACCCCTCCCAGCTTTGAAAAGATTGAGAAACATCGGAAGGTGAGAGTCCTTGATGAACTCGGGAAAGACCATCCATTTAACAAACCGTTGGTTATTGAAGAACAGCCAAAAATTAGCGTCAGAGGAACACTTTTAGATTAAAACATTATGAAAAACTCATTACCACCAATATATTCGGGAGGATTCAAATTATTGACCCAAAAAGACCTTGAGACTTTGGGGATCAAAGCTCAATTTGATAAACAAGCGTCTGATTCTTACAACCGTTACAGAGATTTCGTTAGAACCTATTATCCGCATAATGCCGCTTTGGCCGAGGTAATGGTTGATAGCGAATACAACGACAACACTTACGATAACCAAATTCAGATGTTGGTCGTTTATGATGAAAATGGCGACGAACTCGTTCCAAATAAAGATACTGCCAGGAAGTGCAGAGAAGAAATGAGAATGTTGGGGATGCCAGGTGGAAGATACGATTCGAGTGAACCAGAGGAATCATTCTTTGTTCAAATGGATCCAAAGTTTCCCGACCTCTACGTTAAGGTTTAATGAAAGTCCGCTGGATAGTCGAAAACTTCACCGATTCTGAAGATTATCGCAATCTAATTCAATCGGTAAGAGACTCTGGCCGTGACTGTTTTGTAATCGGTCGGCACAACCACTTTGACTTCGACCCAACCTCATTTAAATCAAATGAGTGCATCATGTTCTTGGGGTCCATTCAGATGACTAAGAACGTCACCGATAGGCTTCCTTCCGGGTGTTTCCCGATTTCCTATAATACGTGGAAGAACTACTTGTGTTCATCCTACTACCCACCGTTGAAGAATCATCTCTTTAACGATAACTTTGAATTCACCACAATCGGTGAGTTTAGGGCAAATTTCTTTGAATTTTATAGAAAGTTTGGAAAAGAAGCAATGGTATTCATCCGACCGGATACCGGAGAGAAATCGTTTCAAGGCCAACTCCTAGACATTCAAGACTTTGATAAATTTTGGGGAAGTTCACAGATTCAATCGGACGACCCGACTGAAAAGATGATAGTGTCTTCACCGAAGAATATAAACGGTGAGTGGCGGTTTGTGTGTTCAAAGTATAATGGTGGAGAAATCATTGCACAGTCCACGTATCAGTATCAAAAGAAAAGAACACTTATACCGTCTGCTCCTGTTGGGGCGACCAATAAATGTTTGGAAGTTCTCAAAGAGGGATATTATCCAGATTCAGTGTTCTGCGTGGACATCTGTGAGGACAATGATGGAAATTTCTGGTTGCTTGAACTGACCTCGTTTTCTTCCGCTGGTTTGTATGCCACTGATAAACAGAAGGTTGTGAACCGCGTCAACGAAATTGTTGAAATGGAATATAAAAATCACGTTGACATTTTGGTTTAAGGTGATAGGATTATCTCAATGAACAAACTCTACGACACGCTCTACACGATTGATTCCACCGGTAAGACCCGTGTGTGGAGACAGGAACAACAGGGAAACAAGTATCGAACCATCGCTGGGGTGAAGGGTTCGGATAACATGGTCACGAGCGAATGGACTTTGTGTGAGGGTAAAAACGTGGGTAAGGCTAACGCCACGTCGGGTGAGAGTCAAGCCGAGGCCGAAGTTTTGGCTAAATATAAGAAACAACTCAAGACGGGGTATGCTAAGTCTGAAAAGGATGCTTCAAAGGGAACTTCTTACGTTGAACCGATGTTGGCAAAGGAACTGAATGATTACATCACAAAGATTGACTTCTCAAAGGGTGTGTTGGTTCAAAACAAATACAACGGCGCTCGTTGTGTCGCCACGTTGGAAGATGGTAAGGTGGTGCTGAAGTCTCGTAAAGGAGAACTGTGGGTCAGCGTCCCACATATCAATAAAGACCTTGAGAAATTCTTTAAGAACTATCCAAATGCGGTTCTTGACGGAGAACTCTACAATTATGACCTTCGCGAAAAATTGAATGAATTGATGAAGTTGGTCAGAAAAACAAAGGACATCACAGCGGAAGAACTTCGCAAGAGTGAACAGATGGTTAGGTTCTACGTTTACGACGGTTATGGAACCGACGTTAAGACGCTCAATCAAGAGGTTGATTACGTTATCCGTAAAGCGTGGATTGATGAAGTTTTGCCCGATTACTCTACCTATTACCGTCAGGTCAAGACAACACTTGTTCGCTCCATGAAGGAGGTTGACAAACTTTATGGAACCTTCTTGGCAGACGGTGAGGAAGGTGCAATCATCCGTATGCCGCACTCTCCATACGAGAACAAACGCAGTAAATTCCTTTTGAAGTATAAGCCCGTGGACGATGACGAAGCGGTTATCGTGGAATTAATTGAAGGAACAGGGAACTGGTCCAAGACGGCCAAGACTGCTACTTTGAAGTGGAAGGGAATGACGTTTGACGCAACCTTCCTCAAGAGCTACGAACTCGGCGTTGAACGCCTCAAAAATAAGAAGGATTGGGTTGGTAAGACGGTCACGTTCCTTTACACTGGACTGACGGGATTGGGAACGCCCAATTACGCCAGAATTGACCCGGAGAATTGCTTTAAAAACGACAGATAAACAAAACCATGAGAGACATTAACACAATAAAAACCGAACTGGCTCAACTCAACCTTCAGATTCAAAATCTCACGGAGAGAACCAAGGTAAATTTCAAATCCGACCTAAAGGATTTACTTGAGGAATACAAGGGGAAGTTCGACCGGTTGGATATTGGTCTAAACAACCACGAATTCAACGACGGTGACGCCACGTATTTCGGCCTTCATTACGAAGACATGACGTTGGTTTATTCCGATGAACTTGGAAATGAAAGTGAACAGTCATCTTACGGAGATAAAGACAACCCAGACATGGAAGCAATTCGTATGAAGTTCGTTGAATTGTTTAAAGCATACGACCTCGGCGACCTCTACGAATCTCTCTACGGTGATGACTACGAATCCGTCACAATCGAAGCTCTGAGATAATATGTTTGAACATCTAAAAAAATACACGGATGCGGAAGATATACTAAGAAATTCCGTGGCCTTCGATGTCTCGGACGTTTTTCTGAAATCCGCCTTGACCATTGAACGGAAAAATGTAGGAAAAATAAACGAGAAGACCATAGTTGTTCTCCCTTACAACGAAACTGGACTGGAAGAATATCCTGAGTTCAACTTCAAGATTAGCCGTGAACAACACGATGACCTAGTGGAACGATTCAGAGTTATTCAGGAAATATGAATAACACTGAAACGGAGTGTTTGGCGTTGTCGAAAATTCCAAAGGATTTCCTTGATAGAGTAGATTGGGGATTATACGGTGGAAGGGTCCAATTTTACATAAAAGGCGTAGATGGAACTCTTGCTCAACTTGGGTCAGAACTCCCCGATGAGGTCAGTCTTCGGAAAGTAATAGCTTATGCCGATGTGGAACATAAACGGCTTGTTAAAAGACATGAAAAAAGTAAACAGTGGTAACGATACTCCCCGGACTGATGAAGAATGTTTCTCTGGACCTTATGGTTCGGAGGTTTTCGTCCCGGCAAATTTCGCTAGACAGCTTGAACGAGAACTAATTATCGCTCTCTCAAAACTCAAAGAGTGTGAACGACAAATAGTTCAGTTGGAGACTGAGAATATGAGAATCAACGAAGATAAACTTAGGTTGGATTGGCTTCAATACGGTCACGGAGTAGTCGCATTGTCGAAATCCGCTGGAAAAATAGTATTCTCTGCTAATTTTGAAGAACAAGACTGGGACGAACATGAAGATGTTCGGAAAGCAATAGACGTTGTTAAAAACACGAGTCCTAAATGCCCCAAGTGTGGAAGTCACACCCAACTCTGGGTGAATCAAGACACTAAGAAGTTGACTTGTCATAGGTGGGGATGTAATAATGTAGAACTTGAATGAGTGACCTTATGTTTAACGAGGTTCCCATCGTTGGGAATGAATACTCCAAAGGAGACTGGCAGAAAATTGCAGTTCACGATACCAATGTCATCAAAGGTTTCTTTGGCGACTATAGATTTCTTTCCAACTTCTACGATTCGCCGGTCTATTACGAGGGGTTGTTATATCGTTCATCGGAGTGTGCATATCAAGCAGCAAAACTTCTTCCACATTATCGTTCAGCTTTACAGTCGGTGTCAGCAGCAACTTCTAAGAAGATTTGGAAAAGTTTCGGTGAGGATTCTTTATACGACAATTGTGCTGAAGAGTGGGATGAACGAAAATATGATGTAATGTCTTCCATCGTGTTTGAAAAATTTTTGAGGAATAAAGTTCTTCGTCATAAACTTAGTTCGACAGGAGATAGACATTTAGAAGAAACAAATTGGTGGAAGGATGTTTGCTGGGGAGTGGATATTAACCTCGGCGGTAAAAACTGGTTGGGAATCATACTGATGAATACCAGATATTTCTGGGAAAATAGACCGAAGGAATTGTAATATGAAAGCGTATAAAATAGAGTTACTCGTCGTTGATTTTGATGAATTAGGTAAAGATGGTATAATTCGAGAAATTGAGAACGCCAATTATCCAAACGACTGTCTCTCGCCGAGGGTAAAATCGGTGACTGAGAGGGATATTGGAGCGTGGCACGACGACCATCCGCTCAACAAATTTGCCACGATGGATAATGCATATAAGGAGATTTTCGACAAATGAAACTAATAGATTTGATAAAGTCGGTTGATTTGGAGAAGGTATATCTATACATATCCAAGATGGATGAGGATGGAACGGAGTCTGATATAAAGGATGTCCGTAGGTGTTACGGAAAGACCGTCGAAGAGATGTTGTCCAATACCACCGTGGCGACAACCGACGTAATTCTTGTCAAAAATGAAGTCGATTGGTATTACGACTACTTGATTGAAAATCCCGAAGAAACAAAAAAGACTACGGATGTAAAATATCTTCCGGATGGAACACTGGACAAAAACCATTACACATACATAAACATCAACTTGAAGGATTCGTCGGGAGAGGAAACCGGAATCGGGAACCAGCCGTGGGCAGAATTGATTTCTATGGAAATAGAAAACACTGTCGGGCTTTCTAACGAGGCATTGCTTGGAGAAATTTTGTGGGAAATCACCTTCCACGGATTTTCTGAAATTAAGGTCAAGAATTTCTGGGAAGACCTTTCGAGAAACGTTCCTCAATAAAACAAGTCATTGACATTCACGGTATCCATGATAGAGTGGTTACATGGACCGTATCATACAAAACGCAGTTAAGATAACCGAAGACGGTGTAGTGACTTACTTGATTTCTGCCAACAGACATCATTACGATAAATACACCTTCAAGGATGGTTCTTATATAGCTGTTGATGGGGGAAACGATTATATCCGACGGGGTTTTGGTGGTGACACCGAATCAAAGGACATTGAAGATTACAACTTGTCCGATACATCCACAAAACAGGAAGTTCTTGACAAACTTTTGTGGGGAACTTTGGGGGAAAACCGAAAGGGGCCGCTCCGTTACGTTCCCATATCAACGCTTACACAACAGCACCTTAGAAACATTCTACGGGATGACCTTTACGGGAAATTTTCGTATCCTCTCTCCGCGATTCACAAAACGGCAATTCAATCCTTAATACAATGAAATTCTTTTCAAAAGCCAAAGAGATACGGTCTAGGACAGGAGAACTCCATTTCGAGAGATTTGCTGTGGTGGAACTTCCGTTCTTCGCCATCTATATTCACAGAATTCATAAAGCGGATAAAGATCCGCACCTTCACAGTCATCCGTGGAATTTCGCTACAGTCACATTGAAGGGAAGGTATCTTGAGAAATACCTAAGCACCGACCTCTTTTGTGAAAATCAGGAGGTTGAACGATTGAAACGTCCCGGTTCATTTGCAACTGCGAACAGAAACTATTTCCACAAGATTGAAGAAATTTTAGATGGGCCGGTTCACACTTTGTTTGTGACGTGGGGGTTTTCTAAAAATTGGCACTATCTTGTAAATGACAGTAGGATCGAATCCTCGACCTACAGGCACCTAAAACATTCAGCAATACCGAACGACGTTAATACCGCCGTAAGTGGAAGCAATTATTCTATAAAATGAAAACAATTCGACAGAACGCATTTGAAACGAACAGCAGTTCAACCCACAGTATCACCATAAATGATAAGTCTGGTGTGTTTGAAAGTATTTCTCCCGACTACGACGGAGTGATCCGTCTTACGGGTGGAGAGTTTGGTTGGGGGTGGTCTAAACACGACGATGCTGTAACCAAGGCCAATTACTGTGCCGTGGTCGCTTTGGACGATGAATTCAAGACTCAACTCTTGATTGATACGATTAAGAATCACACTGGTGCTAAATCCGTGGAGATTATCTGTAGTTCCGATTGGGATGACGATAACCGTTCTTATATTGACCATCAGAGTCATGGTCGTGCAGAACTTGCGTTCTCGAATGAAGATACTCTCAAGAACTTTATTTTCGACAGGAAGAGCGTATTGTTCCTCGGTAACGATAATGGTGGAGAACCGCCTAATTTCTACGATATGGATGTTGATAAGATGTCTCACGTTGTAGAGCTTGAGGGTTCTTCTGGGAAATACTACATGCATCCAGAAAATATAACTGACAGAACTAAGGTGTGGGATGCGGTTATGTCTGTTTATGAACAGGGAAGCGCCTATTCCGGTGAAAGGTTTGGTTCCGAAGGACGTTCTTGGGAAGTAGATTGGCGTAGGGGAATTGATATGGATTCCAAGACACTTAAATTACACAAAACTAAGCCCGTGTATTCCGATGGTGACGACCGCCGATGGTTGAGAACCGAAGTTCTCGACGAAATGTATTTGAGGTTCACAATCAGAAACCGATTTCAGAAAAAATAAAGTTATGGCACTATACGGAAGAGGAAAATATCCATTTATCGACTTAATCAACAAATTCGTTGGTAAGCCGCATGTTCAGGCATATCTCGTATACAAGAGAAATAAGTGGTTTGACGAAGACTTGTTCGACAAACCCAAAAAGTGTTGCGTCGAACAATGGTTGTATAACGAAGGCGCGAACGAAATCAGCAGAGAACTTAGTGGGTTTGTCGCCGGCATGACTTTTAATGAAAAACCTTACCCAGATGTGGACCAAGTTATAGCTCAACAAGAGTTGTTTACAGAAATTTGTAAAATTTGGAATGATATGGAGACGAGTGGCGCATGGGATAAAGACGAAGAATGGGCACATAAATCCGATATGGTCAGTAGTCGAATATGAAACCTATGTTAAACATAGTAGAAGTTGATAAACAGATTCAAACCGTAAACGCCAGGTATGCCAAGGGTTACGAGGGCACACTTGACTTTAACTTCGGATATATTACCGCACTAAAAACCCACAATCTAATCTCTGAAAGGGATTATGAAAATTTACTATTGGTTCACGCCAGTCCTAAAAACGCAGATTGTAGATACAGCATTTCTAAATCGGGGAAATTAATAGACTACGAAAGTTAGGTGTTGACTTTATTTAATCCTCCAGATACAGTGTTATCTGTGAGTGAAAACCATATAGGTCAGAAAGCTTGGAACCGATTAAGTCGGAAGCAGAAACTCGCCATCGTGAAGAACCGAGACTCTGGGAGAAAATTGTTTGAATCCTTCTCCAAAGAAAGGTTTGCCCGTCTCTACCCAAATTCAAAGAAAAATGGAACTCCTTAACAAATACAAAAACGGCAATTACACCGTCAGCATCTTTGATGATGGAACAAAGGAACGAGAGTTTGAGGAAACTCCGAATCCAGTTTGGCCAGAGTCTATGGATGTTAAAGTGACGGATTACTGTGATGCTGGATGTAAATTTTGCCATGAAATGTCCACTACGTCGGGCAAAGAAGGCAACTTGAACGTCGGGTTGAATCTATTTCGAGATTTACCCGCAGGAACAGAAATCGCAATTGGCGGTGGAAACCCTCTCTCTTGGGGAGGATTGGATAGATTTGTTTCCACGATGTCGGATCGTGGTGTTATATGCAACATGACCGTGAACAGCGTTCATGTTAAACGATATGATTCACGAATCGGATGGTTCACCGATGGACAAAAGGGATTTAATAAGGGCAAAATTCACGGATTAGGTTTGAGTTATTTTAAACCACTTTTCAAGGATTGCCTCGAAATCACTAAAGTCGTTCCACACGTCGTTTTCCACCTTATTATGGGAATTCATACGCTCGAGGATTTAGACCTCATTGCGTCACGGGTTAGTAACCCCAAGGTTTTGTTGCTTGGATATAAACAGTATGGTCGGGGAGAGAACTTTTATTCAAAGGCAGTGTCCGATAACATCCAACAGTGGTATTACCGGTTACACGAGTTTTTCCGTAAAGACGGATTAACTATCAGCTTCGATAACCTTGGGATTAAACAAATGAATCTCAAACGGTTCTTTAACAAGGAAGAATGGGAAAAGTTTTACATGGGTGATGATGGGAAGTTCACTTGTTACGTTGACTTGGTGAAGAAACAGTATGCGACTTCATCAACGTCGAAGGAACGATTTGATATTCTACCGGAAGATACCACACAGTCTATATTTAAACGAATTCGTAATGAACAATAACATAATCCATTGTTGCACCTGCGGTAAGCAAGTCATTAGTTGGTGTAAACCTTCGAGATTCGATAAGGAAGTCACAACTATGGAAGGTGCTAAAGCAGCTTTCAATCGAAACGAAGTGTTTTGTGGATATTGTGCAGAGGAATTGGATGAAAATGGGTTGTTTCCAGATGAAAGATGTGAATAAACCGATTGACTTTCTTGGAAGGTGTAATAGAATCTTAGATATGAGTAAACAACCGAGAGATAAAGTATTGACCACCCACACGTTTGTATTCAATGACCGTGATAATAGCGGCGAGGGGCTTTCCATTGATACCTCCTTTCTGGATAATGGTGACGATAAAGATAATATCTATTTGAATCAACGGATTACTCTCCAAAGTTACTGTAACTCAGCGTCTTTCGAGCTGTTCGGTGCGTGTCTCACTTCCGAAAAACTTCGTAAGTTGGCCGATGAGTTGGATTCGCAAAAAGCAAAACTAACACGTTAATATGAATATATCAGACAGTATTAAGGCGTCGTGGCCGGCACACCAATTTTTCATCCGGCGTGAAATCTGGGAACAGTTGGTTGTAAATCCAGAGCAACTCAAGTATCCATGGCGTATTACCTTACTGTCAGATTATGTCGTTGACCGATGTGGGAAATTAGTGAAATCCAGAACATCGAAACTAAAAAAGAGATTTACTGCAAAAGATATTCGCAATTTCGATGGCGTCATAATCAACAACATCAATTAATATGGACAAATTCTCAAAAGACCCGCTGGGCGAAAGAATGAAAGGACAGTATGAAGTCCGTTCAAGACAGCTTCTTCCTCGACGGACATATACCATCATTAGATTAGATGGTAAGGCTTTCCACACTTATACCCGTGGTTTGAACAAACCATTTGATAGGGATTTAATTGATGACATGGACGCAGCCGTGGTAAAGATTTTACCGGAAATCCAAGGTGCTCAGTTCGCATACGTTCAGAGTGATGAAATCAGTATTCTTTTGACCGACTTTGCTAAGGAGAACACCGACGCTTGGTTCGATGGAAATGTGCAGAAGATGGTGAGTGTGTCAGCGTCTCTGATGACGGCTTATTTTAACAGAGAAAGATATTTGAGATGTGGAAACGGTCACAGTGCAGCTCAACCGACTGCTGACTTGGATACCATCGAAGATATGCCGTTGGCCACATTCGATTCTCGGGTGTTCACAATCCCAGATAGGATTGAGGTTATGAATTACTTCATCTGGAGAAACAATGATGCTGCCCGTAATTCTATTTCAATGGTCGCACAGAGTCTTTACAGTCACAAAGAACTCCACGGTAAATCTTCTTCTGACAAACAGGAGATGATTTTCAGAAAAGGAATCAATTGGAGTGAATATGATAAGTCTCTCAAAAACGGACGACTGATTGTCCGAGAGGAATATCGGATAGATAATCCGTGTTGTGAGATAAATTTATCAGACGGAAAACCATCCGAACCGATGATGAGAACGAAGTGGTCAGTTAAATCCGCAGAAAAATTCACCCAATCAAAAGATTCGTTGTTAAGCATGATACCTACTTATGAGAATTCCTAAACAAAAATACTTCGTCACGTTCGACCCAAAAGAACTTATTATATGGGGAGTTGGGTTGTCTGTAAGTGGATCTATGTCAGACGCGGCAGTAAATCTCTCAGACCAGGGGTTGATTTGCTGAAAACTAAAACCATCCAGTGTGGTAAGGATTTCTTTACAACCGTATATGAAGACGGTCACTGTAAAGACATGACATGGGCAATAGTGAACGGCACACCATCCTTTATCCACGAAGACCTTTTTATCGGAAATATTCAATCGACCAAGTTTAGAAAGAAAACCTTTACCATTGAGAGGCCACGATGAAGACAGAATTTAGGATCGTATTTAACGGACACATCTTCAAGATTCAAAAAAAAGTAAAAAGTCAATTCTATGTGCCGTTTATTATTGACAAATATCTTTGGATAGACGTAGGACTTCACGGTTATGGAACAATCTTTGAGGCCCGTTCGTATTTGGCCTCTCTCGAAAACCACGAAGAGAAATTAACCGATTGGAAGGTGGTAGAATGAAATTCAGAATAATGACCAACGGAATCAAATTTAAGATTCAAAGAAGTTCCGTGGAAGGAATCTTCTTCAAAGAAGAAGTTTGGAACGATTTGGGACGTCCGGTGCTAGGTTGTTCAGCGATTTTCACAAAGTATTATGACACGCTGAGTGATGTCAGAGTTGATTTTGATAAATTCGTAGAACATGACCGCAAGTTGACGGAGTGGACGGAGGTAAGCGTATGATACCCGTCGAAGGAGAAAAACATCTGCCAAAATATCTCGTCAAACACGCGAGAGATTTCTGTGAAAGTATCAATGCCATTGAAATCCATAACATCGCGGGGCTTGGAGAAGGTGATTACAGAATCATGTATTGGATAATGGAAGGCGAGAAGAGAAAAATGGAAGCAATCATATTGAGAGTTCCACACCAAGACTAACCTATGGACGAAATCAAATATAAACACCGCTGGAACGAGATTGACGAGAGATTCAATAAGTGGTTTGTTGGAGACTCTTGGGATAAACAGGTAAAGTTTCTGTCCACCGAGATTAGCGACGCCTTCGCTCTCTCCAAAAAACAGGTCAAAGACATTTTCGTTACTTTCCACGAAGTTTATAGAGAAAACCGAACTATCAGTTTTAATTGGAAAGACTATCAATTTCCAACACTGGTAGCTATAACCGCAAATTACGTTAAATTCAAAAAATAATACCACTATGCTAATAATAGATGTAAACACGGAAAGTATGTATCGGTCGTATGTAAATTGTATGACGGATATAATTTGGGACAATACTCGTTCAGGTGGAGTTGTCACAGACGGCACAAATGAATTCAAACATATGGTGGAGTGCCTTTGTTATGAAAGATTTGAAGAGATTCGAGAAATGTTTAAAGATGGTTATACCCGTATGTTGATTCCAGAGGTTATGGATTGGATTGACAATTCCACCGAAGTTGATATTATGTTAAGAGTGTTCGGAAGGAACGGTGTCCTTTTGGGAGCATTAACAAAGTCACAACTCAGCTATTGAACATATGTCAAATGGAAAGGGAGACAGTCCGAGAAACTGTTTCAGCAAAAAATTCAAGGATAACTACGACGCCATTAACTGGGGTAGAGCTAAAACCATTGATGAATACTGTGGTTCTCCGGAAGGCACTTTCAAGAAGTTTGTTAAAGAGCAATCCGAATTAGAGAAATTTAACCTCAATCGGAACCGAAAGTTATGAACTGTGTGTTCTGCAAAAGAGACGTTACCACTCGTGGCCACCACATAGTTCCGAAATGTAAGGGTGGAAAAGAAATCGTGGAAGCGTGTGAATCTTGTGAAGACTTCATTCACAACACATGGACACACAACGAGTTACGTGACATTTACAATAACGTAGAAACCATAGTGAACAACGAAAAGTTCTCTAAATTTTTGAAGTGGTTATTGAAACAACCAAAGGATACAGTATTTAAGTCTTCTATATCAAACAATAGAACACGTAAGGGTAAATATACATGACACTAAACGCACTACCAACCCCCGCAGCTTATACCACAGACGAGGTCCGAGATATGTATCTCAACCACATGAGAGTTCTGGTTGATTATTGGCACAACGAATCTCGGTGTGAGACTGAACGTGAACGTATGGAAGGATTAGTGTTCAGTATCCTTGTGATGTTAGACGGTGGTTCAGCTTCGTTGCCCTCGGTTGACCTTTGTTTGTCTCCTCATCCAACTGATAAAGAATATTTGACTTCCATTGGAGAAAAACACTTTGAGGCCGGTATGATAATCAACAACTGCCAATTACACGAACTTTGGTTTAAGAAAAAATAA